AAGATTCTGAAACCAGATACTTACTTCAAGCCCGATATCGAAAAGGTCTTGAAGAAGCAGGGAATGTAAATGGCAAAGCAAGAATATCTAGGAATTATAATTGATCTATCACGAGACTCCCTGTTTGACAAACTAGGTATTCAGCGTCTGGAAGAATCGTACATGAAGGATGGTGAGACATCTCCTCAACATCGATTCGCATTTGTCTCAAAAACCTTTTCTTCCAACCCTGAACATGCTCAGAGATTGTATGAGTATTCGTCCAAGCACTGGTTGTCATACGCAACTCCGATCCTCTCGTTTGGTCGGTCGAAGCGTGGTATGCCAATTAGTTGTTTTTTGAATTTTATTGAAGATACTGCGGAGGGTCTAGTTGACAATCTATCAGAAACGAATTGGTTATCTATGCTTGGCGGTGGCGTTGGCATTGGGTTCGGTATTCGTGCCGCCGATGACAAGTCTACTGGGGTCATGCCTCATCTTCGCACTTATGATGCTTCTAGTATGGCATACCGTCAAGGAAGAACCAGACGAGGTAGTTATGCTGCTTATCTTGACATCTCTCATCCTGACATCGCTCTATTTCTAGAAATGCGCAAACCGACTGGTGATCCGAACATGCGTGCACTTAATCTGCACCATGGGGTGAACATCACTGATGATTTTATGGAAATCATTGAGCGTTGCATGACTGATAAGGATGCGGATGACACGTGGGAACTAAAGGATCCGCATTCTGGTGTAGTGCGCGATACAGTTTCTGCCAAGGAACTCTGGCAGAAGATTCTTGAACTTCGCATGATGACAGGCGAACCATACCTGCATTTTATTGACACTTCAAATCGTCAAATGCCGCAGTTCCAGAAAGATCTGGGTCTCAAGATTAACCAGTCCAATCTGTGTTCGGAAATCATTCTCCCGACTGATAAGAAACGAACTGCTGTTTGTTGCTTGTCTTCCGTCAATCTGGAATACTATGATGCATGGTCGCGTGATCCGCTGTTTCTCAAGGACATGGCAGAGATGCTTGACAATGTTCTCCAGTATTTCATTGAGAATGCACCGAAGCAGGTTGCTCGAGCAATTTACTCTGCAAAGCGCGAACGTTCAATCGGTATTGGTGCACTTGGTTTCCATGCTTATCTACAACGTAAAGGTATTGCTTGGGAATCTGCTGTTGCTAAGGGTGTCAATATGCGCATCTTCAAGCATATCAAGAACAAGTTGGATGTAGCAAATCTAGAACTTGGCGCAGAACGTGGTGAAGCACCAGATGCTGCTGGAACTGGTCGTCGTTTCTCACACATGATGGCAATTGCTCCTAACGCATCTTCGTCAATCATCATGGGCAACACCAGTCCGTCGATTGAACCATGGCGAGCAAATGCATATCGTCAAGATACTTTGTCGGGCGCACATCTCAATAAGAATAAATACCTTGATGCTATTATCCTAGAAGAAGCAGCGTTAGGTAAGCACGCAGGTTGGTACGACGAAGTTTGGTCATCAATTATTGCAAATGATGGTTCAGTCCAGCATTTGACTTGGATGGATGCACAAACTAAGGAAGTCTTTAAGACTTCTATGGAAATTGACCAGCGCTGGGTTATTGAGCATGCCGCAGACCGACAGAAGTTTATTGATCAGGCGCAGTCCCTCAATATTTTTTTCCGTCCCGATGCAAATATTAAGTATCTCCATGCAGTACATTATCTTGCATGGAAACAGGGTCTAAAAACGCTATACTACTGCCGCTCCGAGAAGATCGGTAAGGCAGACAAGGTCGCAAAGAAGATCGAACGTGAAGCGATTAAGGAAATCGACTTCAAGGCAATGATCGATGGCGATACCTGTGTAGCATGCGAAGGGTAAACAAATGACACAGTTTTTTGCAGAGATTTATACCAAACCTGACTGTCCTTATTGCGTAATGGCAAAGGAATTTATGCAAGGTATGGAAATCAACTATATAGAAAGCGTGGTAGGTCAAGATGTGCTATGGGAAGATGTAGTTGCTGTAATTCCTGATGCCAAAACTGTTCCACAAATTTGGATCAACGGATCGCATGTCGGAGGATATGATGATCTAATTAAATGGGCGGAGAATAATTAATGGCAAAAGGCGGACGTTCCAATGGAACAATGAAGATCGTAATCAATGACGTTCACCGCAAGGGGACTACTATTGGTAATGGTAAGATTAAGATGAGCACAATGAACAAGCGTAAGAAGCGCAATTTTAAGAAGTATAGGGGACAGGGTCGCCCATGACATTAATGACTGAAAGATCGTATTTCAAACCGTTCAACTATCCATGGGCATATGACGCATGGTTAAAGCATGAACAGTCACATTGGTTGCACACTGAGGTGCCAATGTTGGAAGACGTCAATGATTGGAAAAAGCGTCTCAAACCAGAAGAGAAGCATTTCCTAACAAATATTTTTCGTTTCTTTACACAAGGCGATATCGATGTTGCGGGTGGTTATGTAAAGAACTATCTACCATATTTCCCACAACCTGAAATCCGTATGATGTTGATGGGGTTTGCCGCAAGGGAGGCATTGCATGTCGCTGCCTACTCACACCTTATTGAAACTCTGGGTATGCCTGAGACAACGTATCAAGAGTTCCTCGAATACGACTCAATGCGAGCAAAGCACGACTACTTTACAGATTTGTCGAATGCAAATGGAACGCCTGAATCGGTCGCAACCAATATCGCTGCATTTAGTGCATTCACTGAGGGTATGCAACTGTTCTCATCCTTCATCATGCTCCTCAACTTCCCTCGTCACGGAAAGATGAAGGGTATGGGGCAGATTGTTACTTGGTCGATTGTTGATGAAACGCAACACGCCGAGTCGATGATCAAGTTGTTCCGTGCATATGTTGAAGAAAATCGTGAACTTTGGAATGACGAATTGAAGTCTAGCATCTACACCATTGCCGAACGCATGGTAGAACTAGAAGATAAGTTTATCGAACTTTCATTCTCCATGGGAGCAATGGAAGATTTGACAGAAGAAGATGTAAAGAAGTATATCCGTTATATTGCGGATCGTCGTCTTATTGCTTTGGGTATGAAGGGTATTTTCAAAGTTAAAAAGAATCCTCTACCATGGGTTGAGGAGATGATCAATGCTCCAACGCATACCAATTTCTTTGAGAATCGTGCTACCGACTATGCGAAGGGTGCGCTTTCTGGAACTTGGCAAGACGTTTGGGGCGTAGCAGCATAAAGGAATATTAAATGCCTAAGAAGATTACAACAACTATCAGTAGACAAAACCAACAAACAGTATGGTTCGGACAAGTTACTCCAAAGTCACAAAATATTCTTGATTTTGAAGCATTTCTTGAAGGAGCAACACTAAACTTTAACGTAAATCCTATTGATACCAATAATATTTCAACAACCATGGTAATCTCTGATGAAGATTTTGCGCAATGGTCACAGTATAATGATCTTATTTCCGCAGAAAGAGATGCGTATAACTCTGCGAATGGGGTCACAGTCGAAGTTAGTGTTGAAGATATTGCCTAATGGAAGAGTTGGAATGCACAACATGTGATGCTCTGTTTATAGTTGAGCATGACATGGACGAAAAATACTATAGAATAATGCACTGTCCATTCTGTGGTACTGAGATTGAACACGATTCATATGAGTTTGAAGACTACGAAGACGAATAAATAAGTCTACTTCGGAGTAGACTATGACAGTTAAGAAAAAGCGAAAGCCGTCGCCGAAGAAAGTGCATCGTGTGTATTGCACTTACTTTGACGACGGCAAATTTTATATTGGGTATTCATGTAAAACAGAAAAACTATTCGAAAAATATTTCGGTAGTTCCTCGTATGTGAATAACTATGAAGGCGAGATGCGCAAAGAAGTTGTTGCAGAATATGACAGCAAAGCGCATGCCAAGGCAGTTGAACACCTACTACAGTGGGAGTATCGACTAGACGAACGTTGCATCAATGACATGTGGAACGTGCGCCTAAGACTGTCGCACTTGAAAGAACTTAAACTACCAGACTGGAGACCAGGATGTTTTTCGCAGCACTCTTAATGCTAGTAGCACTAGCGATTACAGGTGTCGCTGGTTACTTTTCAATATTAGGGTTGATGGCAATCTTCCCTGCATCACCGTTGGCGGTTGCTGCCATGGGTGGTGTTCTGGAACTTGCAAAACTTACTACTGCAAGTTGGGTGTATCGTAACTGGAAAAATGCAAACAAACTCTTGAAGACATACTTCACGATAGCAGTTTGCGTCCTCTCGTTTATTACGAGCATGGGCGTATTCGGTTATTTGAGTAAGGCGCACATCGAACATACCACCGTGGGTGGTTCCGCACAATTAAAGATCGAGCAACTTGAAAGCAAAAAAGCATCGGCAGAAAGGAGACTTAAGAATGCACAAACATCTCTGGATACTCTGGACCGACTCACTACTGCAGAAAATGTACTCGATGCTAATTACATTAGAAATAGACAGAAAAGGGAACGTGCGTCCCTTAATAAAGAAATTGAGAGTGCGACTGCTGACATTCAAACTATTGAGACTGATCTCATACCGCTCAAAACTGAAAACCTCAAACTCGAAGCGGAAGTAGGACCAATTAAATATGTTGCGGAACTGTTCTATGGTAGTGGGGATAACGCTACTGTAGATAAAGCAGTGCGCATGATGATCATCGTTCTTATCTTTGTATTCGATCCTTTAGCAATTCTTTTAATCATTGCTGCTAATATGACATTTTTAGGCTTGACAAAGAAGGAAGAAGAGAGTATAAACGACTATGTCGTGGTTGATGTTGAAGAACCGAAACCAACAGAGGCATTGAAGAAGGTTGTTCGTGCTGCGAAGAAGAATAAACAAAAGGTCAAGAAACCTGCTGTAGAAACTCCAGACTTCTTTGCCTTTGCGAAACATGAAGACAAGCAACCTGTTTCGACGCACGATATGCCTGCTCCTGATCCTCCGAAAAGGTCATGGCGTGACGGTAAAATTGAAATTGACCAGTCTAATATTAAAAGGATGTGAATATGGAACAAAATGAACGAGAAACGTTGAAGCATAATCTGCAGCGTATGAATGCAAGGGTTAGATTTAGCAAGGCTACTGGTGAAATTCGTGAGATGAATTGCACTTTGCGTAAGGAAGCAATTCCTGCACCTCCTACTAAGAAGAAAACTGAAACGCAACGCAAGACTAATCCTGACGTTTTGCCTGTCTGGGATCTAGATGAAAATGCTTGGAGATCGTTCCGTTACGAAAACGTGTTGGACGTTGTGTATAATATAGCTTGACTTTTTTCAAAAAGTAGGGTAGAGTAATTATATCATGAAGAAAGGTGACAACATGTATAAGTTTAAAGTTCCCGTTTCTGAGTCCAAGCACCTCGGCACTGAACCGATCTGGGTTGATAATTATGAACCTGTAGATTATCAGTCAGAGTTTGGTGTTGCTCTAAATTGGTATAGTTACATTGTAGAACAGAAGGATTGTCGTGCTTTCCTCGTCGACTGGTTCAAGGGAGACAAGGATAAGTTGAAGGCACTCTCAAAGGTTCCTGACAAGTTGCTCCCTCGCACCTATGCTAATACTGCTCGCATCGCAATGCGTGGTTTTCCCGTAAGCGATGTGCACAAGGCACGTATTTGGGAGAAGGTTCAGGAAGTTGCGAATGCTCGCATCAAACTCGAAGAAGATGATGACAACGCAGAACCTGTTGTCAAGGTAGCACGTGTTCTTCCTCTCGCTCCCAACTTTATTGTCTCTGATGTAGATGACGAGATAGAAAACCTGATCATCGGCGAAGATACTAAGACAATGGGTCAGATCCTCATGCCATATCGCATGACTGACAAGCATTATCTCGATTGCATTGCCAAGATCGAACCCATGCTTGCTGAATTCAGCGAACTGGTCGAGGTGCGTCGACTGCCCAAGGGTCAACTTACTCCCGAACAGAGTCAGTTGCTCGAAGGTTATGAGCATCTGTCTGGAATGAAGATCGTCAAGGATATCGTCAAGTTGCTCGAATCCTACATTGCTGATCTTAAGAAGTCTCATGTCAGCAAGCAGGTTGCTAAGGTTCGCAAGAAGAAACCGAAGGACAAGAGCAAGATGATTAAGAACATCAAGTTCCTCAAGGAGGATACTGCTCTTGCAATCACTAGCGTCGATCCTATCAATCTGCTAAACTGCAGCGAAGTGTGGGTGTTTGATACTAAGACTCGAAAGATCTCTAAGTTCTATAGTCCCATTGGTGGTGGCATTACTGTAAAGGGTGCTGCGTTGATTGGTTATGAAGAATCAATGTCGAGTTGTAAACTTCTGCGTAAACCAGATGTTCAACTGAAGGAATTTTATGAACTGAAGAAAAATGACTTGACAAAATGGTATTCTTCAATTAAAAGTAAAGATGCACCAGTTCGTGCTCGACTGACTGCGACAACTTTGATTTTGAAAGTCTTTTGATGAACGATAATAGTGATAATGTTACATTCCTGAACTTCAAAAAGAAGTCGAAGGAACTGCCTGAGGAATCCATTCAGGAAACTGTTGAGATGTTTGCTCAGGCAGCAGATGATATTGATGCATATGAACGGTGCGAAAAGACTGCAAAGTCAATTGTTCATGGTATTGTTCGAGTGACGCAGGAGCGTATCAGTAATATGGATGATAATTTCTATACTGATGCTGCTGTGATTTCCACTCTTGTTTTTGCTATGCTTGCTCGACAGGAACGACTGATGACACCAGAAGTTGCTCTGCTCGACGATTTGAAGGATGCACTGTCATCCAATGGAGAACGAACATGATTGTTGTAGATTATAACCAGACTGCAATTAGTAGTCTGATGGCAGAACTCGGTGGACGTCGGGACGTTGAGATTAACGTCCCGCTCGTGCGTCATATGATCATCAATTCTCTGCGTAGTTATAAGCGCAGGTTTGGCGATGAGTTCGGTGAGATGGTTATTGCTTGCGACAACCGTCACTACTGGCGTCGTCAGTATTTTCCGAACTACAAGGCGATGCGCAAGAAGTCTCGCGCCGACAGTGGTTTCGACTGGTCTGCCATTTTCGAGGCACTGTCTCTCATTCGCGAGGAAATCGCCGAACACTTCCCGTATCCTGTCATTGATGTTGATGGCGCAGAGGCAGACGATGTTATCGCAACTCTCGCTGAATACTCGCAGACTTCTAACACCGATGGTCTCATTCCAGGTCAGGAACCATTCCTGATTCTTTCCAGCGACCACGACTTCAATCAGTTACAGAAGTGGTCGAATGTCAAGCAGTATGCTCCCATTCAGAAGAAGTTTGTCAAGTTGACTGAATCACCCGAAGCAGTTCTTATGGAACATATCATCATGGGTGATAAGGGTGACGGTGTTCCGAACATTCTTTCCGACGACGATACGTTTATCAATGGTCAGCGTCAGCGTCCTATTCGTAAGGACAAGGTCGCAGAGTGGAAGACTCAACAACCTGAAGAATTTATCACCAACGATGAGATGTGGCGCAACTTCCAGCGCAATCGTGAACTCGTAGACCTGTCTCGTATTCCTGAGGACATCAAGACAGCGATTATAGATAGTTACGAGGCGCAGAGTGGCAAGATGGATCGCTCTGGTCTTTTGAATTATTTTATTGCAAACCGTATGAAGAATATGATGGAGGTAATTGGTGACTTCTGATAGAATTGGTATTACTGCAAGTTGCTTTGACCTTTTCCATGCAGGTCACGTTCTCATGCTACAAGAAGCAAAGGAACAGTGCGACCGACTGGTCGTAGCGTTGCAAACTGATCCCACAATTGATCGACCTGAGAAGAATAAACCTGTTCAGTCAGTGTTCGAACGCTGGGTGCAGGTGGAAGGTTGCAAGTATGTCGATCAGATTATTCCATATGCTACAGAAGAAGATCTTCTCAACATCCTGAAGTCATATGAATGGGATGTTCGTATCATCGGAGAGGAATATTTCGGTAAGAATTTTACTGGGAGCGATCTACCGATGGAAATCTATTACAACTCTCGCCGACATGATTTTAGCACAACAAATTTACGAAAGAAAATTGAAGATGGCAGAAAGACTACAACCAAAAAGGTTCAGGCAGATTGACGAGGCACTCAACTGGGCGCTGGAAGCAAAGACTGACGAAGAACTAGCAGAACGTGTTCGAGCGATCTCGCTCGGTAATACCATTCTCATGCGTTTTCTCGCATGGGGCGTAGGATATGAACAGGGACCAGTTGGTTTACCAGAAGGCAACACACCATTCAAGGATGAGGGTCTCCCAGAAGGTCTCGGGGATGCATCAATCACCTCTGAGTTTCGTCGACTACTTACACTGATTCCTGGTGGTTCTGCGCAAAAGGTTTCGCAGTGGCGACGCGAAGAAATCTGGATGCAGATTTGTCAAGGTGTTCATCAGAACGAGGCAAAACTGCTCGATCTCGTAAAGGATCAGCGACTGCTCGAGGAATATCCCCGACTTGGTCCAGTTCTTGAGAAGTTTCTTGTTGGTTGGAAGGCACCTGAGGTTAAGAAGAAGTCGACAAGAAAAAAGTCGCCGACACCTGCCGAGTAATCCGTGACAAATTTTATTCTCTATTTCGGAAGCGGGAGAGCAGGCAGCACGTGGTTGCATGGGGAGTTAAACAAAAGAACAGACTGTAATCTACCAATCCAAAAAGAACTTTTCATCTTTCAAAAATTTCTTCCCATTCACAATGGGTTTGATCGAGAAAAATATTTTGAGACTATGGTAGAATTGGGTTCGAATGTTGCTCTTACTGGCGATATAACACCATCTAATGGATATGCGAGTAAGGATCAACTGTATTGGTTTAAACAGAATGCAGAAAAACATGGTCTAAATGTTTTACCAATGATGACATTGCGCGACCCTGTAGCATATGCAATTTCATTGTCGAAGTTACAACTATCTGCAAATGAATATCTTAAATCAGGTAATCAGAAAAACCTGCTTGGTTGGATGTGGAATCAAATAGAAACCGAACGTCCTGGTCCAGATCCACAAACAGTTGAACAAATAGTCCAGCAAGGAATTCCCTTTGATCAGTTGGCGATTCCTTGGAGTCAGACAGTTGACAATGTGATGGAAGTTTTTGGTAAGATTCATTTTAATTTCTATGAGACTCTGTTTACTGAAGAATCCTTACAGAAAATGTTTGCTTATCTGGAACTCCCATACCATTCTGTAAAAACAGATAAAAAGATTTTCACATTCGGCGAACATCCAGATTTTAGTGATGCCGAAAAATTGCGATTGTTCGAGGCATATCCATTCGCGAAGCAAAATTATGACTTCGCAGTAGATCGTTTCGGCAAAGACTTCATTGAAAGTATCTGGTGGAATCCATATAAATAACTTCTTTCCACGATACAGTAAGGGACTTCGATGGGCGCAATTCTGGAACATAAGCATTTGATTATCCGAGCAGAACTTAACAATCCTCCTAAGTGCGCTGAAGCAATACAGGATTGGATGAAGGTTTTGGTCGATAAGATTGGTATGAAGATTCTTATGGGTCCATATGCAATCTACTCTGATATGGTTGGTAATCGCGGATTGACTGCAGTTACTATTATCGAAACAAGTCACATTGCCATGCATGTCTGGGATGAAGTCGACCCTGCTCTGATGCAACTGGATGTCTACACATGCAGCACGCTGAATATTGCAGATGTATTTGCTGCTCTTGCAGAATTTGATCCGCATCATGTTGAATACAAGTATATTGATCGCGAACATAATTTGACTTTGCTTGACAAGGGTGTTGCTTGAAATACTTTTTGTTTAAACACAAAACAGAAATATGGATTGTAAAAGATCCAAACGTTGTACCTAAACCTCGCGAGTTGATTCTACAGTCATCGAACATAGAATTGATCCGAGACACTGCAAAAAAACAACAAAAAATAAGCAAAACTGTAGATAAGGTTGCCCGTAAAAGAAACACGTGGCATACACCAGAAGGTCGGCAAAAAATTGCTGAGGCAAAAATGGGCAACAACAATCCAAACGCAAAAGGATTGTCGTTCGAACATCGTGCCAAAATCAGCAAAACTATGCGAGGAACTCGTCGCGGAGAAAACAACCCGATGCATAATCGCAGACATTCATACGAATCGAGAAGAAAGATGAGTATGATGCAAAGTTTGCGGCATAGGAAATGGTGCGTTGAACCAAATGGTAAGACGCATCTAGTTGATCCCAGGACATTCATTCTTCCTGGTGGTTGGATGTGGGGTAGAACCTACGACCCATACAAAAATTAATTTGAAAAAAATTAAAATGGGGCTTGACAATTTCTCAATTATAGGGTAGAGTGGTAATAATGATTGAGAAGGAAATGAAAATGATTTCGGTTGCTAATCTCTGTGGTGGTGCGTTCGAACTGAAGACGGGTCGTCCTTGGACCCATGGGTTGACGTATCGTGATCGTGAACCGATGAATGTTCGTTGGGAAAAGACTGGTCCTGTGACTGGTCGTTGGTTCTTTGAGATTGATGGCATGCAGTTCTCTGCCAAGAGCATTGCTCCCCGTATTGAAGGCATCCAACAGCATTTTTAAAAAATAATTTTAAAAAAATATTGATAAATTCTAAAAAGTATTATATATAAGTGTTCTGCTCTTTGACATTGTTGTATAGTTTCTAAGTTTGGGCGAGAGTGCCGCTGGCGCCATCGTGCTTAGAGAGAATTGCTGCCTCGCGTTGAATCGCAACTCGTGAAGTCTGCCTGTTCTGCAGGAGATGAGTGGACAACAGCCTCTCGACTCGTCCGAAACTTATTTAATCTCTCTTGCTGAGAGTAGCGCATATGGACGCATATGCTACGGATTGGGTGGGCCATCATACCAGTCCTGAGATAATCTCGGCAATGGCTTACCACTGCTGCAACAGACTGGGAAATTCGCCACAAGCAAGAGAGTTTAAATAAGTTTCGCCCTTATAGCTCAGTTGGTAGAGCACCTGCCTTGTAAGCAGGGGGTCTGCGGTTCGAATCCGTATGGGGGCACCATTCTTATTGCTTCGTAGCGCAGCGGTAGCGCAGGTGACTGTTAATCACTTGGTCGTAGGTTCGAATCCTACCGAAGCAGCCAGGTAGCGTGGCAGGGTATCTTTACAGGTAATGCTGGTCCCCGTAAGTCCATCAGACCTCGACATGTCTCGAAACTGTCGACCAGTTTGACGCAGGGTGGAGCAGTGGCAGCTCGTCTGGCTCATAACCAGAAGGTCGTCGGTTCAAATCCGACCTCTGCAACCAGTTAGTGGAAGCAAGGTAGTATCCTTTTAATGATCTCACTTCCACTTTATTGTATCTTTGATCTGGGACACGGTGGTCCGTGCAACTTCTCGGTTCGCTGGGATGAGACTAAGATCTCCTGCATTCAGGAGTACGCAGGTGCAAACCCTGCAAGATACAATAAAAACTTTTTGAAAAAAATTTCAAAAAGATATTGACAAATTACTCAATATAGGGTAGAGTTGAAAAATAGTGATTGGCGGTATAGCGTCGTTAAGATAAGCACGGTAACGTGCCCAAAGCAGGGACTCCTACGTAACTGCGCCAGTGATGGTCTATCTATACAAGTCCGAGCAAAGGATGACTCGCCATTGTGCGAAAGCATCCTCCGTCAATAGGATGGCGGTAGGCAGTAAGTAGGTGTTATAGTCCGAAAGGATAGGAACAGAGACGATCGTTGAGTTCCAAGAGACTGTGGTGGTCGAACTGTAACGCACCAAACCTATGAGTGCTGAATGCTAACGGATAGTCGACTAGTCTGATCATTCGCGTGAGAAGGCAGTTAGGCATTGCAAGAGTTGAACCGATGAGGGGAGACTTGAAGCAAGGTTGAGTATCCCGCAAGGAGAAAGACATGAGGAGTGTTGTATTCTGTATCTAACAAGGTATGGAGCAACTGGAGCAGCACTTCTTGGTAGGTTTCGCATTGTAGCTCATCGGTAGAGCAACATCTTTAGGATATGTAGGTAGCAGGTTCGATCCCTGTCGATGCAACCATAGAAAAAGCGAAAGTCTGCTCCAGTGCTACGTGAAAGGTGCTTAATACCTGACACGAATGTGAATTGGGTTCACGGATTCCCGCAAGGATGATGTGATTGTTCGGATTGAAGACGTAGGTTCTTAGCGGAACCGAACTGCTCGCAAGGCAGACGGAAGATTGAGGGACGAATAGCGTAGCATGATAGTGGATACGCCACCACTCAAAAAAGGCAGCACTGAGTGATACTAGAGAATCCGAAAGGACTTTAGTGGATAACGGTAGAACGATCCTCGCAAGGGACTCGGTAATGGCCAAAGGCACTCACTAGAACCTGTAATCTCAGGGTTCACAAGACTTATTAGATGAATACATTGGTCCTCGCATGACCGTCCCGATGATAAGAGCAAAGGTCGCTAATATTGTCGCCAGTGTATTCTTCTAATAAGTTTTTTTCATTGGGGGATTAGCTCAGATGGGAGAGCGTCTGCTTTGCACGCAGAAGGTCAACGGTTCGATCCCGTTATCCTCCACCAGTATAGACCACCCCTGCTGAACCCCGTGGCATTGCCACATAGAGGAAGTGGTAGTTAATTGCTGTTGCAACAGTGGTTGATTACCTGGGAAGATCGCGACGTCCGGAAGTAAGCGATCAAGGCACACTGCGGGTGGTCACTCTTTTATGCCTGTATGGTGAAATTGGTAGACACGCTGGTTTTAGGTACCAGTGCGAAAGCGTGGGGGTTCGAGTCCCTCTACAGGTACCATGCCTCTGTAGCTCAGTTGGTAGAGCATCGGTCTGAAGAACCGAGTGTCGATGGGTTCGATTCCCTCTGGAGGCACCATGCATGGGTGGGTGAGTGGTTAATACCAGCAGACTGTAAATCTGCCGTCGAGAGGCTACGTTGGTTCGAATCCAACCCCATGCACCAGTTTACGGCTCGTTAGATCAGTTGGTTAGATCGCATGCCTGTCACGCATGAGGCCACGGGTTCAAGTCCCGTACGAGTCGCCATTATTAAAGGAATATGCTATGGACATGCGAATGCCTCCTGATGAATTTTATCGAGAAATCGATTGGATTACCAATATTCCAGAAGATCTCTGCGAACGTCTTTTGGATTACGTAAAGAATTCTGAAGAACTACAGAATGACATTTATGAGTGGCAGAAGAAGGGTTATGGTGGATTTCAAATGCATGAAGTCCCCGATTATCTTCGGGAGTGGTGCGTCGCGAATATTCCAGAGATAGACTTCAATGTGTTTAATGTTCAAATTCAATTAATGCCATGGCATGAGTGTCGTGCGCATATAGATATTAAGTATGATGAGAATGGTTCTCCTGAAATTATCAGAGAATCAGGATTTAATTTTCTTCTGACTGATGATGGTGCTATTACGTCTTGGTATGATGACAAGGTAGAGAATGTTTTGCATTCTGTGCACTATAAACCAAAAAAGTGGTATCAACATCAAGGTCAGGTACACCATAGAATTACTGGTATTGTTGCGCCGCCAAGAGTTGCTGTGACAATATTCAAGTATGTTAGAGTTTAAATGCGGCATTAGCATAGTGGTGGTGCGTCGGCCTTCCAAGCCGTAAGGGGTGAGTTCGATTCTCACATGTCGCTCCATACCCTCGTATACCCTCTCGCTACGAACGAGTGGAAAGGTTAACTGAATTACATGCAGGTTTGAGTCCTGTCGAGGGTTCCAAGTTTCGGGAAGTGGCGCAAGTGGTAGCGCACCTGCTTTGGGAGCAGGGGGTTGCAGGTTCGAGTCCTGTCTTCCCGACCAGTTTTGTCGGTGTGTTGTAACGGTAACATGCAGGTCTCCAAAACCTTGCGATCGGGGTTCGAATCCTCGCACCTTCGCCATTCAATAATAGGTGACACATGTATGATGCAGCAAGAGAAGCAATTCTAAACTCTAGTGAAACGTCATCTGTTTATATTGGTGCCGATTCCATTAGATTCAAACGCAAAGATGGGCATTGGTATGCCAAATACTCAACGGTAATTATTCTTCACATGGATTCCAAGCATGGTGCTAGGATATTTCATAAGAATATCGAGATGAGAGATTTTGGTAACTTACGTCAGCGTCTAATTACTGAAGCAGGTTTCGCAATCGAAGCAGCAACACAAATTTTAGACGTTTTAGGTGAAAGAAAATTAGAAATTCACCTTGACATTAATCCAAATCCGAAGTATAAGAGTAATGTAGCAGTGAAAGAAGCACTTGGTTACGTTAAAGGAACTCTTGGTCTAGATGCTAAGATTAAACCTGAATCATTTGCTGCGACGCATGCTGCAGACCACGTTGTGCGGGGTTAGCTCAGTTGGTAGAGCATCTGTTTTACACGCAGAATGTCGGCGGTTCGAGACCGTCACCCCGTACCATAATGCCCCGTCGTCTAAAGGTAGGACAACGGATTTTGATTCCGTTTGTATTGGTTCGAATCCAGTCGGGGCATCCAGTTTAGGAGAGGTGGCAGAGTTTGGTTTATTGCACCAGTCTTGAAAACTGACGTACTGAAAGGTACCGTGGGTTCGAATCCCACCCTCTCCGCCAAACTATATAATACGTGACAATTTCGTCAACAACTACTGAGGTACTTTATGAATAAACTAATTGGTATTGCATTGCTGGCATCAACAGCAATTAGCACTGCTGCATATGCCGAGGAATCGGATAGTATTATCGTTACTGCTCGTAAGACAGAGGAAAATCTCAAGGATGTTCCTGTATCAGTTCGTGTGGTAGATGCAGAAGAACTTCGTGCTCGTTCTGCTGTAACGACGAATGATATTCCTGGATTCTCTTCACGATCAGCAATTATTAACACAGAAACTCTCCAGATCGCAATGCATGGTCAGGTGCAAACTTCATCTGACATGTCGATCGATGGCGCAGTTGGTGTGTATGTTGATGGCGTATATTACGCTCGCACATTCGGTATGAACGGAACACTTCTTGACGTTAAGAATGTTCAGGTTCTTTATGGACCACAGGGAACTCTGTTTGGTCGCAACTCTACTGGTGGTGCTGTTCTGATCAATACCAATGATCCGCAACTGAACACACTTGGTGGTAATGCAGAAGTATCGTATGGTCGATTCAACGAACTGCAGACAACTGGTGTTGTCAATGTTCCTGTTTCTGATACTATCGCAGTCCGTCTTGCTGGTACTCGTTTTACTCGTGATGGTTGGGCAAAGGATTCTGTTCGTGGCACCGATCTAAACAACAAGAATCGTTATGCGGTTCGCGGCAAGGTTCTCTATGAACCGTTTGCTGGTGTGAACACTGTTGTTTCAGTCGAGCGTTATAAGTCGACTTCGTTGGATGGCAAGCAACTGCTGCTAGAAGCAGTTCTACCTGCACCAGTCAATGGATCGCTGACTCCTCGTTCGTCGTATTCCACCTCATTCCAACCGACATCTGATACTTCATACACCAATATCTCTTCGGTTACTAATATCGGTGACTTCAAGTTGACTGGTGGATGGCGTCGCACTAAGGTTGCGCAGGCAATCGATTACGATGGTTATGCTGCCCCCAATGCTCGTACTTTGAGTGATGTGAATATTGCTCAGTGGACTGCCGAGGCGCAGTATAATGGTCAGATCGGTGACAATCTGAAGTATGTTGCTGGTGCGTTCTATTTCAAGGAATATGGGTATGACAACTTGCTCCCAGACTTCAACTTTGGGTCGTTCATGGGCGTAAATTGGAGGTATAGTGGTACCAACCAGTCATATGGTGCGTTCGGTAATGCCTCTTATGATATTGGTCCTGTCACTGTCAATGGTGGTATCCGCTATACGCATGATGCCAAGGATGCAGTCACCAATAACTACGTTCTGACACAGGGAACTCTTGCGCCTCGAGCATGCACATATCGCACTGCAGTTTTCGCAAACAAGTGTGAAGTTACGTATTCAGAAAAGTTTAATAAGGTTTCTTGGACTGCTGGTCTAGACTACCATATTGATGATTCGAATATGGTTTATGCGAAGGTTTCGACTGGTTATCGTTCAGGTGGTCTGAATCCTCGTGGTTGGGATAGTGCTACTGCTGTGGCATTCTCACCAGAAACAATTACTGAATATCAGGTTGGTATCAAGGGTGAACTTCCACGTGTGACATACAGCATCGCTGGATTCTACAACGAATCGAATGATGTTCAGATCAGTTCTGTTCTCTTCTCTCCATATCCATCGAACATTGTCCGTAATGCGGCAAAGATCCATGCGTGGGGTGGTGAAGCAACTGTTTCTGCTAAGGTAACTGATCGACTGCGTGTCACTCTGAATGGTCTTCTTGTCAACCCAACTTATGACAAGTTTATCGACGCACGAACTGGTGCCAATCTGACTGATAGTCGGTTTAACATGACAATTCGCAAGCAGTTTACTGCCGATGTGAAGTATGATCTGACAAATCGTCTGACTCTCTATACAAATTACGTATGGACAGATAAGACTCCTCAGTCTAACACACCACTTTCTTCCTTCGCTGCATCGTTTGGTCCAGTTGCTGCTCAAAAGATTTTTGATGCGCATACAACTGCTGCCAATAACATGCTGAATCTGCGTGCTGAATATAAGGTCAATGAAAATCTTGACTTCTCTGTTTGGGGACGAAATGTTCTTGATGAACGTGTTATCCGCTCAGCGATTATTCTTGGGCCACCGCTCGTTACTGGTGAATTCAATGACCCTGTGACTTATGGTGCTACCATTCGTGCGAGGTTCTAATGATCAATAAGAATTTAATTCCTTCGACATTTACATATGAAGACGAGTTTGGAAATGTACTGTCGAGGATTGGGTTCTGTTCTCTGATCGACCGATGGAAATCTCTATTGGTCAATCGTGGTGCCAAGAGGGGAAACTCTCTTGGCATTTCACTTGTTATGGTCAGCCCGAATCATCTTGCTCTCGTATTTGCTGCAGGTGAATTGGGAATGCGTCTTGTTCTACTAGACAAACCTGTCTGTATGGAGACTGTTCCTGCCACCAAAGCAGCATTATTCGCGCCAATCGACTATCATGTTATGGATGAATATCTGCAAGCAAATGCGGCATACGCCGAGATGGTTGCTCGATATTGCACTGTCAATATCATGGAAGAAGAGATCCTTGCGCACGCAGGCGAGTATACAGAAATTCATGGTGACATGAATGATGTGTACGTTTGCGGTTCCACCAGTGGCACCACCAGCGAAGGTAAGATCGTAGAGTTTACACAGCAGGATTGTTATTCTCTCGCGAACAGAAATATCAGTGTGTTTGGGTTTACTCAGGAATCTGTTGTTTGCCATACCCGAAACATGCACCATGTCAGTTGTATGTTAACGTTCATGTTGCCTTCTCTCATGGTAGCATCCAAGCATTACTACTACAATATCTACCATAACATGTCAGGGTTCTTCCCATTCATGAAGGAAAAGAAAATTGATCAAGTTTTCTTTGGTAGTCATTTTGTGGTAGAGGATATGATTGCTTCTGATGTTGTGTTTGACGTTGCACCAAAGATTAATATCAGTGGATACACGGTGCCAGAAGAATATATCGACTACTGTGCTAAGCACAACGTAGAGTTTATGTCGCATTATGGTTCAGTAGATACAGGCATCCCATTGCTGCTGAATCATGTCACGAAAGATTCGAAGTATATTCCTAACTGGTTGGGAAGAGAACCAGATTACTTCTATGAAATGCAATGGTCTCCGCAAACCTGTCTAGTAGAGGTGTCTGGACCTACATTTGAAGGTGTAGTTCTTCAAGATTATATCAGTCCTCGCTCTGACGGAACCTGGAGTCACTTTGGTAGACTGGAAAAGAACGTTACTGAAGAGGTTCTACGTAACGTCACTGGAAAAGATCTGACTGTCATTGATGACCACATTGTTTTCTGGGAAGATTGTCATTTCTCTCGAGATTGTCGATATCAAATACACCATCTAGACAAGAAAACCTGGACAACCGAGACAAAAATAAATCTTCATCAATTACGATATTTTTTAAAAAATGGGGCTTGACATTTTCGCGAAAATGGGGTAGAGTGAGAATATTGATTGATGAGGTGTGTGATGCTTACTCTTACTGATATTAACTCTGCCACCAATTCTAAGGATGGTGACATCTACTCGGATCTTTACAAGGATGTGTATGGTTCGCGTCCTCGTTATGCTCAGTTCGAGTCGGTTGAAGAGTTTGACCGTGACTACGAGTTTCTGGTCAAGCGTCTCAACCAGAAGATGGAGCAAGAGCGCGAAGAGCAGCGCGAAGCAATCTCTCGGTTCGAAACTCGCATCGTCGAGGTAATGAACCTTGTTTCTAATACGGATCGCATCAGTGCGCTTCGTATTATCATGGACGCCGAGGATTGCCTCGACGACTTTGAGTTTTATGGTTATGAAAGTCTGGAATGGCGGTTGGGTCTGCCGTTTGGATATGTGAAAGGAACTTTGTGATGTCGGTTTTCGTTCTTATGGGTGGTATTGACTACGAAGGTCATACCCTTCTCGGTGTGTTCTCCTCGCAAGAACAAGCAGAAATGTATCGGGATGACTACCGTGTCATCTCTTACGATTGGATTGATATTGTAGAACGAGAAATCGATTCGGGTATCGACCCTTACTTCGGTTAATGGACGAGTAGCTCAATGGTTAGAGCTGATCCCTCATAAGGATTAGGTTGGGGGTTCGAGTCCCTCCTCGTCTACCAGTTTTATGGACCCTTAGCTCAGTCGGTAGAGCGTCGGACTCTTAATCCGCAGGTCGTAGGTTCGAATCCTACAGGGTCTACCAGTTTGGACACTTAGCTCAGTAGGTAGAGCAACGGGCTTTTAACCTGTAGGTCCTGGGTTCGAACCCCAGAGTGTCCACCAAATTAAGGAGAGAGTATGGATATAGTTACTATTGTTTGTGAACAAGATCTTGCTGATATTGTTCTACAAGCACATACTATCAATAAATTCGTTTCTCCGTGTCGACATTATGTGACTATTGAAGATGACTCATTATCATTGGATAAATGGTATGAGATACTCTCTCCATTTTATACAAAACATGAGTTGATTTTAACTTCCGTACCTCGTCCAGAAAATCCTGAATTTGTTCCTCATACTGGAATGTTTGAAACTAAAGGATTTGGATGGCGAAGATCGGCAATGTTAAAGTTGCAAGTAGCATCACAGGTTTTTGGTGAAAGTGCATTGATTCTTGATTGCAAGAATATATTTGTCCGTCCTACTGATCTCGACCAATGGCCGTTTAAACATGGCAACGGCAGATACCATTACGGGTTTGATGAACGTTTTCCTGCTGGAAAATGGATGCATTATGTAGTATCTAAGACTGGTATGAAAATGCCTCCGCGACTACCAGGAGCAATGCCAACACCATTTGTTTTCAACAAAGAGATATGTAGAAAGGCAACGGATCATCCACTTTTCGAAACTCTTTTCATGAACAATGATGGAGTTGTTCCAGCAGGAGAATGCGATTACTATTATTTCTTTGTTGATGAAGAGGATTATGATGAACCTCAGAATTTAGTTTGCCCTGCAATTGATAATTATAGAATTGCTCAGGGAACTGATCCCTTTACCAATACAAGGTTTGAGATTACAACAAATACGGATGATGAAAATTATCATGCCCAATTTCTTGAGCATTCAATAAATCAATGTGTAGATATTAATAGTCCAACTCATGGCATACATAGTGGAATTAGAAATTATCTTCCGCAAAATGCTAAATCATTTTATGGAAACTGGTTGATTTCCCTGGGTCTTGATAGTGAGTTAGTAAATAATTATATGAATCCAACGAGTTTTGTCTCGTAGCTCAACGGTAGAGCAACCGACTGATAATCGGTAGATGGAAGTTCGATTCTTCCCGAGACAACCATGCCAGCAGAACAAGTGTTCGACCGACTCTCATAAGGTTGGTTTGGTAGGAGCGTTACCTACTGCTGGTACCACGTGACGGTGGCAGAGTGGTCCAATGCACAGGTCTGCAAAACCTGAAAACCGTGGGTTCAAATCCCACCCGTCACTCCATTCTTAGAAAGGTATATAATGAGCGATCAAATTATCAGTGAAGAACTTATGCAGTATATTACTCGTATCGAAACGATCGAGGCAGAACTGGAAGAGAAGAAGATTGACCGCAAGGAAGTCTACTCGGAACTGAAGTCAGTTGGGTATGTTCCCAAGACTGTTCGTCAGATTATCCGTCTGCGCAAGTTGGAAGCACATGTCCGCATGGAAGAAGAAGCACTTCTCGATACATATAAGAATGCAGTAGGACTTTAATTTGGCCCCTTCGTCTAGCGGTCCAGGACATCGCCCTTTCACGGCGAAGATCACGGGTTCGAATCCCGTAGGGGTCACCAAAGGATAGCACATGGAACTTGTAACTGTTGTCTGTAAACGAGACATTAATGAAATCATGCTACAGGCACATTCAATCGATAAGTATGTCGAGAAACCTGCGAAGCATTGGGTGATTGTTGAAGACAATTCCCTATCCCTGACAGAATGGGAAGACATTCTATCCCCATTCTATACCAAACACCAATTAAATCTATCCTTTTCAATTCGAGATAATCGTGACGAGGAGTTTTCTGCTCCCTTTACGTATGGGTGGAGGCGGCAACAGGTTCTCTCGTTTGCAGCATCAAAGTTGGTCACCTCGGAGCGATATCTGTCGCTGGACAGCAAGAACTTTTTTGTTCGCACTATCGACTTTGATGATCTCCCGTTACGTCATGGTAGTGGACGGTATAGAGATACAAAGGAAGTCATGACACTTCCACGACTGCATGTTATGCGAAATTGGTTGCTGTATATCTCCCAAGAAACTGGGTTGCCGATCCCTGATAAGTTCTGTGGTGGTGCATGTGAATCGCCATTCGTCATGAATACTGAGATTAGTCGCAAGATTTATGATGAGATTGATATCGAAAAGATGTTTTTTGCATCTGAAATGTATCATGTTCCGCGATCAGAATACCACCTCTACTGGTTCTATGTCAACCCAGAGGAGTATGACGATCCAAAAGAATGGATGTCAAGTGCACTCAATGAGCACGAGATTGATACAAGCATTCCTGTAAAGGATTACATCGCACAGCAGATAGAACGGTGTGAGTTTCTTCAGAGTTATACTCATGGTATTCATCGGTCAGTGCGTGCAATGATGGATGACGGATCAAAAAAATTGTATAAAAATTGGTTGACTTATTTGGGTTTTGATAGTACATTAAGTGATAATTATTTAAGATAAAGTTAAAAGATCCGTTTGGAAGGTGGGCAGGACGGTAATGCAACGCACTGCTAATGCGTCAACCAGAAATGGTTGAGTGGGTTCGACTCCCACACCTTCCGCCAGTTAGGGTTGCTACTTAATAAGCACGCGAGAGACCATGGTTAGTCTCTCAACTATATAATATGATTATGGTGGTTGTAGCTCAGTGGTAGAGCGTCGGTTTGTGGTACCGAATGTCGTGGGTTCGATCCCCATCATCCACCCCATGGGGATATAGTCCAATCGGCAGAGACAGGAGACTTAAAATCTCTACAGTGTGGGTTCGAATCCCACTATCCCTACCAGTTTAGAAAGAGATAAAATGCCAGTATATGACTTGATGAATACCGAGACAGGCGAAGAGTGGGAAGAAAAGATGTCCTACGAAGACATGAAGTCTCTCACTGCAGATGGCAAGATCCAGATCATGTATAAGAAGATCAACTTCGTGCATGCCGCTGGTTCAGATGGTGGCGGCAAGGTGCCAGACCACGTTAAGGAAGTATTTGCAAAGGTTGCTGAGGCAAATCCTAACACCCCAATGGCAGAAAAGTATGGTTCTAAGTCGATCAAAGACATTAAGACTCGTGATGCCGTAGACAAGGCACGAAAGAAGGCAGGGGGATCGTTGATTGGTTAATGTGGAAATTATGGGCAAAGGCACTGGGTGAAAAGGCATCCCCGTGCGATCGTGAATCCGACAAGGTTGCTTGGATTCGCACGTTTTTAATCTTACAAGCAGTGGTAACCAATATTTTTATCATCGCCAATGCAATAAGGCATTGGGGCGTATAGAATCTTTTTTCAAAAAAACGACATATGGGGGCTTGACATTTTCGGTAAAATATGGTAGAGTGTATATATGATGAAAAAGGAAATGAAAATGATCAAGGTTTACCAAATCCGCCTGACCGACGCTGAAGTTGATGCCATCAATCGCGACGAGTCGTTCCCCAAAGCAAAGGCATTCTTTGATCGCTCGTTTGACCGTCTGTTCAAGGCAGAAAACTTCCAGTTCTATACCCATGTTGCTACGGTTGCTACTGATAACATGGAAGAAGCATTCCGTGCCATGAACCTCTGGGATGATGCTGCTCTGGTTGAGCGTCTTGGTCCTTGCTCGTCGATGTCGGTTGGTGACATCCTCGAAGTTGATGGTGAACTTTTCCGTTGTGCTTCGTTCGGTTTCGATAAGATAGCGGCTTGACATTTACCCGAAAATAGGGTAGAATGAAACATAATTGAAAAGGATTTGTTATGAAGTACGGTTTGATGATTGCTGGTCTGCTTACCATGTGCGTTCCTGATGATGCCAGTCTGATTCGCCTTGCTCTGCAGGGTGGTCTTGGTTTGCTGATGTTCATCGGTGGTGTTGCTCTCGCTCTGGAAGAATCCCATGCTTAATGCTTTGAAGTGGATCGGCACTGGATGCGTCATCGCCGCTGCTGCCTGTCGTTCGTTTAACTATCACTCTGCTGATATGTTCCTGTCGATCGTTGGTGCGTTGGTCTGGGCATATGCCGCTGTCCGTATGAAGGACAATGCGCTTGTTACCGTCAATGCATTTATCCTTGCCATTCTTCTGTATGGAGTTGTGAAGTGACCTATTGGCTTTTGGTATATCTGTTCACCGCAGAGGGTGAATTCATGGCAAAGGATGTCTATGAGACTGCCAGTCCTGCGCAGTGCGAGGAGTTTGCTGGTGATGTCGCCAAGACTATTATCAACACCAAACTTCATGCTCAGTTCGAATGTGTCAGCGACGAAGAGTATCGTCATGTTCTGGAACGCAAGTGATGAAGTTCTGGTTGATCATTTTTCTGTTGAATCCCAGAGGTGAATTCGTCGCAAAGAGAGAAATTGTTTATCCAGACGAAGCAACTTGTTATATGATGATGGAACCTGTTGCTCGTAGATACACAAAATCTACTGTCCAGATGGTTTGCGTGTCTGACGATCATCATTCTGGTCGCAAGCAAGACGAGGGTGTAGACTACGATGGGTAAGTGGTCGAAGCGTTTTCTGGATCTCGCTGAGCATATCGGTGAATGGTCGTATGATCCTCGCACCAAGTTGGGTGCAGTCATTGTTGATGATCGAAATCGTATTATCTCCATTGGGTACAATGGATTCCCCCGTGGTGTGAAGGATCTCGCAAAACGATACGAGGATCGACCCACGAAGCACCTCTTCGTGGCACACGCAGAACGCAATGCTCTAGATAACTCTCCCATGTCGGTCGAGGGTTGCACAATGTATGTGCCTCTGATGCCTTGCAATGAATGCGCCAAGAGCATCATCCAGCGTGGTATCAAGAAGGTTATTTGTTACGAACCTGATCGAGAGGACACATTCCATTGGGATATTACCGAGATGATGTTCAGAGAAGCAGGTGTAAATTTGTATAAGGCGAAGCGTGATGGAACGGAATAAAAATTGGGTTTGGTTGCTAAATTCTATTGACAAATGTCTTGATACAGCGTACAATGCAAAGAGTGATTGGGCGAAGGAATATTGGACCAAGGTCGCTGATGATCTTGAAGAAAAGTATTCTCATTTGCTTGCTGGTCAACCGTGGTTACGTTTATATGATGGGAAGTTGAATTGATTGTTCCTGGTGTAAGTCCATATCGGACTCCTGTTGCTCTTCCTGGTATTAATTTCAGTGAAGATCATCATCTTGTTGGTTTTACTTGGCCCTATGTAAACTCTAAGGGTAAGCAGTATAATACCACCATGACAGAACGTGGTTGGGTCTGTGATTGTGTTGGATTCAATTTCCACAACAAGTGTAAGCACATTAACATGGTTCATAAGAAGGTGAGTTCGTAATGCCCAAGTATCTAGTAGAAACTATCAGCATGTTTCGTATGCGGTATGTAGTGGAATGTAACAGTCCAGAACATGCCAAAGATGAAGTCACCATGAATAATGTAGAAGAGTTGGGGCAGATGCATATTGATGAGAGCATCGTCGGTTGCCGTGAAGTTGACGATGCGGAAATCGCTCGTCTATTCTTTGAGGATGCCCCATATCTCGAATCATGGGGACCAGAACGAGCGTTGCAACAGGTGCATGTGGTGAATTATGACGAGTGATCTCGCTCTTTTTATTTTCATAATTCTATTGATTTTTTACACGATCTATAGTATATTTACTTCTAAAGTCACTGATGAAGAACGTGACGAAATGCTAAACAGTAAGGATATGTTCCCATGATTGTCCAGAATGCAGCAACATGTCTTTTGTGCGGAGATTTTATTGTCTCTAAGCATCGTCATGATTATGTGACATGCACCTGTGGTGCCATCGCAGTTGACGGTGGTCAAGAGTATCTCCGCCGTGTCGGTGATCTTGGTGCTGCAATGGATCTCTCTTGGTCATTACCCGACGATGTATATCGTGAGTGCGCAGAGGCAGCACAGAATGCTGCTGACACTGGTCGTAATAAGTTTGGCATCGCCAATGCGGTGATGCGTGTTCTTCGCGAACGTGGTCGTATCGTAGCAGAGGATGAGCAACGTGTTCTGGCAAAGAACGAGAATCTCGGTGAAGTAATGATTGTCGAGGCAGATGGTAGTTATAATCGTTATAAGAAGGTGACAGACAATGACTAAGTTTACAGTTGAAATCGATCATGATATGTCGGATCGTATCACGTTTGAAAATCTGGCAGATTGTCGCCAGAATTTTCTAAATGATCTTGGTGCTGGCAATTCTGTGTTTGCTTGGGATGATCCCGAGCAGGACGATGCAATGATCCAGCGCCATATCGATGCGCTTGAGGTAGTTCTCAAGTGGTATGGCAACAAGGAACAACTTGAAAGCATTGGACTGAAATATGAATAAGGAAGATGTAAAGCAGAAGGTTACCGATGCACTGCCATATATCGCAGTCTTCGGTATCTCTGCCCTTGCAGTTTATGGTGTGACCAAGATTGTAAAGACTATTCGGGGATTGGATTTCCCTCTTGATATGAATTATATGAAGTCTGAAATTGATTGGGACAATTTTTGTTAAAGGCGTAAAACAGTGACTTATTATCTTCGTAATGCTAATACCTTCCGTGTCACCGACGAAAACTCGATTGACATTACTACACACCTGCCTGCCGACAATTATCAGGTCAAGGTAGATCAGTTCGGTAATTTCTTTCTTGAGGTTGTCGATCGGTTCGAACCTCTGAACAAGTATTACGGAGACACTCTTCGCAATGCTGATCGTATCTGGCGCACCTTCAAGGATCGCAGTGCATCCACTGGTGTTCTACTGACGGGCGAAAAGGGTTCGGGTAAGACACTACTCGCCAAGCACCTGTCTATCCTTGGATATGCAGAGAACATGCCTACCATCGTGATTAACTCGCCGTGGGTTGGTGACAGTTTCAACAAGTTGATCCAGGATATCGAACAACCGTCGGTAGTTCTGTTTGACGAATTCGAAAAGGTGTATGACCGCGACCAACAGGAAAAGATGCTGACTCTGCTTGATGGTGTGTATGCCAGCAAGACCCTGTTCGTGCTGACCTGCAACGATAAGTGGCGTGTCGACCAGCATATGCGAAATCGCCCTGGTCGTATCTTCTATGCGATTGACTTCAAGGGTCTGTCGGAAGAATTCATCCGCGACTATTGCAATGACCTTCTGATCAACAAGTCGTATATCGACCAGATCACCAAGATCGCCACTCTGTTTTCGGAATTCAACTTCGATATGCTCAAGGCACTCGTTGAAGATATGAATCGCTACAACGAAACGCCGCAAGAAGCAATGCGCCTTCTGAATGCCAAGCCTGAGTATGATAATCAGGAACCAGACTATATGGTGCAACTGGTTATTGATGGACAGATTGTTCCTGAACAGTATCTTGGTACCAAGGAACTGGATTGTAATCCTCTGACCAATGAAAGTTGGACAATCTATTACGGTCTTGATTATGCAGACGAGGAAGAGTATCTGGACAATGAGTTTGATGAACTGGTAGCAGTTCCTTCTCCTACAACTCTTGGTCGCAATGAACCTTGGCCAAGTCCAAATCGTAACCGTGTTGCGAAGAAGGTTACTAATGGTCGTGCAGTGTTTACACCTGCCGATCTTACCAGCGTCAACGCAAAGGCAGGATCGTTTGTCTTCACTAACGCAGAAGGCCAGCGTGTCCAACTGACTAAGAAGCAACCGAAGACCAACTTCTACTGGGGTGCGCTGTAATGAAAGTGAATATCGGACCATATCGTGACTGGTTTGGTCCATACCAACTGGCAGAGAAGATCATGTTCTGGAAGGACAAGGACGATGATGCCGTGTATGACTTGGGTGAAAAACTTAGCAACACTTTTATCGGTCGTTTCCTTGTATGGGCAGGCAATAAGAAGAAGCGTAAGATCAAGGTCCGTATTGATAAGTATGATACTTGGGGTATGGACCACACCCTCGCTCTTATCATTCTGCCGATGTTGAAGCAGTTGCGTGACACTAAACATGGATCACCTGCTGTTGATGACAAGGATGTTCCTAAGCATCTTCGCTCAGATGTTGAACCTGCTACCGAGGACTACGAACCAGATGGCAAGTGGCACCAGCGTTGGGAATGGGTGCTGGATGAAATGATCTGGGCCTTTGAACAACTTATAAATGATGATAACGATCATCAATTTTTTGATCACTCGACCGATCCTATCACCTACGACAAGAAAGGTCACAAGAAGCACAACGAACGTATCAATCGTGGTACTACCTTGTTTGGTAAATATTATAGAGGACTTTGGGACTAATGACTGAACCTAAGCAAGCAAAGGGTGGCACTTTCGCACCCGCAGATATTCCTGTTATCAAGCGGGCCCTACAGGTCTACTTGGTCGATTGCCTTCGCACCGAGGGTTACAGTGATCGGGATCCACATCCCGATGTAACACCTATTGCAAATCTTCTTCACAGATTGGGTCGTATAAACGCATAATAAATATGCGTATGGACGATGAAAACAAACCAGATCTCTCTTATTTCAGACTTACTCCAAAGGAAGTTTTGGAGAAACGATTTGGTATGCTCCATGATGTTGATGACTACATTTCAGAAATGATTCAATATTGTGATGACAAACAAGATCTAATTGCACTGGGTTCAGTATTGCTTGTGATGTCAAAAAATATTCTTACCAGCGTAGTTGACAAAGAATCATGGGCAGATTCGGTCAATCAATACACAATTGATGTCATGGATGAACCTGACGTAACACCAAAGCGTTGGTCATATAAGTCTGTTGACGATTACAAAGGAAAGTATTTTTAATGGCATTTGAGAGAATGGGTCCTGCCTTTATCTGGCGTGGATATATGAAGAATGAAGCAGAAGATTTCATCAAAGAACAATTAGAGAAACCACTAGTAGACAGTCAAACAACAGGTGGTTATAATAGTGGCATTTCTGATACTAGAAAAAGTCAACAGTGCAATATCAATCCAACAAATCCATTCTGTTTGAAGGTAAAACAAGCAGTAGCGCAACTCAATGATGAGATGTGGAACATTAATATATTTGAGTATTGCGGAGAAAATCATTTTCTGAAATACGATTCAGGTGGTAAGTTCGACATTCACCACGACATTATCTTCCCCACAAACTACACCAATTTTGTCTCGAAACCAATCAGAAAAATCAGTGCACTCGTTCTTCTCTCGGATCGTAATTCTTTCGAGGGAGGTAAACTTGCACTTTGGGTCGATGAGAAGCGTATGTCGTTCGACTACAACCAAGGTGATCTATTAGTCTTCCCATCATTTGTGAGACATCAAGTTGATCCTCTTATTGAAGGTCCACGTTATTCGACCGTTCATTGGTCGTATGGAGGTTACTAATGGCATTTCAGATTCCAAAAGAAGCATTTGACCCAGTAAATGAATATCCCCACTGGAATCATAAATGGGGTGGTGGTTTGTTTGATGGTATTTTCTGTCAGCAAAACAAAGCATTTTATCCTGCATTCCAAAAACTATTCGAACAAGAAAATATTGTCAGGATTGTAGAGATTGGAACTGCCAGTGGTGGATTCATTCATTCTATCCGTAGTCTTACTGATGCTGAGATCATCACATATGACATCGTAGAAACAAGACACAAAAATAGACTTGAAGAAAAGAATATTACTGTCAGAGTTATGGATGCATTCCAAGATTTAGATCGCATCGCAGATTACATTCAACAGGAAGGTCAGACACTTGTTCTGTGTGATGGTGGTAACAAACCACTAGAGTTTAACACACTTTCTCGTGTTCTCAAACCCAATGATATAATCATGGCGCATGATTATGTGATGGACGATGAGTATTATGATGTGTTCGTGAAGGAGAATGTATGGAGATGGTGCGAAATTAAACTGAAAGACATTATCATTGCAACAGAGGAATATAATTTGACACCTCTGCTTCAAGATGATTTTGATCTGGCAGTTTGGTGCTGTTGGAAAAAAACAGACTAAGACATGTTTGTTTTAGATAATGGAAAACTTAATATAATGGCAGAGAATCGATGTGCGAACACATCGATGTATCATTATTTTAATATTCCACGATACTCTCACATGATTGGGAGAGGTAGAACCCAAATAAGATCGATTTGGAAACAAAATCCATCAGAAAAAATTATTGTTTTGCGGCATCCATATCAGCGCATTGCATCTGCTATTGCATATCATGAATTAAAAGCAAAAAAATTCTATTATGATTTTATCTCATTGCCCAAAGAAGAACAGGAGAAAAATCCTCTGTTTTGGGCATACGAAAAACTCAATGAAAAATCTTATGAACAGTTTAGATTTGAAGATATTAGTGCCCACAGCATGCCTTACCTCGATCATCTAATTGGGTACAATTTCAGGTACATAAATTTTGAGAGAATCTCAGAATATTTGCCCCAAAAAGTAGGACCAATCACTGATACTACCAGCAAGCAATTTTCCGTTGATTTCTTAGAATTCTTCCACATTGATAATCTGAAGTTTGAAAAAAGATTGTATGAAGAATACCGTCATCGATTCGAAGAAATTTCTCCTGAGGAATGGAAAGTATTGACAAAATCGCAATAATATAGTATAAGGATATTACGATGAGCGTTGAGAATCACATCAAAGCACTAGAGCAGAAGCATGCTGAGCAAGAAGAAATTCTTGAAAACTGCTACAAGCGTCCACAAACTCCTGAGTGGTTGATTACTACGATTAAACGACGTAAATTGAAGATCAAGGATGAAATTGAGAGGTTACGTAATGATTTTGTTTAGATTGTTGTTTGATATTGTAGTAAAGTCTTGGTTTGTTGCTCTGGTAGTTGCAACCGCAGAGTTTATTATTACTGGTAATCATATTGGCAACGCATCATTTTTAAATTGGATGGGAATTGCTTTTCTGGTTGTTTCAATCTCAAAGGCAATTGATATGATTGAAATTTATCACAAGTTGAAGGATATTCGCGATGGAAATTGATACGCAACTATTTTACAATGACATGACTGCAGACGAACAGAATGGACCTGGAGAATCGAGTCTCTCGGCAAATCTGTATGTCAATTGTAAGGGTGCAAGTCCCAAGGAAAAGGCAGAAATTAAGAAGATTCTAGATCGATTCTATTCAGAAATTCGTACTGAGATTCATAGCATCAATCGTTTTCTCTAAGGATTTGTTATGTTCACCGACATTGAGCGTGGTGAGATCGAAGCAGTAAAACTGACCATCAAGCAGCGATTGCGTTTGCTGATGTCAGAACTACCATCACCGTATACTCAGATGTTCAAGAATGGCATCCTCGCTGGTGGTGCCATCGCCTCACTGTTTCACGGGGAAGAACCCAATGACTGGGATATCTATCTTGAGACGCATTCGCTGTCGAATCAGTTTCTCGACCGTGTGATGAAGGGATTGGATGGTATCGAGGATGTGATTGCTGACATCAATCCCAACTATAACGTCACAACTCTGCTGAATGGTAAAGTTGTCACCGAACGAGCAGTTACCTTCAAGAATAAGTTGCAGGTGATTGTAATGTCTGACCGCACATCGCGTGAGACGTTCGACTTCCTGCATTGCATGCCATACTTCGAGTTTGGTAGTGGCAACTTCTACATCTCCCGTGCACAGTATGATGCAATCAAGCAACGCAAACTGGTGCAGAACCCTAAGTATAATGACCAACCGAATCTGCGTAGATTGCAGAAATTAATTGGTCAGGGGTGGAAGACAGATCTAATGGTATAATTTTGGAGGTTTTAGTGAGATATGAACTTCGCAGATGGACTGACGCTACTCGAACTGAGTATGTAGTTCGTCAAACATCAGATGATTACAAAGCAATCCTACGACAATATGATCGTGCCTTTACTGCATCGTCAGGACCAAATCTCTTGCACATTGTAGATACAAAAAATGATAATCGATCGTAACATCATCAACGATAACATCAGTTACGATGGATATACCAAGCAGGATATCTGTAACAAGATCAATCGTTGGAAAAGACTACTGACATACAAGTATGGAATGCAACGTGGTGATCTTGTTTGTGTTCTGTTGCTCGATGTTAACATCAATCATGTTGCCTGTATTCTGGCAGTCGCTGAACTTGGTTTAAAACTATTCCTAGCAAACAAACCTGTCTGTATGGAGACAGTCCATGCCACCAAGATGGCAATCTATGGACCAATGGATCTTACCATCACAGATAAGTATTATTTCGGTGAGGAGTGGCCAGAAGCACACAATGTAATGGTAAATCGCTACAGCAAGCAGGTCTGCTACTCTGATGAGATTGATACTCTTCGTACTGATGAAGATGTTACCATAAATTACACTGTGGATCCATCAGATATCTTTCTGTTTGGATCCACCAGTGGTACTACACTGACTACATCGAAACCTGTGTTTGTCAAGCATGGCGATGCATATTCATGGCACATGACAAATGCTCTGTATTGTAACAGAATCTCTGAGGATTCTGTGATCATGAACACTCTCAATCTACATCATGCCAGTGCATTGCTGGCGTATTTGACACCTGCGCTACAAGTGGTAGAAGAACATCATAGTTTCTTTGTTGATCACAGTAATCTGGAAGAGTTTGTTGATAGATTGATCGAGTATAATGTGGACCACACTATGGTTCATGTTATGTATCTGGACTCTGTTCTGCGTGTGATCGAACGCAGAACAGATGAATTTAACAAGCGTGTTACATTCTTAGTATCAGGATTTCCTCTTCCAAAAGAAAAGTATGATCTGTGCAAGCGAGCACCTGTCAACTTTAACTCGATCTACGGGTCGACTGAACTAGGTGGGTTTCTCAGCAATTACGTGACAGACCAGTCAGTGTTCAAGGAAAACAATCTCGGACAGGTGGTGCAAGACTATACCGTGGAGATCAATGACACTGGCACATATGTGACGTACCATCGTCGAGATGATGTTGCTCGTAAAGTGGATGACAACATCGAGTATGATGGCGAGAGTTATGTGTTCAAAGGACGCATCGAACCTCTCCCTCCATACATGCCGTTCGACTATAGATTTTTACTTAATGAAACATTCAATGATTGGACTCTAATCCATAGAGAAGGGATGCCAATTCTTGTTATCTGGGATGAACATGAAAATATTGATTTCTCGAAAGCAACAATCAACCTAAGAGATCTATTCCATGAAATATTTTATCTAAAGAAGCAAGATTTTATGGACGCAACAAAACTGTCGATGGAACAAGTCCGTGCATACGTGGAGAAAGATTTATGAGCAGAGTTATCACAAGAGACATAATTTGTGACTACATCAATTTTGCTGGATATTCGAAGGATGATCTGTGTAAGATGATCAATCGCTGGAAGAGATTGCTGGTAACAAAGTATGGTGCAAAAAAGGGAACTACCATTGGTATTGGTATTTTTGATGTAACTCCCGACCATGTTGCCCTGTTGTTCGCAACAGCAGAAATTGGTATGGTTTGTAGTATTATATCAAAACCGATTTCTATGGAAACAGTCATGGCAACAAAGTTTGCCCAACTTGGTCTCCCAGAGATTATGGTTGTAGACCAGATCGGAGGATATTGGTGGGTTCCCGAGATGGTCGATTATTATAGAAGTCACGGTATGAAAATCATCGAACAGATCGAGGCATACCATGACGTTGATGACACTGACATAGAGTGCGAACCTGTATATCCCCATGATAATTATATGTTGACCTCGACCAGTGGTTCAACAGGAAAAGTCAAAGAGGTTTACTTTACGCACGAGTATACTCTTAAATGGTCAGATATTGCACAGAAATTGCGGTATAATCGCGAAACAACAGTCATGCATAATGTGAACATGCACCATGCTGCTGCATTGACAAGTGTTATTCTTCCTGCATTGCGAGTGGTGGAAAACAACTACTACGGTCTGATTCAACCTGGAAAAGAGGAACAGTATATTCTGGATTATGTGATTGGTCGTGGTGTGAAGACCATGATGGCCAACAATCAATTTCAGATCAATCGCATCATACCATATATCGAGAAGCATAAAGATAAGTTTACACATAAATTGCAAATCTTTACTGCAGGTTTTGCTGCATTCGACGAGATGTATGATTATGCAAAGCGTCTCCCTGTCACATTCTGGACCTGTTATGGAACCACGGAGCAGGGATTGATTGCTTGGTTCGAGATCGACGATACGACAGAAAATGTCCCAGGATATGTTGGTGAACTCGTAGATTGGATCACTATCAGATTCGACGGAGATGATGCATATGCAACATCAGAACAACTAGAATTTTATGATACCAAAGTCCCAGACAAGATAAGGATCGAAGGCAATAGTGTATACTTTGTCAAACGTTCTGACAAGATGGAGATTGAAGATCCTGATCTCAAGAAGATGTTAGACGAACAATGTGATTATTACTACGGTAAGAGTGAAGAAACAGGAAGAAAGTATATTGTTCTATGGGACTTGACTGTAGTGCCACTTGGATGTAACGGTGAGTTGAACAGAGCAGCAGATGCATGGTATATTCTAAATAAAGAAGAATTTACTGTAGAAAACAAGATTGCATATGGTGAACTCCTGATGTATCTTGACAGACGGTTTGAAAAAGAAAATGTTTGCAGCATATAGGGAGAAAGAAAATGCGATGTATGATTAATAATGATAAGTGGGAAGATGCTGGTAAGGTATACTTTGTCCATTCTCTCTCCACCAGACCGCAGTCGACTGCTGTCACCATGACACTTGAGGATGACGGTGGTAATATCTTTGAGCGTGTGGTAGCATCACACCAGATCGAATGGGTGGACGATGGCGATAATTGACAATAACATCAGCGTATTCAAACCAGTAGACTGGGACAGCATTACCATTCAGGGAAACAATGCTGGTATAAGTGCCATTACTGGTATCAACACGCAGTGGAATCTGAATCTTCCTGGAGCAATGCTCGACTACAGTTTCGAGTATGAGATGGATTTTCTCAAGTCATCTGGTCTACCAGAGGATGAACAGAATCGCATCTTCAAGAAGGAACTGGCAACCAAACTGGTCGAGAAGATGATCGATGATGGACACATTCTGTTTACCAAGCAAGCATTGATGGAACGACATGCGGTGCGCTACCGTGCATACACATGGGTTGGTAACAAAGACTTCATCGAACAGCAGAGGAAGAACAATGCAATTCGATGATTGGTTCTATGATACAGAAGGATTTGCTCTCAGGGCAGAACGTTTCTATGATGACCTCGAACGCACATACTCATCTAATACTGATCGTGCAACTACAATGGTTGGGTGGTTACGTGCTGTGTATGAGGTAGGAAAAGAACATGCAAATAACACTTGACATTTTCGGTGTTTCGCGGTAGAATGATGTATTGATTGAGGAGAAGTGAAATGGTTGAAATTACCCAAGCAGATAAGATTCGTGTTGTTGCTGAGGATATCTATGCTGCTATGACGCAGAAGGAACTGGATGATTTTGTCATCTGGCAGATTACTGCATCGCTCGAGCAACTGCCCGAGAGTGATGTGAATGAGATGTACGGTGAAATTTTATCAGAAATCGCATATTAGGGGCTTGACATTTTCTCATTTTTAGGGTAGAGTGAATCTATGATGAGAAAGGAAGTGAATATGTATACTCCGCTGTTTGAAACTCTCGGCATCAACACTGGTCGTACCTACTATCAGGGTGTCAACCAGACCGATGCTCTCCTGACTGCCAAGCAGTCTGGGTTTGAGTGCACCGTCCTGCGTGATGGTAGTCTGTTCGCTGTCTACTCGCCGATCTCTGGTATGAAGTATTATTGAGGAGTTTTGTGATGCGTTTTGTTGCTCGTAATAAAAAGACTGGTGCTGTCATTCTCGCAATGGGTTGCCTACCTCTTATCCTAGTAATGTCGTTTTGGGCAACTGTGTTCTACGTTGCATTTCACTTTATCTCTAAGTTTTGGTGATTGATAATGATTAGAACACTACTGAATAACTTTTTCCACGCATCCATTGCTGCTATTATTGTAGCACTGGTTCACCTCATTGTGTGGGGTGAGTTTATTCGTGATGGTGCTATCACATGGATGGTGATTTTCTTTGTGGTGTTCAATGTTGGTGATGGTATTTTGTGGGCAGTGAGGAAGTATCGTGTCTAATGTATTCATGCGCGATCCGCTGCGACTACATTACTACCAACCACCTACTCCACCTCCACAGAACATTCCGATGCCTGAGAAAATGGAGGTGCGTGTGGTAGAGTATACCAAGAACGATCGTATCGCGAAGGTAGAACTACAGTATCGAATGCACTATTTCGATCAGTATGGTGGACTCGTCAACACTAGCAACTGGGAATCGGTTGATCGCGTGAAGATTGATATGGATGCTGAAGTATGAGAACTAGAGAAAAAGAAGCATTGGACAATCTGCGTTGGCGCGAAGAGAAGTGCTGGGACATGGCAGAGGTATTCCTACAGAACCGTGATGCACATGGTGTAATGGACATGGGCGCTGAGTTACAGGCACTGCAACGTGCAATCGCAGAACTCGAGAAACTGAATACATGAATGAGAGTAACTACATACAGTTACCCATTACAACAGAGCATGCACATCGCATCGATCCCATAGAGTATTGTCAGTCCATCGAACCACAAGTAACATACTTCGACTATCGACTGTATCAGATTCGACTGGTAGATGTATTCGATGCAGACTGGATTGAACAGGTAAACAACCAGATACACAGTCCACTGAAGTATGCAATGGTGTTCTATCGTGAGTCTGACTCATCAATTCATCAGGACTACACACCACCATTGCGTGGATATACCCATGCATTTAACTACAGTCTGACTGATGCAGATAACAGAATGACATGGTATGACACCGATCCTCCATCAGTGCATACTACGCAGTATCCAACCGATCCAGTGTTCCCTGTCGAGTCAATAACACTGCCCGCTACGCATCTGACTCTGGTGAACACCTCTCGATTCCACGCAATACACACTAATACTCCTCGCTGGACAATGTCACTACGCACTGACACCACCGAGACATGGCAAGAACTGAAAGAATATTATACAAATGACTGATTATCTCGGACGAACTCTCCAAGATGCACTACAACGTGTGGAGTATGACAGAGAAACACTGCCGCAGGTTGTCCAGGTAGAACCCTCTGACTACGATCGTATCATTCTCGCAGAGGAAATCTCTCGTCTCAACAAACTGGTAGAGGTTGCTGGTGTAATCTTCCGACACAATCTAACTCCAGACAAGGGATTTCACTATTTCATCTGTGGTGAGAGTGGATCCAAGGATGACAACAATCTACCAGAGAAACTCTACGTCTGCCCTGCATATGGAGTCGACTGGTTCCAGGTATATGAACGCACTGATGTTACTGCTGGAACAGAATGGTAGACCGATCCTGCGTAAGAAACACTAAAAAATGATAAAATTTATACCACTGAATAAAGATAATCGAATGCTACGTATAGGTCTAGGTAAGCATGAAAGTAAATGGTTCTTTCGTGTAGATCTATGGTATGTAGGTATAAGAGTATCATATAATGCATAAGATACTGTTGATCATCTCTGTATACTATATGAATCCAGTGGAAAAGAAACTACAGTTACTCTGGATGGATGAAATACCCCAAGAATCACTCGAACAGTGTAAGAATGAAGGGGATAAGTATGAGTATAGAGTAGAAGTGAATGAACATATAGAAGTGCAGTATATATGTAAATCCATAAAATAGTGTCCAAGCATGCCATGACCCACTAGATGTAGTGGGTCAAATGCTATGTTCTGTTCTTGACTCGAACTGTGTGTGTAGGAGCGTTTGGAAGCGTGTGGAGGTTGGTCTTAGTCCTGTCTGGCATCCACACTGTCACCACACGCCACGAAAAAAATATCGCACGGTGCTAAAAAGGGCTTGACAAATACCTTGATTCGCGGTACAATGACTATGTCGTTGATGATGAAAAGGAATTAAAAACACTATGGCTTACGTTTATACCCTTCAAGACCTTTATAAGATTTTTCAGCAAGCCGACGATAAGGTAGCGCAACTCAAGGAATTTCAATCACTTAACCTAGAATATAACATCAATTGGGACCGACTCATAGAAGTTTGGTCATAAGAAAAAAAAGAGTCAAGTCCCGATTTGGGGGCTTGACTTTTTCCCATTTTGGAGGTAGAGTGGAATTATAGTTTGAAGTGAAACAAAAAGGAAGTTTGATATGACTCAGTTCGTGGTTGAAAAGAATGTCGGTGAATACGGTTTCAACGTGGTTGACACCTGGACTGGCAATCAGGTGCAGCGTTTCAAGCGCAAGTATCAGGCAAATGCTCAGGCATTCTTTCTGAACCAGACCACTCTGAAGACTGTCACTGTGCTGGGCACTAACACTCAGGTGGAGATCCCTGTTGGTACTCCTCTCTGCTGCGATCCTTCCTCTGAAACCTACTGGAGCATGTAATATGATGAATCTTGCTGATACCACCAATGCCCACCTGCTGGACTATCTCGTAGACACTGCTGGTGTTCCTGACAATGCCAAGAAGGCATATGCTGCTGGTTACTTCGAAGGTTGCCTACTTACTCTCATGGATCGATATCCTGAGGTTCGTAAGGATATCGAAGACCGTGTTGCTTTCCGTATGAAGGAGTTTGTATAATGGATATGATTGGTTTTGACAATGAATTCATGAATGATCCGTGCACTCATTCGAAGATTCTGCTCCCGATTCCCGAGAACGTGCGTGATGTACCGTGCGATGGATGCTCGAACGAGGCACAATGCGCTGTGAAGTTGACCGAATGCGTCGCCTTCCGTGTGTGGTCTGCGAGTGGTGACTTCCTGGATAAGGACGTGGGTCGTCTGCTACGAGTGCCTCGCGAGTTGAGGTAGTGTGAAAGTGAGCTATGGTTTTTCGGACGAGGTACCCGACCCGTCATGGGGGTTTAGCGTCGACTTGCTTTAACATCGTGCGACTCCCGATCAAAAAAATCCTGCAGCCGAAAACGATTCCCAAAACCCCGACACAAAAATTTCTGCGGCCAAAAAACAACTCTGTAAAGGTGCGATATAATGGATATTGAAGTACTAATGACTCATCCCGTGGTGGCATACTTTGGACTCAATGCTACTACGGCAGCATTAGGGTATCAGGTGATGAAGCGTAATCCTTCACTGGATACTGCTGCACAGATTGAAGCGGAACTATTGGAGACTGTGCTATACGATTACGACACGTTCTTTCAGTGGGTGGAAGACTTTATGGAAGGGAAGTTTAACTGATGGCAAGGAAAGCGCACTACTTCTACTATGAGTATATCACCCCTGATGGCATTGTTGTCCTCCTGGACAATTATGAATGGGCGAGGGGGTTGGGACTCTCCGATAAAGAAGTGAAGAGAGCACAGGCATCAAGAAAGCGTGAAGTGAAAAACGGATACGCTACTACAGTTGAAGCATGAAACAATAAGGAGGCATAATATGAAACATGAATTAGCACATGCAGTGGCAGTTAGATTGGCATCAGATATGTTTGTTAAGCAATCAACGATGAGTCCAGTTGTTGAGAGTTGCGCACGTGCACTTAATGGCACATTATATGGACTTGATGGTACATTGATTTTACCGCAGTATGTGGATTTTCTTTCAGAGTATGTCAGTATGGTATTGACTATGACGGAAAAGACCAGAATTACACCACGTTATAGTTCGACTGGTGAGTATAAGGGAATTGATTTCCTTGACTATAATATCCCCAGTATTAAGGGGACACGAGGGTTGTATGTGATTTACTATGAACATCCAATCAGTGGTGAAATATCAGTGTATGTTGGATCAACTATTCGTGACCCACGAGAGCGTATTGGTAAGTTCGTTCGACGTGTTATGACTGATCTTGGCGATGATGATATTGCTGCTGCTAATAAGTGGATTAAGAAGCATGGGAGAACCATGGATTATGCTTCTGCGATATTCATTCCGATCGATGCTCCGCAGACTATGCTTCGAGCACTAGAGGATGGTGTTATCGAATTCTATAATGGTTTGTATCCCGCGAATGCGGTACTTAACTCGATTTCTCCGAATATTACGCTGGAGCACAAGCGGCAGAGTGCTGCCACACCAGCGTTGCTTGATATTTAATGGCTTGACATTTCTTCAAATTTATGGTATAGTGTTAACATGATTGACCTGACGGTAACTGGATTCTCTCGGAAGCAGACTGAGGATATTACCAATGCAGTGTCGCTATTTGCGCATGCGTTGGGGTTGAGTCGCATTAAGTTTACGCTGGATGTGGAGCGCAACCTTCGGTCTGATGTGCAGGGTGAATGCGTGTCGGAGGAGGAGACGAAGAATCCTCGATGGTTTACGATTACCCTTCGGGGTAAGAAGAGCGACGAGGATATGATTAAGACGCTGGCGCACGAGATGGTGCATGTCAAGCAGTATATTCGTAATGAGTTGAGCAAGCAGTTCCGTCTGACTCGTAAGGGTATCGGGATTGGTTCGAAGTGGATGGGAGAGTTCTGGGATCCAAAGAAGAACGAGGATCCATATTGGGACTGCCCGTGGGAAATTGAAGCATACGGTCGCGAGGTTGGACTCTACCAGCGTTGGTATGATATGAACAACAAAAACACTTGACAAATCTCCTACAATTTAGTATAATGATTCTTTATAATGTGAAAGGTGAAACTATGGAAAATAATACATTATCTCGTTCTATTGCAGAACTCAGCAATCAAAAGCACACAGATGTCGTCGGAGATTTGTATTCAGTCAATCAGTTGCTTGACAGTATCATGTCTCAAGACATTCTAATCGAAGATCCGTTCACTCGTGAGATTGTTTTAGATCGTCGTAATCTTCTTCCATATCAGAAACTACTGGAGATCTTCTGCCGACTAGGTGTTTTTCGTCCAGGGCAGATTGCAGAAATCTATACGTGTTTGGTTGAGGGTGATTCTCTTCTCCCGAAGAATAGTCCTGGATCAGATACTGTTGGTGGTATTGAAACTAAGTCTACCAAGAGTTTACTGTCGTCTAGTGATGAACGATATTTTAATTATCGTATTGGTAATCTCAAGGGTAAGAATCTCAGTAAGGTCCATGTTCAGATCACATATGGTGGTATGCTCCAGGAAGCAATCATTGACCTTACTGGTCATACGGGCGACACTCTCACCATTCCTGCCGATAAAGATGGTATTGTCAAGAAGAACACCACTTGGGGTAGATTTTTTGCGTAAGATTGATCCTGTCTATATACTAGTAGGAGTTAATTAAGGAGTATTTTATGGTAAAAGTTATTGTCGCAGAGTCTAAACTCGACTGCGAACACCTACTAGGTCAATATCTAGATGAGAGTCACTTTGATGTTGTGATCAATGAAGATACCGACTGCTATATGGAAGCAGACTGTGGTCTTGACACAAAAGTTTCATGCGATAAAGATTGTAGTGATTGCGATATTGGCACTGATGAGCGACGAATCGCATTCAAGTTTCGTAAGAACTGGTTTACTCAGGAAGAACAGGATCAGGCATATCTCGGACTGCGAGAAGCAGCAACCGAATCGCAGAATCGTGGACTTGCTGCTGGTCCTCGCGGTGAGATTCTTGGCGTAGAGGGTCGTGGCGGCCGTGACTGGGTAACTGATTACGAACTCGAGATGCTCGATTTCCTGATGGATACTAGCGGAAGATTGATCGAAGACGTATCAATCGAAAGCATTCGTGCTAAGTATGCAGGTGCGCCTCGTTCGAATGCAGATGAAACTCGTGGCGCAGTCTGGTTGCGTAGTCAGGTATGTAAGGTATATCCAGAATATTTCGGATGGTTCGACAAGTGGGTCGATAGTCTTGATGGAAAGTCTAAGGAAGAAATTGTAGATGCAGCAAAAATCGTTGCCACCAAGTGGATCTCAACCACAAACTATGCGAAGTCGGTTTTCTCAGGTGTTGCTGGGTGGTACGATCGTTATCCGAGAATTCCTTTTGGGCGTGCTACTAGTTACACTCGCGATAATTTTGATAAGTTTCGCCTTTCCTTTCCTTTTCTACAGTCTCTTGACAGAGGTTTCAAGGAACTACTCCCATGGCGTTGGGGGAATCAGAAAGCAGCAGTCGACAGAATCGATGAGAAGTTTGTTGTCCCAGGAACCGTATTTACAACTATCACAGTCAACAAGTCGTTCCGTACTGCTGCCCACAGAGATGCTGGCGATCTTGACGATGGTCTCAGCAATCTGCTTGTTGTCGGTAGCGGGGATTATACTGGTGGTTATCTAGTATTTCCTGAATATCGTATCGCAGTAAACGTTCGCCCAGGAGATCTGCTGCTTGTTAACAATCATGAAATTATGCACGGTAACACTGAGATCGTTCTAAATAATCCAGAAGCAGAACGTATCTCGCTCGTTTGCTATTTCCGCGAGAACATGTTGGAACTTGGATCGTATGAATACGAAACAACTCGGGAGCAGTATGTTGTAGATCGCAGAAGCAACCACGAGCATAAGTATTATCGCCCACTTTGGAATGGCGTATCGCCTGGAATGTGGGATGAACAAGAATGGTATGACTACCTAGAAGAAAAGATGGGTCGAGAAACAGTTGAGAAGTATCACCCTAAAGCATATGAAGTAACATCGTCATTGGAGGATTTGTTTTAATGGATTATTGTATTGCCATCCCGTCTTATCATCGTGAAAAGACTGTTCAGAATAAGACGTTGAAGGTTCTTGAGTCGTATAACATTGATCCTGCCAAGATTAAGATCTTTGTTAATGATCAGGAAGAAGGTGAATATGATCGCTATGCCAATGCGTTGAAGGATAATCCTTACGCAAAGGATATTGAGATTATTCGTGGAGTTCCGACCATTGGTGCTCAGCGCAATTTTATCGAGAAGTGGTATCCTGAGGGAACTCGTCTCATGATGTTCGATGATGACATTGAAGAAGTTCAGGTAAAGATTAGCGAACAGAAGTTGGGTCGAGTCGAGGATCTGGAGAAGGAAGTTATTCTTCGTGGTTTCGAGGAATGTGACAAGGTAGGTGCTAAGACTTTTGGTATCTATGCTGCTGCTAATGCATATTTTATGAAGCACCGTGTTTATAACGACATCTGTTATATCATTGCTTCTATGTTTGGTGTTATTGTTGAGCATGATGACTTCCTTGCTCGTATTACCAATCACGGTGAAGACTACGAATATTCTATTCGCCAGTATATTAAGAATGGTGTTCTAGTTCGTCTAGACGATTATACTGTTAAGTCGCGATACTATAAGGAAGAAGGTGGACTACAAGACTTCCGAACCAAGCAGTATGTCTATGACAGCGTCAAGATTATTGCTGATACTTTCCCAGAACTGTGTACGATGTATATTCGTGAGTCGACTGGGCATGCAGAACTGAAACTGCATGATCGAAACAAGAAGTATAAGAAGGTTGAATCTTCACTTGAAGATCTTTTTTAACTTGACTTTCTTGTTTCCTCGTAGTATAGTCATTTAATGCTATTAGAAAAACAAGACGCAGAATATATTGGTCGTCGATTCATTGACTATATGTCAAACTATGGTCGAATCGATGACCACATGCGCATGAAGAAGTTAGAACGTTTGAAGTCTCTTCCTGCAACTCTTCCAGGTTGTGAACCAGAACACATGTTGTTCTCGGATTTCGATATGCATCCTGAAGATATGGAGTTTGAGATCTTCGAACCCTCCCCGAGCGAATTTTCAACGATGGTCGAGATCACCTCGTCTTTCTGTAATGAGAATTCGTTCGGGAAGGAGATTAAATTCATTGTAAGAGAAAAGAACACAGGAAAATATGTTGGATTTTGTCGAGTCGCCAGTCCTCTCATTAATTCTAAACCTCGTAATGATTGGTTTGGTCGCGTTCCAGATTTACGATCTTTCAACAAGCATGCAGTTATGGGGTTCATTATCGTCCCTGCGCAACCGTTTGGGTTCAACTACCTTGGTGGTAAACTTTGTGCACTTCTTTGCGCTTCTCATGAGTTCCGTGAAATGTTCAATAAGAAATATGACATGGAAACTTGTCTTTTTGAAACAACATCTCTTTACGGAAATATCAAACAAGCGTCGCAATACGACGGACTAAAACCGTTTATTCGCTACACTGGTGATACAGTAAGCAATTTTGTGCTTGCATTCTCGGATGATTTCTGGGAAGAGACGATGAATTGGTTTGCAAGTAAGAATAATGGTCAACCTTTGTTTGGTAGAGAGGGAATTGCCTCCTACAAGTTGAAAATGCAAAACAAAATGATGGCAGTTATCAAAAATTCGCTAAAATATTACGAATCCGAACTCTTGAAGGAGTTTTCGAACGCAATTCAGGCGAACAAAGACGTTACAACGCAAAAAAGATTCTATATTTCGACTTACGGATACGAAAATTCTAAAAATTACATCCTCGGAACCGATAAAACGCTAATTAAGAGTCCTGAAAACTTTGACAAGCACTATTCTGAGAATATTATTCGCTGGTGGAAGAAAAAAGCGTCCTCAAGATACGAAACTTTGCGTTCGGACGGACGTTTGCGTCAAAATTTAGAAATTTGGTCGCCCGAAACGATCGAAAAGATTGATATTATTCGCTGATACTATAAATAGTCTTAAAGAGGACTATTATGGCGTACGATTTTTTCCCAAAATCTGAAAAAGAGATCCAAGACAAACTGAAAAGTAAGTCTGACAAATACAGAGAGAACTGCTCTCGTGTTTTTGCATTGCTGCGCACAAAATATCCATCAATAGAAACTCCAATCAACATTGATACGACAAAAGGAGAGAATTCTCCAATCAATGTTGTTCGTGCGATAAAAGGTTCTCTCACAGAATCTCAGATACTTTCTCTTGCCAAAGTCCAACAACCATTTAAGATGAAATTCGGAGATGGTTCTTCTGGTAACAGAGGTGTTCAGAATAGAGGTAATGCGTTTGAATATGAATTCGTCGATGCATTAAACAAATGGCGAGAAGGTAATCTCGACAATATTGATAGAACTGTGTTGGATACAATTGAAGGTCTAGACAAGAAGTATGGTATTGGCGAAGGAAACCAGTCAGACTTCAAAGTAGCGGCGGAAGGTGCCGCGAATAACAGAAGACCTCTAACATTTACCAATGGTATTAAGGTTTCGAATCCAAAGGGAAGCGGAACTGATGTTGGAGAACTTGTCACAGACGTAACAGTTCATTGGAAAAACAAGCAAGGTATTCAGAAGAAACTATATCTAAGTTTGAAATTTGAAAGTACTGTTACCTTCTTTAATGTTGGTATTAAAACTATTCTCACTAAGAGTGAAATACAATCTGGAAATATAACCAACAAAGATGGACTTGCGCTTCTAGAATTGTTTAAGATAGATCCCAAGAAGTTTTGTGATATATTCAACGGAGATTTGAAGCAGGGAACTAAAGAGACAGTTGTTCCAGATAAACAGGGTCTTAAGACGTTGTTGGAAACAGGCATCGGTCATAACTATCACGTTATTCACAAAATGCCAGGAAAAATAAAATCCTATGCAGTTGATGAACAATATATGCGAACTGCAGCGACTCCTATTTCGCAAGAAATATTCTATGGTGGTAAAGGCGGAGCAGGGAAGCGTATCGATATAGTCGTCAAGAGTTCCACTTACGAATTTAAACTTAACATTCGTGATACACAAGGAACTGACGGATATCCGACTCGTATGATGTGCGATTTTAAGTATTTGCATTGATTTTATTATAAATAAATGCATGAGTTACGATGCAATTTTTAAACTTATTGGAGATGTAGGATTTCCCATCGCGGCAGCATTGCTCGGTGGCGTTTTCGTGTATTTTGTCATCAACTACATTCTTGAGAGCGTTGTTAAGGCGATCAAGGGAATGCAGGGTATTATTATGGGGTTGGACAACCGTGTGAAAACCATGAACCATGATATTATTCGCGTTGATGCTGTTGTTAGTTCCGCTTTGGGTCTGAAACCAGACTTAGATAGAATCGCAAGAGCAGACGGGAAGAACGACGCAAGGAGGGACTAATGGATCCCGAATTGATAGTTTCGTTTGTTAAACAGTACGGATTTCCTATTGTCGCCGCAGTTGGCATGGGATATTTTGTTTGGTTTATTTACAAATTTGTTACAGATAAATTAATGCCGTTGATTGGTGAGACAAATGTAATTTTGATCGCACTAATTGATAGAATTCGCATGTTAGATAACGATCTTATTAGATTAAATCAGAAGGTGAGTGTTGTATTGCAAATAAAAGAGGATCATAGTGATGACATTAAGACTAAAAATTGAGATCCTTAAAGTATTTACGCTTGAATTAGATTTTTCTTCAAATAAAAAAATAAAGGAAGAGAAAGATGCTAAAACGAGCGACGATGCTCCTGCTACTAAGTCTAAGTAGTCCAGCATTCGCAGACCCTATAGTCCAGTCCTTTAAATCACCTTCCTTCAATGGTTATGGGTGGTCATCGCACGTTCAATCAATTGATGCCCAAGAACGTTCGCGTACTCAAGCAATTAAAGATGCGGAAGCAGCAAAGATTGCGCTGGCAAAGGCAGAGGCATCAAATACACCACTAGCAAAGTTTATGGCACTGTTCACCTCACAGGTTTATGCCCAACTTGCTACACAACTTTCAAACAATCTGTTTGCTGAGGGTTCTGAGGCGAGAGCAGGAACTTTTAATCTTGACGGAAATAAGATTTCTTATGTCAAGAGCAATACTGATGTGACTCTAACAGTTGTCGATAAGAATGGTAACACTACGGTTGTTACTGTTCCTATTGCTACATTCGCATTCTAAGGAGGATATATGAAAAAGTTAATTCTCCTTCCGCTTCTGCTCGCAACTTCAGGGTGCGTTGGTGCGCTTCATCCTGCCACCAATCAATCCTATTTGTTCAGAGAAGATGCAGAAGTCAAAAGATTCGCGAATCCAAAATTATTCAAGAATCTACCAGAGTTAGACGGTCAACCTATTCCTATCGCTCTATATGCATTTACTGATAGAACAGGGCAACGTAAACCATCATCGACATTAGCAAGTTTCTCAACAGCAGTAACTCAGGGTGCTGACGCATATCTGATTAAAACTCTACAAGATACAGGCGATGGTAAGTGGTTTGTTCCTGTTGAGCGTGTTGGAATCGATTCACTCATTAAAGAACGTCAACTTGTTCGCCAGATGCGTGAACAAATTGCTGGTGAAAGTGCTGAACCTCTACCGCCACTAAAAGTTGCAGGTATCATTCTTGAGGGTGGCATCATTGACTATAATTCGAACATTAAAACTGGAGGAACAGGTGCTCGTTTCCTTGGCATCGGTCCATACCAGCAATATGCGCAAGACCAAGTTACGATTAGTATTCGTCTAGTATCTGTCCAGACTGGCGAGGTGCTGACTTCAGTTACAGTTGAGAAAACAGTTCTCTCGACTTCTGAAGGTATCACTGCTTTCAAGTTCTTCGATATGGACACGAAAGCATTTGAGTTCGATGGACAACAAACAAGTAATGAAGCAGGTAGTTATGCTATCCGTTCTGCCATAGAAACGGCCGTTGTTGAGGTGATCAAGGATGGTGAAAGAAAAAATCTATGGAGATTTAAGCAAAAACAGGAGCAATCTAAATGAAGAAATTCGCACTAGGTTTGCTGTTCGTTTCAACTTCTGCGTTCGCTCAGACAGTTCTGCCAACAGCACCAACTCCACCAGCAATCGTCACAACTTCACCTAACGAAACTGACGCTAATGCAGTGGCAACTACAAATAAGGTATATATCGATCAGCAAGGAGGCAATGTAGATGTTAACATTGTTCAAACTGGTACTGCCAATATTATTGGTTCCGCTGTTGATCCTATCTATCTACGTGGGGACAACCAAAGCGTCATTGGTATTCAGACAGGTAACGGAAACACTCTCTACATGGGAATTGTTTCCAACACTGGGGCCCAAGGAATCGCAACAGTAACAATTCGTCAACTTGGCGATCTAAACTCTGCAGATATTCGCTGCGGAACTCTGCAGACAGATTCGTTGTGTAATCAACTTGACATGAATGCTAAGTTTACTGGTAATTCAAACTCGATTGTGTTCCATGGTTCGGGTGCCAATATCCGCAACTCGATGGATATCTCTGGTAATAACAACACATTTAACATTGATGCATTATCTCCTAATGCATCGCAGACTCTACTTGTGACTGGTAACTACAACGACTTTGATATTACACAAACAGGCACTGGTGGAACATTTGGTCACTCGCTGTATGTGAATCTAACAGGTTCTCTAAACACTGTAACAACACAACAATATGGTGTTTCCGAAACTGTTATAAACATTAACAGCACAGGTTCAAATGGCACGTTCAATATTAAAACTGGCCATTAATCTTTTACTATTGGTATCGACCCCTGCGATGGCATCAATCGGGTCGATCACCGATGCTAAGGGTGGTGGGCAAATTAAACGTGGGGTGAAAGCAGCACCTGCCGCGAAGGGTTCTGGTGTTGAAAAAATGGACACGGTGTCCACCAACTCTCAGGGAAGATTTAGGATTACATTCAATGATGCAACTACGGTCAATATTACAGAAAACTCTAAACTTCTTATCGATGACTTTGTTTATGATGGCGGAGGGAAGTCGAAAGGCAAACTCGGGTTACGAGTCGCACTCGGCACTGTCAGATACACCTCAGGTGCCATCGCGCACGGTAACGCGAAAGGCGTAAATATTCGCACACCTACTGCAACCATCGCAGTTCGTGGCACAGACTTCGTTATGTCGGTTGATGAAGCAGGTCGTTCGACGGTCGTGCTTGTTCCCGAATGCTATAATGAATTAGATATTACAAAACAAACAGCAGATTGTCCTAATGGTGCGATCGATGTTATCACTGCGTCTGGAGTTGTTTCTCTTACAAAAGCATTCCAAGCAACTGTTGTTGAGAATTCTTATGCCCCACCTTCTCCACCAGTGGTAATTAATCCTTTGATGAAGACACTAGACAACAGTGTTCAGATTGTTCCTCTGGAAACAGACGACGGTCAAAGTTTGCTGCAGGTTGCTAGAGAAACACTCAAGAAATTCACAAACCCAGCAAGAGCAGCAGGAGATGACAATAAAGATCCTGACGCAGGAACTACAGACAATGTCGAACAGGTTGCTGCTGTTATGATTCGACAAGCAACTCCGCAAGAGTTGATTGAAGTTTATCAAGAATTCAACGAGGGAAATAGACCAGCAGAAACGATTTATACTAACGTTTCTCCAACATTCAAAAAGAATGTGCAGGTTGGTTGGGTTTATACTCGTCTCTCGGAAGATAAACAACAAGCAATCACTGTGTGGATGGAAAAATCTACAGAACTGCAGTTAGTTTCCGTGCAAAATGGATTGGTTGATGTTTACAACTTTATGGATGATAAATGGACAACATCTGGTACTGGTAGACCGCAAGGTAACATCACTGTTATTCAGGAGACAGGGCAGAGATGAAAAAATTAATCGCTCTATTTCTTCTGTTCTTCTCTTTCCCATCTTTTGCGCAGGTTGCAAACTACGGGTTTGAGAACGGGAATTATACTGGTTGGACAGTAAGTAACGGATCAACTACACTTCGCACTTCTTGGAGTCCAAACGGCGCTGGTGTTCAAGTAACATCTGGAATGCAAAACTATTGTCCTGGTGGCGGTAAGTGCTGGACAGTTACACCATACGGATCATACATGGTCGCTGTTCAAGCAGGGGGTGGTTCGCCAACCTTTGATAATGCTATGACCACTCTTGGTCTTGCTGGTTCAGCGATTACATCAATTAAAAATACGATCTATTCTAATGGTAACATGTGGCCGACTAATGCGTCATCTATCAGTAGAACAGTAACGCTACAAGCAGGGGTTACTTATACGTTTGCTTGGCAGTATGTTTCAACAGACTACATGCCATACAATGATGGTTCTCTGATTACTTTGACTGGCGGACCAGGAACACCAACTATCAATGGACAGACACAAAACTTTGCTCTGTTAGGTTTTACTAATACTGGCACTGGTAACTACTCTACTAACTCGTATGGTGCCACTGGTTGGCAAGTTGCGGTATTTACTGTTCCTACTGATGGTAACTACACATTAGGATTTGCTTCATTCAATCTTGGTGATACTGCTTTGTCGCCAATTCTTTTCATTGACCAGATGCAAGGTACAACGTTGCTGAATGGTGCGACATTCACACCAGTTCAACCAAATGCGGGATCTTCTGCCCCGCCACCTCCGACTCCTGGACCTGTAGAACCAACATATCCTGCTGCTGCAATTAGTGCGAGTCAATCACTAAAGATCAATCAGACTAATGCAATTACGCAAAACTCTATCTACATTAATGCAACTGGATCTAATAATTCAGTTTATATTGAACAGTTTTCTAAACAGAATCAGATTCGCGGTGTTAATGGTGCACAAGCAATGTTGATCAATGGTAGTGGTAACAGTATTACAATTAATCAAGGGACTGCGACAACACCAATCGGTAAAAATTTGGCAGAAGTTTCGGTGACTGGTAACAACAATATTATATCGCTGACGCAACAGCATGGTAGCAAGTATGCTGAGATTGTAACCAATGGTCTTGGCAATCAGATTTCTGCACAACAAAAAGACGCAAACGGAAAATCGTTGTTTATCAATGCGTTAGGAAATTCTAATAATATCAGTGCGTTGCAAGAAGGATTGGGAAACCATTTCTTACAGATTGATGCGCCATTTGGTGGAGTTTCTGCTACAGTATCTCAAATTGGTTCTTCTGCTAAACAATTTCAACTTATATTAAATAATGCAGGTATTGGTGTGACAGTTTCGCAAAATAACTTGACTGCCGCAGACTCTGCAAAAATGGAAATAACATGTACGACTGGACCATGTAATGGATACTCTTATACGAAGAATTAATTATGTTTGTTTATGATAATGGTAAAATGTGTGTTTATTCTGCAACAAGATGCGGTCATACAAGTATGTATGGGTATTTTAATATTCCCGTATATACTTGTGTTGCGGAATCATTTAATATTTGGCAAACTACAAAAAATCTTAGAATTGTTGTGTTGCGCAATCCGTACCAACGATTAATTTCTGCATATAAAAGATTTGGATGTAATAGTATAATATATGATGAACATGCTAGACAGCAATTTATCGAGCATTCCAGACCATTCTTAAAATATATATGTTATGGTAATACTATGAATTTTGTGCACTATGATATTGAAACAGGTCAATGGCGTCAAAATTATCTTGATTTTTGTTATATTAATTTTGATAGATTATCTGAGTATATACCAACTGACAACAGAACAATTACCACAAATACCAAAAGCGAATCAAAAGTTTATGTAAAAAATGATGTGTATTCTGAAAATGATTTAGAAACAGAATATATACATTATGAAAATTTACTTGCAACTAAACGAGAAATCACCCCAGAAGAATGGAAAGAATTGACGCAATGAAAAAAGTTTTACTTTCGCCATGGTTGGCGTTATTTACCTTTGGTATTCTTTTGGCGGTAAAACTCTCTGATCCGTATCTGGTTGAAGCAACCAGAATGAAATTTTATGACTATTTGATGTTGGGTTCACCCAAACAATCCGAACAAATTGTTACCGTAAATATCGGGGAGAAAGCAATTGAAGAATATGGTCAGTGGCCTTTCCCACGCGAAGTCCATGCTAAAATTATTGAGGACATTTATAGTAGAGGGGCTGCTCTTGTCGGTAGCACTGTACTTATGCCTGAGCCTGATCGCATGGGCACTGACGCTGTATTGGCAAGTGCACTATCTAATTACCCAGTAGTCCTGAGTCAGACAACAACTGATTCATGTAAGGGGGTGCAGAATATTGCTCGGACTGGAGTTGCTGTCGTCGGCGACGGACAACCGACTGAATTTCTTCCTCAATACCCATGCGTTCTAAGTAATATTCCAGTTCTGCAAGAAGCTGCCGTCGGTGTAGGGATAACGTCGACACTACCCGAGTCTGATGGGGTTGTACGTAGAGTTCCTCTTCTATCTCAATCAAAAGGCGAATACTATCCTGCATTTGGGATAGAGATGCTGCGTGTAGCTGCAGGAGACTCTTCGTATCAAGCAAAGATAAATCAGACTGGTGTTGAAGCATTACGTGTTCCTCAATTCGATACCATTAAGACCGATGAATATGGTCGAGTGTTCATTAATCCAAATTATAAATTTCAAACGTTTGAGATAGGCGAGAAACTTCCTGATCTTTCTGGTAAGATTGTCGTATTAGGCGTAACTGCTGCTGGGGTAGCGAATCCTGTAGCGACTCCATCAGGTGCCCAATATCCCCACGACCTTCAGGCGAGTATACTTGAAACTCTGATAAATGGAGATTCTGTTGCGATTCCGAACTGGTCAACAGTTGCGGATCTTGCTGCTTTTCTGGGTCTTGCTCTTGCATTGATCGTTCTCTCTCGTTTTCGGTTCTCTATAATTTATATTTGCGCAATTCTCGCTGGATATTTTTATTTGCCAGTATATCTCTTCAAAGAACAGCATATTCTGTTCGATGTGACATTTAATATCATCGCAATTGCTATTATCTACATGCACATCTATACGGTCAAGTTTATCAGCGAATTCCTCCAGAAGCAACAGATCAAGAAGCAATTCGGTACATATCTGTCACCCGCAATGGTCGAGAAACTCCAGAAGAATCCAGAACTGCTTGCGCTTGGTGGTGAATCAAGAGAACTGTCAATTATGTTTACTGACGTTCGCGGATTTACAACTATCTCTGAGCACTATGGTAAAGACGTTCAGGGTCTAACTAAAATTATGAATCGCTACATGACTGCCATGACTGCTCGTATTATCGAGAACGAAGGCACTCTTGACAAATATATTGGTGATGCCCAGATGGCCTTCTGGAATGCACCGTTAGATGATAAAGATCATGCTATGAATGCAGTTCGTACTGGACTTGCAATGCTGAAAGACTTGGAGGCATTCAATGCTGAAGTTGAAAAAGAAGGTGTTCCACCCTTTGGTATGGGTCTTGGGATTAACACTGACACCGTTGTGGTTGGTAATATGGGCAGCGATCAGCGTTTTGATTATACCTGCCTTGGTGATGGCGTTAATCTGGCTTCCCGACTTGAAGGACAATCAAAACCTTATGGGGTTAAGATCGTTATTGGTCCAAAAACCGCACAAGCAGTCCTCGCCGATGGAACCTACCAAGCAGTAGAACTAGACTTGGTCGCTGTTAAGGGTAAGACTGAACCAGTATCAATCTACACTGTTCTTGACACAGAACTTAATGTGAAACTCGGGCACGAGCATCTCAAGTTCCTCCATGCTTATCGTACTGGTGATTGGATCCGTGCTAAAAAGTTTGCCACCGATCTTAAAGACCAGTGGCAAGGAGAGTTAACTTCTTATTACGATATGATGGTCGAACGAATCGAAGAACTATCTAAGAAACCAACTGAGGGTTGGGATGGCGTGTATAGAGCAACGTCCAAGTAAGTAGAGGACTTTCCTCTCCGAAACGAAAGTAAACAGTGGGTGACTCAGTAACTTGTTGCTGAGTCATCTCACTTTCGATCTTGTCGAAATGCATATCCATTTCTTGCTGACTAATTGATGATGTCATTAAAAACTCCTCCCAATATTCTCGCGGCAAAAATCGCGAAACAAATCTTCAAACTTATTCTTATCTAGAATCCATGCATCATAAAGTGAATTGACACTTGGAACTTGTGCTGGGTTCTTAACTACATAGTAACCTCGACCTTCAAGTTCGTCAATCAAATCTGCGTCATCGAAATCTTCCATATAGACTTCGACTTCAGTATAGATACTAACCATTATGCTGCAATCCTTTCAACAACTACATCGCTTTTCAAAGAGTTCTTCCATTCCAACTTACGACGAAGGAAATCTTCAAAGGAACCGAACTGAATTCCATTTGCTTCCAGTTCAAAATTCACCTCAAGGTAATCGCTTGCGACGTAACCAAACCCTTGCTCATCATATCCGAGAGCGATCATCAGATTTTCTGCTTCTTTAGAAATATCAAACATAACAATCTCCATTTCAATATTATCACTATACGCTAAAATTACAGAAAAGTCAATCCCTAAAAATCACATTCGGTAATATTTTTTCCGATAGAATTCTGCATGATCGAGTTCAAAATCTGGATGACGTTCCCAAAACTTCATCTTACGTTCAGCGATTTCAATTTCCTTTCCGGCTTGGATTTTTTCCCGAGGATCAGGCGAATTCCGAAAAATATGGGTCAGAACAAAATGATTATAGGAATGATTCGCCCAAGCACTATTCGGGTTCATTTTACGGATTACAAACGGATCAAAGTCGCTATTTTTCGCATTACCAGTTTCATAAAAAATATTCATCGTTTCTTCTCCTCAAACAAACCACCATTCTACTTGATTACACTAAAAATGTCAAGCCCCTATTTTTCCCTTGACAATATTGCGCAGTTAGGGTATAACAAGTATGTTGACTTTGAAATAGGAGTTTGTTATGACTATGCACCTTATGTCTCATGCGTATACCACTACGAATACTAAGCATCGTAAGTCGAAAGTTCCGACTGCGAAGTATGCTCAAGACTGGGCAGATCACAACAAGCAAATGAAGCGTCTCGGTTGCAAGACCAAGACATTCGACGAGTATGTCGCATATCGTCAGGGTAAATATAATCCGAAACTTCGTGGTACCAAGGCACCTGAACCATACAAGTCCGACCATCGCGAACGTTATAAATCAGAGGAAGGTGTTGGTGTCACCTTTGCTCGCAAAGAGAACACATACACTGGCACTCTTATCAAGGGTATCGCCACAATGCACAAGAGCAATGCTGTTCCTATTATCAGCGAAGAACAGGCACATGAGGTAGCAAGGATGCGCAGAGGTTGAATGTAAAAGAAAAACTGGATTCTGTTGGTGCTGGGTTTTGCCCCCAGAAGTGGAGATGGCTTGCGCTTTATCTTCACTCTGGGGAGAAACACAGTTGTCATCATCCACCTCCTCTATATATCCCACAGGAGGAAATTAAAAGTAATCCTTCTGCCCTCCACAATACATCTCATGAAAAACAACAGCGTAAAAATATGCTTGAAGGTGGCAGACCTAGTGAATGTTCATATTGCTGGAGCATAGAAGATTTAGATAAAACTAGCGACCGAGTATATAAAAATACGGACAGCATTAATAATCTATTTGTGTTAGACGAAGAGACGGAACTACTTCGCAATACTCCATGGGATCAAGACGTAAATCCTTATAACATGGAAATTAGTTTCAGCAATGCTTGTAACTTCAAGTGCGGATATTGTTGTTCTACGTTTTCTTCGATGTGGCAGGAGGAAATATCTCAATTTGGGGATTATGATATTTCAAATAGTCCATATGGTGTGCATGGCAAAATTTATTCTGAAAAAGAATACAATCCATACGTCGAAGCATTTTGGAAATGGTGGCCTGATCTGAAGAACGATTTGAAGATCTTCCGCATCACTGGTGGCGAACCTCTGATGACAACAAACACATTTAAGTTGCTGGATATGTTAAAGGAAGATGGTAACCCAGAATTATTTTTACAGATCAATACCAACCTTGGTGTTACAACTCGTAAAGTTAAAGATTTTTGCGAACGTGTGCAGGGTTTGATTGAAGCAAAGCACATCAAGAATTTGCGATTGTTTACGAGTCTCGAATGCACAGGTAAGCAAGCAGAGTATATTCGTCGTGGTCTAAACTACGAACTGTTTCTCGAGAACGTAAATACTGTTCTAGAAACGGTGCCAACAGCGTATCTGAGTTTTATGACAACGTATAATGTTCTGACTGTTCCATACTTTAAAGACTTCCTACAGTTGATTGTAGAACTTAGAGCAAAATGGGGTGAACGTATTCTGATTGACATCCCACATCTTAAAGAACCTCCACACTGGACAATGAATATTCTACCGAGAGAGTTCGGAGTATATATAGATCGAGATGTTGAGTTTATGAATCATAATGGATTCAGTAAAATAGAAATCGGTAAAATGGAACGAGTTCGTGAATATTTTTATCAAGACTCACATGCAGTCACAGAAGAATACCGTCTGCGTGCTCGTAAAGAATTTGCCAAGTTCTTTCCCGAGTACGATCTTCGCAGTGGAACTAATTTGATAGAGACATTTCCTGAATTTAAAGAATTTTTAGAGTGGTGTAAAACATTATGAACGTTAATACTGGAACAAATGAAGCAAGAATTGAAGAACTGAAGCGCAAACGCGATGTGATGAATACAATCAGCCCTACATTTTGCGCCGCAAAATGGTTACAAACTACATTGTATTTGCAAAATGGATTCAATCATTCTTGCCACCATCCATCGCCGCATAAAATTCCCCTGTCAGAGATTGAAAATGATGTTTCGTCTCTGCACAACAGCGAACACAAGAAAAAACAACGTCAACTTATGTTAGAGGGGCAAAGACCTCGCGAGTGTGAATACTGTTGGAAAATTGAAGATCTCGGTAAAGACTATTTTTCGGATCGACATTACAAAACAGCAGAACATTGGTCGTTTGATAAGGTAGAAGAATTATCTTCTCATCCGTGGGATCAAAACGTGTATCCTACATATCTAGAAGTTTCATTTTCTAATGCTTGCAATTTTGCTTGTGCGTATTGTTCTCCTGAAATTTCTAGCAAATGGATGGAAGATATTAAGCAGAATGGTCCATATCCAACGACGTTTAGTGCACATCATCTTGATTGGTTGAAGGAAGCAGGACGGTTTCCATATAAAAACAGTGAACACAATCCTTACTCCGAAGCATTTAAAATTTGGTTTCCAGAAGCATTGAAGTATCTTAGGGTGTTCCGCATGACTGGCGGAGAACCGACCATGAGTAAGGATTTCTGGCAGACTATGGAGATGATCAAGAAGAATCCACAACCAAACTTAGAACTGGCAGTTAATACTAACTTGGGTTCTTCTCCTGAATTGATTGACAGATTGATTGCAGATATTAATGATCTCGAATATAGTGTGAAGCAGATCGACATCTATACCAGTATAGAAAGTTATGGTAAACAGGCAGAATATGCTAGAGATGGTTTAAATTATAGAGATTGGCATAATAATGTTCAAAAAATTCTGAACATGACCAAGTCCAGAGTGACTATTATGACAACAATCAATATTCTCAGTCTTCCAACATTTACTAAGTTTATTGAAGAATTGATGGAACTCAGAGTATTCTTCAACAAGTTTACTGAAGAGAATATGATTCCTCTTAGTGTTAATTACTTGCGATATCCTGTTCACCTTCAGGCAACTATGCTCGATAAAGCAACACGAGATATGTACGCCGATCAAATTGAAGAATATTGCAGAGGATGGTTAAAATATCATTCTCCTTCTCACCATGCCAGATTATATCTGGAAGAGTTCGATCAAATACAAAGGTTCTGTGATTATCTGCGAACTGAACCAACACAAGACAAGTATAGAGCAGATTTCGTTAAGTTTGTCAATGAATACGATAAGCGCAGAGGAAAGAACTTCGCAGAAACTTTCCCCGAATATACACATTTAATTGAGGAGTGGAAATGAGCAAAGGTCCGCAAGGTGATGAAACTCTAATTGATTATCGAAAAAGAGTTCTTGATACTAAGTCTAAGAGTTTCTGTGGCGCGAAGTGGTTTAATGCGACTACTTGGTTAGGTAGTGGAACTACTGCCAGTTGTCATCACCCGCCAGCACATAAAATTCCTCTCGAGGAAATCGAAAATAATCCTACAGCGATTCATAATACCATGCACAAAAAGGCAATGCGTAAAATGATGCAAGAGGGTGACAGACCTCGTGAGTGTGAATACTGCTGGCGTATAGAAGATATGGGTGTTGATGCTGTTAGCGATAGAGTATTCAAGTCAGTGATCTATACCGATGAAGAACTCAAAGTCATTCAAGAAATGAATTGGAAAGATGACGTTAATCTGAAAACATTTGAGATTGCATTCGATCGAACTTGCAATTTAGCATGCTCATATTGTAATGCAAGTTTCTCCACTTCTTGGGCACGAGACATTAAAAACAATGGACCGTATCAGAATCTAGTTTCTGATGGCGCAGGTGCCTTCGAACAAGATGGATCTTGGACTGAACCATTTTCCAGAGATGAGGAAAATCCATACATCACTGCTTTTTGGAAGTGGTGGAACAGTGGACTGTCTGGCAGTCTAGAAGAACTTAGAATTACAGGCGGCGAACCGCTAATGAGTCCTGAAACTTGGAAACTCTTTGACTGGTTCGAAGAAAACCCAGATAACAATATGCGTTTTGCTGTCAATAGCAACCTTATTGCTAAAGATGCCATCATCGATAAACTTCTTGAGAAGGCGAAGTCTATCAAGGAATTTCATGTCTATACAAGTTGCGAAACGACTCATGCGCATGCAGAATACATTCGCGACGGGTTTGAGTGGAAGACTTGGCGCAAGAATATCGAGCGTCTGGTGTTTTCTCCTGATGTAAAACAGGTCCACATCATGATGACTATTAACAGTCTATGTTTGTTTAACATAACTGAGTTTATGGAGGATATGTATAACATCAAGGAAATAAGTCAATGTAAAGACCCTTCGTTGAGTCTGAACATCCTGCGGTTTCCGAGTTTCCAGAGTCCTCTCGCCCTACCAGATCACTTGAAGAATTATTGTAGAGAGAAACTACAGGACTGGTGGAACATCGCGAAGGATAGACCATTGTGGCATTCATTTGAACGTGCCAGTATTGAACGTCTGATTGATTATCTTGAAATTGTTGATGCGCCACATCGTAGAACGAGTAACAAGATGACTCTGTGGAGAGACTTTAAAACTTTCTACAGTCAATATGATCAGCGCAGAGAAAAAAACTTGCTTGATACATTCCCAAATATTTTGCGAGAGTGGTATGAGACAATTCCTGATACACGTTTGAATAAGAGAACAGAACTGATCAATGGTGATAGCACTGTTCAGTATCTAGACGATGAAGACTTGCTTCGTATCGCTAAAGAAGAAGGTTGGATTCTGAATCCAGATAGTAAAAATATCGACGAACCTTTAGCAAAGTATGACTAAAGTTTCAGAATACTTCTGCGTTGCCCCTTGGACTCACACATTCGTCAGTCCGCAGGGGGAGCGCAGACTTTGCTGTGCAAGCAGAGAGACTCCTGAATTCCAGAGGCAGTATATTGATGCTCCTGGGGGAGAACAAGTGCAAGAGTTTTCGCCGAAGAGTCTGGAAGAACACTGGAACAGCGAGTATATGAAAGATATTCGAAAGCGAATTCTTTCTGGTGAGAAAATTTCACAATGCGATGTTTGTAATAATCAAATATTAAATCTGCACACATATAAAAAATACTTTACAGAAACTTTATTTCCGCACAAGATAGATGAGATTTTAGAATCTACAGACGAAACAGGATATACGACCTTATCTCCTGTTTCCTATGACTATAGAATATCTAATCTTTGCAATTTTAAATGTCGAATGTGCGGTGAGCAATTAAGTTCTTCTTGGGAAACTGAGAAAGTAAAGAACGATCTAGTGGATTACGCTGGCAATCCTTGGTTGCAACCTGCAAACAGAGAAAAAATTAGAAATTTCCAAAAGGAAGTCCTAGAAACAGAATTACAATCTGCAGTTGATTCTGGAATCATCGAAGAAATCTATTGGGTTGGCGGTGAACCCTTGATGTGGGAACGACATTGGTCGATAATGAAACAACTGGTTGATACTGGTAAAAGTAAGGATGTGGTTGTTCGATATAATACCAATCTAAGTAGAATATCCTACAAAGAACATAATCTATATGAATACTTGCCGCATTTTAAGAATGTAAATATCTGTGCGAGCATAGATGGCGTTGGAACTGTCGGAGAGTATATCAGAACAGGATTAGACTGGGATAAGTGGTTGCATAATTTTAAAGAAGGAATGTTTCTTCTTGATCTATACAATGACGATGCTATAGTATTCGATGTCACGTTAACAACTCCTGGATTGATTCATCTAAAAGAGTTGTTTGATGTTGTTACCGAGTTGGACGTTAAAACTTACTTAAAAGTAACCTTTGCCTTCGACCCTTCTGTTCTTATGTCTCCAATGTGTCTACCTCGACAAATATTGGAAGAAATTATTCACGATATTCTGCAATACATTGAACCGAAGTTAACGCACAAAACAATGATATATAAACATACGTTGTTAGAATTGTTAAATAGAAAAACTTTCCAGGAAGAATGGACTGAACAATATTGGCAAGCAGCATCAAAGGGTAAAAAAAACATATTAACAACAGAGAGATTGCGAACTCAGGATATAACATTCCGAGAGTGCTTGACCGACAACGCTAAGGTATGGTGGGATTCTATTAATGAGTAAAAACTTATGAGTAAAACATTTTGTCCATTACCCTGGAATCATCTTGCAACGCATCCACATGGTTCAGTTACATTGTGTTGTGAGGCAAGACACGATTCTAGAATGTCAGAAGCATTTGATAAATTCGAGAAACCTGAATATAGAACGTTAAACAATACGCAATACGATTTTAAACCAATTCAGAATAGCGAATCTTTTAAAAAAGTCCGCTTGGAAATGTTGGCGGGGCAGGAACCTGTGCAGTGCAGTCGGTGTTTCGATAAAGAACGTGTTGGAATTACAAGTAAACGGCAATTTGAATTGGAAAGACTCGAATACTCTTATGATGACGCAATAAAAGATACCTCTGCGGACGGAAGCGTCGATGTAAATTATGAGATGGTGGAATTAAGATTGGGCAATCATTGCAATCTTGCTTGTAGATCTTGTAACATTTATTCTAGCAGTAGATGGTTTCCCGCATTTGAAGCAATTCATGGATTCTCTCCTACCAACATAGATAAAAACAAGTTTAATTGGTGTTTGGATTCTGAGTTTTGGGATAAATTGTTTGTGCATAGAAAATCATTAAGGTTACTGTATATCAATGGTGGTGAACCTTTGTTGATAGACAAACATAAACATTTTCTAGAGTCGTTAGTTCAATCTGGTGATTCTGAACACATCGAAATAATTTATTCTACCAATACTACTATTATCAATACAGAATATAATGATGTTTGGAAAAAATTTAAAAGAGTGCAATTTATGCTCTCTATTGATGACTTGTATGATCGAAATAAGTATATCCGTTGGCCTTCTAAATGGAATACAGTAATGGAAACGTTTGACTGGATTCGTAATTTGTGTGAAACGCATAGCAACTTGAGTTATAGTGTCCTACAAACAGTTTCTATTTTTAATATTTTTTACCTATCTGAGTTTGAAGACTATTTCAGCAAGTATACAAATAATATTTCTATAAATTTTGTCACCGATCCTGCATATTATGATCCCAGAATTTTACCAAGAACATTGAAGGATATAATTATCTCCCGAGTTCAAGGCAAACGAGTAGAGCAAACAGTAACTAATTTTTTGACAATGAATAAAGATCAGAATTTACTTTCTGAATTTAGTGATATTACAAAAAAACTTGACAATTTGCGCAATGAAGATTTCCAACAAACATTTCCTGAGTGGTTCGAGGAACTATCCCGCTATGTCTGATACTCTTTGTATTTCTCCTTGGATTCATTTACATACGTTGCCAAACAATAAGGTTTTACCTTGTTGTATGACATCACATCATCTTGATGTTGGGAATCTCGCAGATTCCACATTAGAAGAGATATGGAATAATGACCAAATGAAAACTCTTCGTAAAAAAATGTTAAACGGAGAAAAATCTGAGATCTGTTCTCGTTGTTATTTACAAGAAAAGCATTCGGGCAACAGCAATCGAACAAGATTGAACGAATATAATAAAGACAAACAGTATTTGTTCAATATGACAAATGAAGATGGGTCGTTAGATCAATTTAAAATGTATTATTGGGATTTTCGTTTCAGTAATATTTGTAACTTTAAGTGTAGATCTTGTGGTCCGCAATTAAGTTCAGGTTGGCATTCTGATTCAAAAATAAGATTCGGTAAGGTGGGTGAAGATTGGTTTTCTTCTCCGCAAAAGATTGATCTTTGGGAACAAATATATCCACATTTTGATTATGTTGAAGAAATATATTTTGCAGGAGGAGAACCTCTTATCATGGAACAACATTACATGATATTGCAAGAGTTGATCGATCGCAAAAAAACTAATGTTCTCCTTAGATATAATACTAATCTTAGTAAATTGAATTACAAAAATATTAATGTATTAGAATATTGGAATCATTTTGATACTGTTGAGGTTTGGGCTAGTCTAGATTCTTATCTAGAACGAGGAGAGTATTTGCGAAAGGGGACTGTCTGGTCTGAGATTGAAGATAATATTCGAGCAATCAAACGAGAATGTCCTCACATTTCGTTGAAAATCAGCGCGACTGTTGGCGTTTTTAATGCATATGATTTAACAGATTTTATTCGACACTGTATAAATTCTGGATTTATTGATGATAATGGATGGATGGTAAATCCAATACAAACTCCAGAGTTTATGCGTATTCAGGTATTGCCCGCAAAATACAAAGAAGAACTTCTGGTTAGATTCAATTCATTTATTGAAGAAACTTATTTGGTCGGTAATGTAAGTATGACAGATAGAACTAACAGTATTGCTCAAATTAATCATTTAAAAGATTATATGATGGCAGAAGATAGATCACATCAATTACCAGAATTGCTGGAAGAAATTCAAATTATCGACAGAATTAGAAACGAAGATTTCTTTTCAGTGTTTCCAGAATACCAGGATTTATTTAATGACCAGTGATTCTTATTGTGTTCTACCATTCATACATTTAGAAAGTCGAGCAGATGGTTTAGTTAGTCCCTGTTGTCTGAATCAACAATTCTATACGCGAGACGATAACTCATTATTTACTCTTTCTTCTGACACTCTAAGTGAAGTTTGGAATTCAAACTCAATTAAAGAGTTGCGCGAATCCATGGTAAATGGAGAGAAACCAAGTGGTTGTCGTGTTTGTTGGGAAGAAGAGTTATGCGGTAAAGAAAGTAAGAGGCAGAGAGAAAATAAAAGATGGGGCGTTCATACTACTCCTGAGTTGAAATTTTTAGATGTCAAGTTAGGTAATACTTGTAATTTAAAATGCAGGACTTGTACGGCAACAAGTTCTAGTAAATGGATTCGAGAAACAATTGATCTTGGTCTTGGTGGGTTTTTACAAAATTATTCAAACCTTTCCTCTGATGGAAACTACAGAAAAGTATTACAGTGGCCATTATATAATTCTGAGTTTTGGAATGATCTCGAGACGCTTCTTCCGCAAATTGAATTATTTGAAATATATGGCGGAGAACCGCTAATTAACGAGCAACATTATAGTCTATTACGAAAAAGTATTTCTGCTGGTTATAGTAAAAAACAAAGAATCCATTATAATACCAATGGAACTGTTTTTCCTGAATTCGCAATGAACGAAATCTGGAACGAATTTATGCGTGTTGATTTTATGTTTAGCATAGATGGAGTAGGTAAACAATTTGAATATATGCGACATCCTGCTTCTTGGGGCAAGGTGTCTGAAAATTTACAAAGGTTCCTTGAAAGATATGGACCGAATGATGTTCAAATTTGCCTGACTATCAGTTCTCTTAATATATATTACGTCCCAGAGTATTTGGAGGTATTTAACTCTTTGGGAATAGGAGTCTATTTGAATTTAGTGCATGTTCCTGACGTATTGTCGGCGAAAAATTTGCCCATGGAAATAAAAGAACATGTTATAAAAAAATTACAGAAAAATCAATCTCTACACGAACAACTTCCTTCGTTGGTGGAATTTTTGAAAATTGATAATCCGTCAGATTATCTTAGTATGATGCGAAAGATAAAACTGCACGATCAATATCGAAACGAGAATTATTTCGATATTTTTCCTGAATTTGGTAATATTCTACTGTCATATCGAGAAGCAAATTTAATTTAAGAGGAATTAATGATACAAATTGATAAGATTTTTGCATATGGTTGCAGTTTTACTTCTGGTGAGGAACTGATGGATCATGTTGTTATAGACAAGTTGTCAGAGCAAGAAGTAGATAGAATTAAACGAGAATATACAAATCACAGAACTGGTGATTTTTATGCAAAATATTTTACCCCAGAATATTGTAGTAATCCTGCTTGGTTTATCAACCCTGATCCAAAACATGTGGCACAGAAAGTTCGAGAATACCAAGAACAATTTGCATGGCCTCGCTGGTTGTCTGATAAATTTAATGTTCCTTGGGTTAATCGTGGTCTTGGTGGATCTAGTTTGGCATATTCGATACACAAATTAGAAGAAGATTTGCTGTCAGGTAATATTACAGATAAATCTCTTGTTGTAATTGGAGCGCCTGCTCCCAATAGACAATTTTGGATTGATGATTCTGGCGAAGAACACAATATAATCTATGGTCATTTTAATGCTCAATGGTGGAACTGGCCGAATAAGAAATCTTACGAGGAATATGTTTTACAATATGCGAATCCTAAGAATATGTTATGTAAGTATTATCAAGAATTAAAATATTTGGACCTATTATCCTCGCGGCACAATAACAGAATTGTGTGGTTTACAATTTCCACTTCTTGGGATGCGTTGATTCCTTGGTATGGGCAGGGGCAAATAGATGGACATATTTCTGAAACTATGATTAATACAGCAGAGAATTTTCAATCACGTTTGAAAAATGCACAATATTTTACCACCGAGAGTTATCCAGTTTGCGGATTTGGGCATGCGAAATATGATAAGCACGTAGAATTATCCGAAACAATTTATGGTGAATTGTTGGAGAGATTTTAATGCCTTTGTGTTCTTATCCATTTGATTCTTTTTTTCTTAATACAAATGGAGAAGTGAAATTTTGCTGTGCATCAGATGTAACTCTTGGTAACATAAACGAAGAACCGCTAGAACAAATATTAAACAATGAAAAATCCAATGATATTCGAGCAGCGATGTTTAAGGGTGAATGGCATGAAAAAAATTGTTCGTATTGTAAAAAGATAGAAGCAGTTGGCGGAAATTCTCAACGAAAACCTCCAGTGATTAAGGTAAACACACCCGAAGAATTTACGCTGACTAATTTTGATGTTCGATGGACTAATACATGTAATCTTTCATGCGTTTATTGTAACTCGCAGTTTAGTTCGAAATGGGCATCATTGAGTAAAGAAGAACAATCTACTCCGAACAAAGATGCTGCAGAAATTAATGTTTTTGATTTTATTACGACTAATCTATCTACTATAGAGAATATCAATTTATTGGGCGGTGAACCTCTACTTCAAAAACAAAATTTGAAATTGTTGGATTTACTGCCCGATAAACAGTATTATGTTCTTACTAATTTGACAAATGATGTCAAAACAAATTTACTTGCGCAAAAAATGATCTCAAATCCAAATGTTACCTGGGGTGTTAGTTTTGAAACAATAGGCGATAGATTCGAGTATGTTCGACATGGCGCATCATGGAAAGTATTCGAGGAAAATCTCAGAATAATATATGAACAAACTGGCAAAAAATTAAATGCGCACCCAGTATATTTTTTGTTTTCTTCTTTGCGTCTGATTGACTATTGCGATTATGTGTTAAATTCTGAATATTTTGCTAATGTATATTGGCAATGTTTAACTACTCCTGCTTCTCTCAGCATATTCGATCAACATCCAGAAATAAAAACAATTGCACTGCAGCAACTTGACGAATGTTTGGAAAAATATTCTGGAAACCCGAACGTTGAATCGTTGCAGTCATTTAGGAAAAATTTATTGAATATTGATAAAGAATCTAGTTTTGTTAATTTTAACTCTTGGACTGCTGGAGTTGAGTATAAAATGTTAAATAAATCAACAAGATCATATGACTTGTGGCCAGAACTTCTAAGAGTATACGGAGAATATACATGATCAAAATATTTTTCAAGATTATTAAGTATTTTCAAAATAAGAAGAAACTTAAACAGAGGTTAAAGGCAATTAGAAAAATGGATCCTTTCATTTATGATTGAATGGGGTATTTCAGCTGGCGCACATGATGCATCTATTGCTGTAGTTGATGGAAGTGAAATTCTATTTGCAAGTCACGCAGAGCGTTTTAGTGGTATCAAGAACGATCCTTGGTTGAACAATCAGATTATCACCGAAGCAATGAAATATGGTGTTCCGACAAAAATACATTGGTACGAGAAACCGTATCTGAGAACAATCCGCAGACTTTATGCAGGGCAAGGATTTCAACATTTCTTCCCTTCTCGATATATGAAGAAGAACTTCGGTATAGATGCTGTATTTGAATATGCCAACCATCACGAATCTCACGCTGCTGCAGGATTTTACACTTCTCGATTTGTAGAGGCAACTGTTCTGGTTATTGATGCCATAGGCGAATTAGATACTGCTTCTATTTGGTCGTGCCGAGGGTCGAAGATGAAGAAGTTGTGGAGTATGAAGTATCCGCAGTCACTGGGACTGTTCTATTCTGCTATGACAGATAGAATTGGACTAAAACCCAATGAAGACGAATACATTCTAATGGGAATGGCAGCATACGGAGATTCAGAAAAATATTACACGGATGTCCGAGGTCTTTGGGAACACGAGAACCTCCATCGCGGATGCCGTGCGTGGCGCCATACTGATGACGTCTTGGACGTATATAGCGTCGCATCAGCAACTCAAAAAGTTTACGAGGAAGAGTTTGAGAAACTTGTAATTCTTGCTACTGAATTAACAAATAGCAACAATCTTGTTCTGATGGGTGGTTGTGCGCTAAACTGTAGTGCCAATCATATCACAAAAAAGTATTTTAAGAACGTTTGGATTATGCCAAATCCTGGTGATGCGGGAAGTTCGCTTGGCGCTATCGCTGCTAATAATCGACAAAAGTTGAATTGGAAGGGTCCATATCTTGGTGCAGATATGGGCGACGAATATCCAATCAAAAAACTATTGACAGAACTACACAAAACAGGTATAGTTGGGGTTGCTAATGGTCGCGCAGAGTTCGGACCTAGAGCATTGGGTAATCGTAGTTTACTTGCCGATCCTCGTGGTCATGACATCAAGGATAGAGTTAATGAGATCAAACAACGACAAAAATTTCGTCCGTTCGCTCCAGTCATTCTGGCAGAACATGCAAGAGACTACTTTGAAATGTCATGGGAAGACTCCCCGTATATGCAGTATACTTCAAGATGTAAATATCCTGATGAGTTTCCTGCTATTGTTCATGCTGATGGGACAAGTCGTGTCCAGACTGTGACATTTGAGCAACATCCTGGTCTCTATACTTTACTCAGACAATGGTACCAAGAAACAGGGTGCCCGATACTACTTAATACAAGTTTGAACGTAAAGGGTAAACCAATGGTAAATAATTCAAAGGATGCCAGAGAGTTCGAACAGACATATGGTGTTAGAGTATTTTCATGAAGATTTTACTACATACAGGTGGTTCCTATGGAGATATTAGTCCATTTATTCCTCTTGGTAAAAAATTACAAGATCTTGGTCATGAGGTAATATTTGTTCTCCCAGAAAATAACTTAAAAGATGTTGCTGACTTTCATGCTATTCCATATGTTAATGTTATGGATGTTGATTTCAGCAAAAATGAAGATTTTATTTTTCCGATATTAGATTTGTTGATGAATCATTCTATGTCTTTTCTTCCAAAGATGATAGAAATTTGTAGTGGGATTGATTTGATTATTTCTCACCCTCTATGTCCAATGGCAAAAATAATTTCTGATTATTATTGTATCCCAAAAGTAGACTTACTAATTTCTCCAAAATATATCAAAAATAATCCTAGCAGCGATGCATTCTTAAATTCATATTGGTTGGAATGTCTCAATGAGAGAAGGTATGCGCTCGGATTGCCGAAAGATTCATATACAAGTTTATCTCCTCTTCGGAATGATAATTTGAAGATTACATTATTTCCAAAAAAGATTTATGATTCTGGTGATCATGAAAATTTGGTTTATGGTAATTTTATGCAACATTATGATCAATCTGGATTGCCGATTGATATGCAAAATTTTATCGACGCAGGAACCCCTCCAGTAGTATACACTCTTGGTTATGGTATTGGCGGCGAAACAAAACCAAAAAACTTTTTAGATTATATTATAGAAGTTGCATCTTCTGGTATTCGTTCGATCGTACTCGGAGATGTCAAAGTTGAACATGAAAATGTTTTTGTTTGTAACGAAACACTAGCACATCATTTACTGTTCCCGCAATCAAGAGCAGTAGTAAATCATGGTGGAATAGGAACAATTGCAAAATGTTTGGAATCAAATACGCCGCAGATAATTGTCCCGCAGATGCAAGAGAATTCTGAAAATTCTGAGTACTTCTCTCATTTCTGTGCAGTGATTCAACCAGAAGAGTTTACCTCCACTAAATTGCTCGATACACTAGATCGCGACTTTTATGATTATTCTATTGGGTTAGAATATTCCAACGCAATAAAAGAGTCGGATGGTTTGGAAACTATCATCAAAACTCTTCAAACTAATAAATATATTGATGGCAGAGATATTAAAATTTCCTGATAAACTATTGCCTTTTCCACGCAGATACCGTATAACATTATATACGGACTATGAAGTGGAATTGGTATTGGTTGCATTGAACACATATCCAGATACAGAAAAAAAGTATTTTGCCGAGGATCTTGTTGGATTGGATCCGATTTTTGTCAAGAAATGCATTGACTTCGCTACTACATCGAGTATAATTAGTGATGGTGCAAAAAAACATCTGCACGCAATCCTAGACAATATACAAGAGTTACCTTTTGACGAGTAATATATTATGAACATTTTTTATCTACATCCCGAACCTCGCGTATGCGCAGAGATGCATGTTGACAAGCATGTCGTCAAGATGATCATCGAGTATGCGCAACTCCTATCCACTGCGCATCGTATTCTAGATGGCGAGGAATACATCGATGCATCCTCTGGTCGACGCATCAAGCGTTGGCGGCTTGACGATCAGGCGATGGAACAGAATCTATACAAGGCATCTCATATCAATCACCCCAGTGCTCTCTGGGTTCGCCAGTCCAACAACAATTATACTTGGTTGTTCTGCTTGTTTACAGAATTATTGCAGGAATATACACATCGATATGGCAAGATTCATGCTACCGATCGTCTTGTCTATTGGTTGCGTAAACCACCGAAGAATATTCCAGTCGGTTATCTGACGCAACCTACTCCTGCTATGCCTGACGAATACAAGGTTTCTGATTCGATTCAGTCGTATCGTAACTATTATATCGGTGCGAAAAAAAGTTTTGCAAAGTGGAAAAATCGACCAGTTCCAGAGTGGTGGAGTAATAAATACTTACATGAGAACGAACAAGATTCCACTTCCTGATTTTTCAATTCCGTGAAAAACGGATAATTTCGAGGCGACGCTATTTGCGTCGCCTTTTTTGTATCAACACAAACCCAAGGGACTGTTATGTCGAGAAAACAAAAAAATAATCTCCACCTCGTCGATTCGCCTACTGTAATTCAGGAGAAGAGCAGAAATTGCAAAGTCCACTATAATGATCTCAAACAAATTTCTCCGCTAAATCAAAATCAAAGAACTTTTTTTGAGTTATATGATAAACAGTCCACCGCAATGTTATTACATGGAGTAGCAGGAACAGGAAAAACATATATCGCACTATACAAAGCATTGGAAGAAGTATTAGACAATACAACAAATTTCGAACGAGTAATTATTGTTCGCTCTGCTGTTCCATCAAGGGATATCGGTCACCTTCCAGGTGATGAAAAAGAAAAGACAGAAGTTTATACTTTACCATATGTAGAAATCTGCGAAGATTTGTTCAATCATATCCAACCATTTCAGAGATTACAAGAACAAAAGTCAGTTGCATTTATGATCACCTCGTTTGTTCGTGGTATCACTCTAGATAATTCCATCGTCATTGTTGATGAATGTCAGAATATGACAGATATGGAACTCAATTCAATTATGACTCGCGTCGGTAAGAATTCTAAGGTTATTTTCTGCGGCGACTTCCGCCAAACTGACCTATATAAGAAGAACGATATGTCTGGATTGCAAAAGTTTCTGGCAATCGCTGACATGATGCCTTCATTTAAAACCGTTGAATTTACTGTAGACGATATCGTTCGTTCGAAACTCGTAAAAGAATATATAATTGCGAGAATGGAATACGAATCACGTTACGCAGCATAAAGGAAAAAAAATGACTACCGTAGAACAAGAGTACCAAGCAACATTAGAAGGGTTTACTTCTGAACCACTTCTTCCCAAAGAACTTGCTGAAGGTAGAGTGGTATCTCTACAAAACGAGTTAAATTCGTTGGATCCCTCTGCAGAAGATTTTGCGACCAGACAGCAAACTCTTACTAGAGAAATCCAAGAAATGCAAGATGCGTTGGATAGTGGTGCTGTCACAGAAAATGCAGAAGAAATCCAAGCGTATTTTACGTATAAAACTGGATTGAGAGAATTTATTTTAGCAAAACAAGCTTGACTTTTTTGCAGTTTTTAGTATAATGGTTTATGATGTTTAAAACGATATATGACTATGAAGATTTCGCTCAATCGACAACGAACGAAGATGGTAGCAGAGTTTACGTAAATGCCTCTGGCACTGCGTATCCTTCTGCTACCACTGTTTTGTCGGTTCTTTCTCGGGATGCTATCGCTGCTTGGCGTAAGCGTGTTGGCGAAGAAGAAGCGAACAAGGTTTCGCGCAAAGCAACTACTCGTGGAACTAAGATCCACTCACTGACTGAAGCATATCTCAAAAACGAAGATATTTACGACGCATACGCTACGACAAAGGCGTCGATACTAGATATCGAGATGTTTAACAAATTTAAGTCTGTTCTCGATTCTATCGGCGACATTCATTGCCAGGAACTTGCACTTTACAGTGATCACCTGCGTATGGCAGGTCGCGTAGACTGTATTGCTGAATACGAAGGCAAACGTGCAGTTATCGACTTCAAGACTGCCAACAAAGCAAAGTATAAGTCACAGATTCACTCTTACTTTATGCAAGCAGCAGCATATGCTATCATGTATGAAGAGCGGACTGGGATTCCTGTTCCTTGGTTGGTTATTCTGATTGCAGTCGAAGATGATGAACCTCAGGTGTTTATCGAACGTCGCGATGACTGGACGAAAGAATTGATCAGAACGAGAGATTTTTTTGAAAATGGTTATTATTTGGATTGACTTCTAAAGAATTCTATAGTATAAATAGATTATCAGTTGTTGACAGGCAACAATAAAGGCGGAAAGACGTGGGTGCGACTCCCACCACCTCCACCATCTACACATTGGTCCTCGCATGACCGTCCCGATGATAAGAGCAAAGGTCTTTAATATTGTCGCCAGTGTGTAGTTGATGGGGGTGAACTAGGATCGATTTTCGTGGAATAGGACGTCCGAGACTGATTGACTGGCAAAGTGCCACTAAATGTAAATGCAAACGATAATGACGTTGCCTTTGCTCTAGCTGCTTAAGCTAGCATTGGGTTTTTGGCGGTTTTTCCTCGAAACAGAATAAAACCTCCAACCGTTCTTTTTCGACGGTGAACCGAGCGAACAGAAAGGTTAATACCGATAAATAGTTGTATGGAACCTCTTGGTTCCATTTTTCATCACAGTGTGGGGAGTCACTGTAGTATCAAAACCTCTCAAGTTTAACAATCTAAGGAATAGTAAATGCCTTCCTTCAACAAGAAGTCATTGAAAATTCTTTCTATTATACTAGCACTGATATTAGGTTATTACATTGCTTTAAATTTTGCTAAAGAAAGAATTGAAGACACTGCATTAGATTTCTCTGCAGCGTCTTACAATAAACTCGAAACCGTGAATAAAAATATTGAAGATGTAAAAGAAGAAGTTAGAAAGCAAGAAAAACGAAAGTATATCTCCGCAAATCGCAGAGAAATTAAATGCCTTGCGGATAACATATATTACGAAGCTGGACACGAACCGACTGCTGGTAAGATAGCAGTTGCGGGTGTAACTGTCAATCGGGTTAAGAATCCCAAATTTCCAAAATCAGTTTGTTCAGTCGTTTATCAGCGAACAGGTGGAACATGTCAATTTTCTTGGACATGTATGAGAAAGTACTCTCCTAATCCTGTTGTTTACGCTGAAGCAAAACAAATCGCTGAAAAAGTATTGACTTCAGAGATAAAAACTAGTAATATTGTTTCAAGAAACGTGCTTTTCTATCATGCGGATTATGTTAATCCTGGATGGAGATTAGAGCGTGTCGGTAAAATTGGTAGACATATTTTTTATGCAGGATAAACTATGACATTGGAAGAAATTCCTACAACTGACGAATTCTTGATTACCAAGCAATTCAAATCAGCGACAGAGTTCTCTATTCATATTGAGAAAATCGCAAAGGAATCAAATATGCCTTGCATGGATGTTTTGATTGATTATTGCGAAAAGCGTCAAATTGAAGTGGACTCTGTCGCCTCTCTTATCAGTTCCTCTTTGAAGGAAAAGATTCGGGTGGAAGCACAAAACCTCAATATGCTCAAGAGCGATTCTGGGAGGTTGCCTATCTAATGGACCCGTATGCGGTTTATCGATTATACTTGGCACTAAGATTGCATTTCACCAATGAAAAATATGACATCACAAAAACGAAAGGCGGAGTTCGTCCGTCAAAGCAAGCATTTCTAAAGAGAAAAGATTTGTTTGCTATCAGAAAACTTGCAGAAACAAAAACAAAGCAGGAAATTATCGATTTCCTTGTTTCTAATTTTGTGTCAGGCAATCGCTGGGGTGGAGTTTTTGATTCAGAATCTGCTGAGGTTTATACTCAGTGGACATATAAAATGCAAAAACTAACTTATCAATTCAAACAAGACTTATATACCATGTATGCTGATGGCGATCCATTGCTGTCAGTTGATGGTCAACACCCAAACATCTTTAAATTGTATATGGGTGGAAAAATTTCTCTAGAATCTATTGCTATTTTGGATAAAATCATTAAATTTACTTCTAGAGATTACGGTTCTCTATCGAATGATTTTATGTGGAATGATTTCACGCATTTGGTAAAGAAGTATCGACCATTTGTTAAGATAGACAAAGAAAAATTTACTCACCTATATCAAAAGGAGATCGGAGTGGTGGTAAACTAATATGAGCAAGTCTCGCCGTAGAGATTATTATGACGATGCATTTAAAATTCGTCATAATGAGAAAGATGTTAACAAGTCGCGTAAACATCGTAAAAACTTGTATAAATACTCGAGTAGTCAAGAAGATGATGACTATGATGATTATTATGATACAGCGCAAAAATATTAAACATACAACGCAATACAAAGGAAAAATATATGTCGTTTAATTCACTATCTGAACTCCGCAAGAATCGCGGAAACTTCGACTCACTCATGAAGGCAGTTGAGTCAATCGCCAATCCCTCAAATGACAAGAAGAGCGACGATGATCGCTTCTGGAAGCCTACTGTCGATAAGGCAGGTAATGGTCAGGCAGTCCTGCGTTTTCTCCCAGCACCTGCTGGTGAAGAACTCCCTTGGGTTCGTGTTTTCGATCATGGGTTCCAGGGTCCAACTGGTAAGTGGTATATCGAAAACTCGCTGACCACTATCAACAAGCCCGATCCTGTTGGTGAACTGAATTCGGAACTTTGGAATTCAGGGATTGAAGCGAATAAGGAAATCGCTCGTAAGCAGAAGCGTCGTCTGTCGTATATCTCGAACGTTCTTGTTGTTCGTGATCCCGCGAATCCTGAGAACGAAGGTAAGGTCTTCCTCTATAAGTATGGTAAGAAGATCTTTGATAAGATCAAGGATGTGATGCAGCCTACCTTTGAGGACGAAGATCCTATCAATCCGTTTGACTTCTGGCAGGGTGCTAACTTTAAGTTGCGCATTCGTCAGGTCGAAGGTTATCGTAACTACGATAAGTCGGAATTTGATTCGGTTTCTGCTCTGTCAGAAGATGATGCTGAAATTGAAGCAATTTGGAACAAGCAGCATTCGCTTGCTGCATTCCTTGATCCTTCGAACTTTAAGTCGTATGACGAACTCAAGCAGAAGTTGAATGCAGTTCTTAATGGTGGCGCACGTGTTGCTACTGCTGAGAAGGTCTCGCCTCTTGATGCTGAGGATGAACTGTTCGTTGAAACCAAGATGAAGGCAGCACCTGCTGCTAAGGCAGTTGATGATACTCCACCTTGGAACGAGGATGATGATGACACGATGAGTTACTTCTCGAGTCTCGCTGACGACTAAAAAGAAAAGAGGGGATTTCGGTCCCCTCTTTTTTTATCCAAACGTTCTTCTATTCTGGAATCTTTGCCAACTGCTATCTTCAGTTCTTACTGTATCTGCATGCAGAGAAGAAGCAATATTACTTCCCCCACCCGTAGGAATTGGTTGCGGGATTACAGTTGGTGGTGGAACATTAATTACTGGAGCAGTATTTTCTCTTGCTTCATTTGTAATCTGATCGATAGAATTAGAAATATTATTTTGACCAGTCTCTACCAGATTTCTTGAATTCATATTATTTGTTATAGAACCAGCAGTATTTGGTGTGAATAATTCTGGTCCCTTCTCGCCAACAATATATGTACTCGCTGGTGATACTGGGCCACCAGAAGCTCTCATACCGACTGCATCTGTTGCTTTATCTGCTACCGTTCCTCCGAATAATGCTCCTCCGATACCTCCGACGATACCTCCAATCACTGCACCAGGAACTGCGCCGACTCCGCCAAACAATGCTCCAATGGCTGCACCACCTGCTGCCCCTGCTTCAGCCCCAGCAATTCCTCCTGCCAAACCACCAGCAGTTCCGATTGCTGCTTTTGTGGTGCTCTGTCCTTCTGCCTTTCTCGAACCAAAATCTAATGCTGCTCCAAGTGGACCCAGAAGTTTACCACCAACTCTACCAACCTTACCTAAACCACCACCTACTTTGGATAGTAATCCTGGTTTTGCTGCTGGTGTAGAATTTCTTAGGGTTCTTGCTAATTTTGCTTCCGAAGCATTTGCTCTTGCCAGAGGTGCATTTGCTTGCGCTTGATCTGTTTTTATATTTCGCAGTAATTGATTCTCAGATTCAGTTGCTTTGAGTCTTCCAATATATTCTTCGCGAGTTAATCTTCTCGAAGATTCTAGGAAATTCGAATTTGAATTTAATCGAGTATTTGTGATCTTTTCCGTTTTCGCAATAGATTCTGTTGTAGATGGTAATTTTGTTCTCTGTTCTGCAGGAAGATTTCTATTATATACACGTTGTTGTGCCGCTGCTTCTCTTGCGCTTAATTCACCATCTTGGAATCTTTGTGCAATAGTTTTTTGTGCAGAGGTATTCGGAGTTGGTCTGCCTGCCAGAACTTTTTCTCTTGTTGCAGATTTTACTCCCAGTTCTTCTAGAGTTACTCCTGCTCTATTTCCCATGGATGGAGCAGGTAGCGCAAGTCTCTCTCCATTTGCTGCCATTCTTGCAGGAGCAGGTAGAGCAAGAGGTTTTCCTGCTGATTTTGCAGCAACTGCAGTTCTTCCGAACCTCGAGAATAATTTACCGACTCTTGCTGCGAGTTGTGGTCTTCTAGTCAGAAGTGCAACTGCTCCCGTAGCAGCAGCGCCAAGCGCCACCTTTGCACCTGTTGCTAAACCACTGGATTCTGCCTGTGGTATTGCTGTAGGTTCTGCTGTTGTTACTTTTGGTAACACAGGTGTTGGCGATGGAGTTGGAATTCTTTCATTGTTATCATCGCAACCGCATTCGCAAACACAATCTCTAATTTCTTTCAGAAGATCAATTAATTCATCCCAACGATCTTCTTCCTTTTGCGAATTTTGCGTCGCAGATCTAGAATAACTTGGGTCGGCATCAGTTATGCCTGCCTTTTGCTCCTCCGTTACACTTTTTGTTGCACCTTCAATATTTTGTGCAGATTCGTTTGCATTTTCGCTGATTACTTTTCCGTCAACAACCTTTGACGTGTTTTCAATATCAGGAGCATTTGATGCAGATGCTCTTGCATCAGTGTTTTGTTCTTCGTCAGTTTTTTTCTTTGGTTCTTCTTTTTTGCCGCGAATGACTTCTTTTACTTTTTCTAGAATATTTGTAACTTCTGAATTATATGCATTCGCTCTGTTTACCTCGTTGCGAATATCTTCTCGACGAGATTCTTGTGTGGTCGCGATTCTATCGATGAAACCACCCTTTGGTGCAAGGGATTCTTTGAACCCCGCCATGAATCCGGAACCGAAATTCTTGAATCCTTCGCGCAAACCTCTGGTTGGTTTGCCTTCTCTTCCAGGTTCTTTTGAATTCCCAAACAGTTCTTGTTTTAGACGGTTCTTAAAGGTGTCATCTTTTCCTTCGAGAGTAAGACCTTCTGCCTTAAATCTTTCTTGGAGAGTTGATTCTTTCAATTTTTCGCCGAGATCTTTCATTGTAGCAGATCCCGTGTTCTCTCCTCTTCTAGACAGTTCTTCTGCTAGTTTATTGATTGAAGCAAGAGACTTTTTAAATTCTTCTAGTGTTTTGTTTTGTAGTTTTGAAATCTCATCGATTGTCTGTTCTAATAATTTCTTATCTGAATCAGCAAGATCAATTAAAAGATCACTGTTGTTTTTCTGCAATGATTCAATAAAAGAATCCAGTATCCTAGTTGCTGCTTGTTTGTCCGCAGGTCTGTTTTTGTCTAAACGCAATGAGTCTCGAATTTGCGCAAACAAATCCTCTTTGCTTTTCGAATCCTGTTCGACCTTTTCTTCGATTTTGTTTGTTTTGGTAAACAGTTTTTCGAAATTATTTTTAGACTCATCCGCCATTATTGTTCTTGCCTTTGTTTATCTGCCTTTTCTTTCAAATGCATAACCAAAAGACCAACGTAAACTTCCCTTTCCCAAGGAATCATATTTTCAAGCTCACTCAGCGAATATTTATGTTCTTGCATGAGTAGGAAGTTGGTCTTATAATGATTCCTCAAATTATCATGAGAAAGGGTTACTCGAAAAAACTTTCTACGCCATCAAGAACAACAATATTGTGGACGTTGCAACTTGGACAATTATACTCAATCTTGTGTTCAATTTTAGGCATAGTTAAAAAGAAATCTGTAATATTTTTAAACTGCTCTGATGTTAATTGATCGACAAATGTTTCTACTTCTTTGCGTTGTAGATCGCTGGTTTGATATAATTCATCTTCAGTAAATACTGTTTCAATGCAATCAACAACAAGATCAAACGTTGTTTTTTCGTCGGTAAGATCTTTTGCAGTAGGATACCGCATGATAACACCAAGATCACTAGACAATTTAATTTTATTTGTGTGTTGATCATATGTTGTCGGTTTAATCGTATCGAGATCCAACGAGGATGGAGTTCTATGCCCACATTCCCCGCAAATCAAGTTGAATTCTGAAATCTGACCAATAGACTGAGAACGTAATTTGATGAAGATATTCTGTAACTCGAAAAATGGAAGGGAGTGACCATCCAATTTACCGAAACTACATACGCCAACAATTTCTTGCATAGCGTTCATCATTTCATTTCTGTCTTCAGACTCTGATGCAAGGATTAATAATTTTTCTTCCTTAACCAGAAATGGTCTAAATTTTACTTTTTCTTTTGACCCAATCATTTCAATATAAAATGTTGGAGTGTTCAACGAAGGTAACATAATAATCTCCTAATATAATTATCCAATTCCATTTGGATCTGCAGAAGTTGTTCCAAAGATTCTGCGAGCGAACCATCCCTCTGCTCTTTGCGCCACTGTTTCTTTAATTTTCCATGTTTTAAATGTGAATGTCACAGGTAATCTTACAAATTGAGTATTACTCCACGCTACTGAAACTGGAGCGATTGATCTTGGAAATGCGTCTTCAATAACCCATGCTTGGGAAATTTGATCTTTATTGTCTAAAGCGTAGAGTTCGATTTGCGTTACATAATCATCATAATAATTTATTGTTCTTGTTTGTGGGTCCACTATATTTCGCATCCACTGATCAAAATATTTTTTTACTTTCCAGTTTCTGTCACAGAGAAATGTAAATGTTGCAGAATCTCCGCCATAATCTAACATTGTGGCACGCTGTTCTATTCTGTTATTATATCTAAAGGGTCTTGTTCCTGCCAGTAGTCCAGGAAAAATTGCTTCTTCGCACATCAAAGATGTATAATTAGTATTTGTATTTTCAGGAGTGTTTTTCTGCCCTGTTAGGAATTCTGTTGCCCCCTGAACTCCTGGAATGCTGGTAATCGCATTCGTTACAGAATTCTCTAATCCATTCATGCACGTCGGAGTTCCAATAATTACTTCGAAACGATGCGATCTTGCTAGATCTTTTTCTTTGATTTCTGAAAGAAATTCTTTCAAACCATTACCCGCCATTAGTATTTGCTCCTAGAGTCTCTGAAGACTTCATCTTTTGTTTTCTTTTGGAACTGTTCAAGCGGTAAGAATATAACAGTTTTCCAGTCGATCGGATTGATCTTGAGAAATCTTGATCTGACATGAGGAGTCAAGTAATGCTTGATGCAGGGTTTAACTTCATTTGCGTTGCTCAATCCCTTTAGCAACTCATATGACATTTTAATTTTTGTTGTGTCATTATATGTTTTTGAAGAGGCAAAATTTAGTAACTCTCCAAGAATCTTTGCTCTTACCATATATGGAGCGTAGTGAAGATTGATGCCGTAAAATCCTCCTGGTGCAGGACCAAATGGTAGAACTAGAGGGAAGGTATCATAGAACGGCAATTCTTTTTTCCACTTAGGATCATAGTAATACAGATACATGGAACCGATTTCAACATTGCTTTTCATCTGACCTAAATCAGATTGCATTGTCGCATTCGGCGTAGCACTAGTTGCGCCGACTATCTTTTGGACATTGCGCATATACCACCAGACTGATTTTTGACCATCACCTGCTTTTGCGCGAAGGGTTTCGAACGGATTTGCCATAGAATCTATTTATTCGAGATTCCCAATTCTTTTTCAGTTAATATCATAAATTTCCAGTTTCTATCTAAACAGAATTCTTCTGCTGCTTTCCACTTTGCTTGGTTTACGCCCCACGTTATTACTTCGTTGAGAAACTGTTTTGTTTTTCTTTTTGGAATCTTTGGTTCTCTGGTAAATTTTTCGGGTTTTATTTCTATTAGATACTTTTGCCCCTTGACTTTTATATAGAAATCTACAAAGTATCGATGTAAACGACCATCTACTGGCGATCTATATGGAATGAATAATTCTTCTGATCCCCATTCAACAACTTGATCATTCTGGTCGCACCACTTCATAAACTTCAGTTCCCAACTTGATCGAAATATGATGTTGTTCGGATCCCCAATATACTTATTGGGTTTTTGAATATTATACCGACCTTTGAGAGTTTCTTTTGCGTAACCCATATAAATATACAGAAAGTAATACCAATCAAGGATATTTATTCGTGGACTCGAAAGATTTTACATCAACTGATAAAGCACGCGATGCTTTTATCAACAGAAACGATATAGATGGCAAGAATCTTAGATATCCTGCTGACCTCGAAGAACAATCTCCGCATTATATAATTTTTTATCCGCTTGTTCGCGAGGATTCTAGAATTGGGAAAAGCCTTACTGCTCGTAATGGCGGCAAACCACCAGTAGTTGATCAATCTCAACAAAACAGAACAAATCCAGACAAAGGTGGCGCAGCTGCGACGGCAGCAGGCGCAGGAATCGGTGCAGCACTGGGTATTGGTGAAGCACTGGCAAAATCTGGCGGTAAAAATGCTGGCGGCGTTAAACTTGATGGTAAACTGGGTACAGTAGCAGGAAAAATTTTTGCTGGCGGACTTGGTGGTGCAATATCGAGTCAGATCGCAGGAGAGCAAGAAGTCCTAGAGGGTGCTGGTGGTATTGCTCTGCAGATAGGTGAAAGAATATCAACTTCCTATCGTGCCAACTGGCAAGCAGACGAACTCGGAACATTGGTTGGTGCTATTGCAGCAGGTAATCAATCATTACTTGGAGCGATGAATCCACTTAATGGCGAAAACATTAAACTTGCAGCAAGAGCAGGAGGACTTCTATCTAAAGCACTTGGCGCAGACTCCCTGGAAAATGTTATTGCTGCTACTTCCAAGACTGTTAAGAACCCATATAAAGAACAATTCTTTAAATCTATGGACAACAGAACTTTTAGTTTTGATTATGTTTTTGCACCAAAAAATCAACAAGAAGCAGAAACAGTATTTGGACGTTCAGGAATTATCAATAAATTTGCATATCATATGCACCCAGAACTATCAAAGAGTGGTTACTTCTTTAATTATCCATCAGAGTTTTCCATTGTTTATTACTTCAATGGAGATGAAAATAAATACGTAAGAAAGATTTCTAGTTGCGTTCTTCAAAGTATGAGCGTTGACTATGGCGCAGAAGGATTTACTACTTTTGCCAATGGTATGCCTTCTTATGCTACGATGCGTTTGAATTTCCTCGAACTGGAACTTCTAACAACGCAAAGAATTTACCAAGGATTCTAAGATGTATTTTAATCAATTTCCACTTTTACAAGGAAAATTCCTTGGCAATTATTCAATTGTAACAGATATCTTTCGAAGAGTTGCTGCTATTTTTGCGACAAAGAATCTGTATAATCTAGAGACAACTGCAATTCAACAAGGAGAAACTCCAGAACTACTGGCATATAAAATTTATGGTAGGGAGGATTATCACTGGATTTTATTGATTGTTAATAACATTGTCGACGTTCGCGAAGAATGGCCAAGAGATGAAAGAGATTTATACAAATATTGTCTTGACAAGTATGGTGAAGAAAATATTTACTCTGCGATCCATCACTACAGAACAACTGATAAAAATCTAGATGCTGGTATTCCTGCAGGATTGATAGTTGACTATGATGAAACAGAGGATTTAAATGGTAACATTGAACCTGTTACTAATTGGGAATATGAATCAGAACTTAATGATGCAAAACGCGAGATTAAATATGTTCCGCCAAAATATTTAAGTAAGTTTATTAATGAGTTTAAGAAATTGATTAGTTGATAGAAAATGGCAGATGAAACACCTGTAAATTCTAATCCAGTTAAGGGTCTGGCAACTCCAGGGGACGTTTCCCTGGAGGTCGTAGAAATACAAAGTGTAAACGGCGATATCCTAGACATCAAGAATTTCGTCAGTGAATTGAATATCTATGAGGATATTTTTTCTAATTCGTTGAATGGGGTTTTGATTGTTGTGGACTCTGCAGATCTTCTTGCAGGTTTGCCATTAGTTGGTGACGAACTCATCAATATTTGGGTAAGAACACCAACATTCGATGAATCATACGGTGAATCTATTAAGAAATCATTTTCAATCTACTCGATTAAAAATAGAACACTAACAAGCGACAGAGAACAGGTATATGCATTATATTTCTGTTCGCTGGAGGGTATGGGAGATAACGTAACACAAGTCAGCAAGAAGTTCGAAGGAACTACTGATGAAATAGCAGATAAAATCTATACTGATTATATCAAACAGCAACGTTGTTATGGGACATTGGAGTCTGAGGATATTACTCCAATGACTATCGCAGATACTCCACATGAATCAAAGACTGCTTTTGTTGCAAATATGTGGTCTCCTTTCCGTTGCTTGAATTATGTTGCAAAAAGATCTATTGGTTCTAAACAAAAATCTCCAAGTTTTCTTTTTTATGAAACAACAAAACAGTTTTACTTTACGTCAATTGACAACCTAATCAAATCGCAGTTAGACGAAAGTATGGTCTTTGCGGAATATATGTATCTACAAAAACCATTTGATGAATCCAGAGAAAATGAAGAGACTGGTTTTTCAGTTCCAAAATCGGACTTGGTTCGTCAATTCAATATTGTTCAAGAGATCAGATTCCCCGAGCAAATCGACTTGTTGAAGAGTCAAGATAATGGTAGGTTTGCAAGCACAACAACAGTTCTAGATCTATCCTTGAAAGAATTTACTAACTGGGCATGGGATTATGGATATTCTTATCCAGATTATGTCCACATGGAAAATTATAAGATCGAGAATGGTACGGCAAAATTTGATGGCGAGCAGAATGACAATATGACATATCCCGCCAATGTCACAAGATCTGCATTGTCCAAGAATTTTTATAGAACAGTGCACCAAAAAGTCCTTTCAGATGATGCTGAATTAATTGAATATGATCCTTCTAAGTTTTTACCTGCCAGACAAAGTATCCTTGAGGATATTTCTGGATTGAGAATGCACATTACTGTTCCTGGTAGAACTGATGCAGAAGTTGGCAAACTGATCAATTTCATGTATCCAAAGGTTGGTGATGGAGCAGATAAAACAGACGAAACTCTATGGGATCCGTTCTTTTCTGGTGTGTGGATGATCACAGCAATTCACCACAAAATTACGCCGATGGCGCACAAGATGATTCTTGAGATTGCTAAAGATTCATTCCATACTGCATTCCAGTCAATTGAACGTGCACCAGATCCTAATATGGCAAAGGATGATCCCGAGAATCCTAATAATCCAGAAAATGATACTGGTTCTTCAAATGCTACACCAACCACAATCGATAAAAATGGTTGGGCAAAACCCATGAGCGGAAAACTGGTTTCAAAATTTGGTATGAGAATGCATCCAATTCAACATAAGATGAAAATGCACAATGGTGTTGATCTTGCTGGTCCAACTGGAACTCCTGTTTATGCTGCAAGAGATGGAAAGGTTGTCTTCGCAGGTTCCGCTGGGGCAGGTGGTAATGTTGTAAAAATACAGCATGATGGTGGATATATGACAGTTTATATGCATTTATCATCGTATTCATGCAAGGTTGGCGACACTGTCAAGGGAGGTCAGTCGATTATGAAGTGTGGTTCTACAGGTGGATCTACTGGGCCGCACTTACACTTTGAGGTGCGATTGAACGGAACTCCGATTGATCCGCAGAAAATATATGGAAACTTTTAATTATGGCAAATAACTTTTTCTCTAACAATGATGCAAACTTTTATTGGTTTTTCGGAGTCGTGGAAGATCGCGATGATCCGCTTCGTTTGGGGAGATTGCGCCTTCGTATCCTAGGATACCACACAGATGATAAAGAACAACTACCAACTGATGATCTTCCATGGGCATTGCCAATTCAACCTGCTATTTCTGCAGGAACTTCTGGTATAGGATGGTCTCCAACAGGACCAGTTGAAGGGACTTGGTGTTGGGGGTTCTTCATTGATGGTGAAGAGGGTCAGTTACCAGCATATGTTGGCACAATTGCTGCTGTTCCTGGATCGGGCGGAGATGGTTCCACTGGAGATGGTTCTGGTAATTCACCAACTGCAGGAGGATCTGGTGGTTCTGGTGGTGGTAAGGTAGATCCTGCTACTCTGGAAGCATTGAAAAATTGTAATTGTAGTGATGCTGCGAAAAGAACTATTGCCTCTGGTAGCAAATCTAATATTCAGGCAATTATTAATGGTGCTGCGGCGCTTGGTTGGACTCAATCTGCTTATCCAAATGCTGTCGCTGCTTTGCTTGCAATCGCAGGTGGAGAGTCTACTTGGAAACCTATTGAAGAAAATTTAAATTACAGCGCAAACGGACTACTGAAAAACTTCAGTCGCGTAAAATCAAAGGGTGATGCATTTGCTCGTCAACTTGCTGGCGCAGGTAAAGTTGCAGTTGGCAATTTCTTATATGGACAAGCAACTCTTGGGAATAAACCATTTGATGGAATCAGCACTGATCCAAATATGGATGGTTGGAAATATCGAGGTAGAGGATTCATTCAGATTACTGGTAAGTCAAACTACTCGATAATTGGAAATAAAATTGGTATAAACTTGACTGCTAATCCTGATCTAATGATTCAGAATGTAGAAACTTGCACAAAGGCGACTATCGCATATTTTACTGTTTGCCGTAAAGTAAGTCTTTCAAGTCTTAAGGGCGATAATGCAATGCCAATATTATTGAAAGCAGTCGGTGGTGTCAAGACTGGTTGGCCGAAGAAGCAAGAAATGTATAAGTGTTTTATGGATAATTTAACTAAAAATGGGAAGTTTATTTGATGCAACAAGATTTGCTCAACCATGATATAACAACATTCATCTCAGGTACTAAACTGGGATTGACACTTCCCGACACAGAAATCAAGAAATTGATGATGGCAGTTGCCACGCACGTATCTGATGGTGATGCTGCCGCTGTTGGTAAGTCTGGTAAAATGGGTGCATATGGATTTAACTTGGAAGCACTACAAGCAGTTGGTGCGGTTGTTCCTGGTGCTGTAGAAAAAACTCTAGAAAATATTAAAAAAAGAGTTGGAAATCCTCTGGATTCTCTGACAAAGAAAACATGGTTACGTAGTTCTGCTGCAGATCCTCTCGGCAAACTTGGTTTATCTGGACTAACTGGTAAAAACCTTGGCAAGAATTTTGCTCTCGATGCATTGAATAAATTTAAAATTGGTGTTCCAACAGGAATCCCACTTTCCGTTGCAAACAATTTAAATTTCGCCGCAATGGCAGATCCAAAAATTTGGGTTGCCAAGGCAGGAAGCGCAGCGGAAATAGCAAACAAAACTATTACTGGTTCTGTTGGAAAAGTCGATTCTTTGCTTTCTAGCACAACAAAACAAATTACATCATCAGTTACTTCAATCACAAATAAAATCAATAATTCTGGTAATCAGGCAACGTCATTGACTGCTTCGATCCAGTCAGTTGATAAGTTGTCAAAGAGCGTACAGTCTTCAATCACATCAACAGTTTCTAGTATTTCATCTGCTCTTTCTTCTGCAAAATTACCTTCTCCTTCTTCAATTGCATTTACAGATGTTGGCAATCAAATTGTTCAAAATGCAACTGCTCTTAATCGAGCAATTGATGTCTCATTTGATGAATTCAGAACAACAGGTACACCAGAAACACTATCTGCCAGCGCGACAAATGTTTGTAGTCTGATCAGCGATTTTAGAGATCAAACAGACGATGCATTAACAAATGTTCTTGGAGAGCAAACATTAAATCTTGGTGGTGGATCTTCAGGGTTTCTTAATGATCCTATTGCACAAAATAATGCTATGTTGTCATTGCTTGACAGAAACTTGAAGTCGTTATTTTCTTCCAAGGTTATTGACTCCGACAGTCCAAAAGAAATTATCACTGGTTTGCTTTCGGTTGCTAATGGTCAAGGTATTGATACTGCAATCAAATTTGCAAGAGGAATGGTAAAGACAAGTTCTGATGGAAAGACTTCATTAGATTTCTTTAACGTTGGCAGTCTTGCATTATCTACGTTGGATGATGGATTGAAATCTACATCTGGGATTGCCACGCCTCCTAAGACTACACCTGCGCAGGTTGCTGCAGCAAAACCAACTATTGCAAACCAACCGACGCACGAGGGGTTGTATAACACAGATCCAAGAATTGGTTTCAAAGACCCAAACAACGTATATCCCAAGAAAGATTATTTGAAAACTGGTGCGGGAGACGTTAATCCATTGGCAGTTGGTGACAATTCAGGCACCAAAACTTTGCCAAAGGAAGAAACCATCCATGGTCAGCATGATGCTGAGAGAACACAATCAAAGACTATTGCTGGTAGAACAGGTGAGACCGTGTCGCAACCTAAATCTGCAGCAGCATCCAAGTATCCACACAATCACACATACCAATCAGAATCTGGGCACACATTGGAGTTTGATGACACTCCACATGCTGAACGTGTTTCGCTGAATCACAGATCTGGAACATTCCAAGAAATGCGACCAGATGGTTCGCAGGTAAACAAAATTGTTGGTGATGGATATACAGTAATTGATCGTAATGGTGTTATTACGATTGAGGGTAAAGCGAATGTCCATGTTGGTGGTAGTTGTAATATCTACGTTGCAAATAATTGTAATCTTACTGTTGGCGGTAATACATCTATTGATACGCATGGTAATGTCGACTGGAGTATCGGTGGTAATTTCAGTCTAGCAGTAAAGGGAACTTTTGCCTCACGTGTCGATGGGGAGTATTCACTTGACGTAACTGGTGACATTAACTCCTCTACTTCAGGTGGGTATAGAATGGGTTCTGCAAACTCAATCGATCTATTGTCTGCTGACGGAATTAAGGTTGATGCTACTGGCAATATTGACATCAAGTCAAGTGCTGCAATTAATGCTGAAGGTTCAGGAAATATCAATCTGAAGGCAGCAAAGGTTATTTCTTCGAAGATAGAAACAGCAGAACTTAATACACCATTGGTAAAAACTTCTACATTGAATGCAGGGACTACTAACCTCAAGGGAACCCACAATCTACCAGACGATACGCAAAATATCAGAGGTACAACATCAGTTAGTGTTACTTCCCCTGCATCAGCAGCAGACGGAACACCTCCTGAAATTACAGTTGTTTCTGATCCTGTTTCTCCAATGACTCCGAGCGAACCTCAATTTGTTGGTGGCGGCGGACCAACTGCTGACGAATTGAAGGGCATGGATTATGATGGTGAGGATGGTATCGAGGACAGAAATAAAGCAGGAATTGAGGACACACCGACACCAGGAGAAGAAGATTCTGCAGATGTAACAAGCAGTAAGGTTCCTGCTGGTGCATGTAATGTAACAAAGAAGGGAACTAAACTTCCTGATATTAATATTTCAAATGGCATCAACTATGGTATGAAGATTTCCGATTACTTTACTCTTAAAGATGTCATGGTTAAGGGTAAACTTAGAGACTACGGTGGATTTAGTAAAGCAGATATGATTGCTAATATGCGTTGCCTTGCGGTAAACTGCCTCGATGTAATCAAGAAGCAATACCCAGATATGTATTTCACATCTGGATTTAGAGATTATATTCCAGAAGGTGGTTCTAAGACATCTCAACACATGCTTGGACAAGCAGTAGATATGAAATTTAGTGGACATTCTAAACCACAATATTTTGAAATCGTTCAATGGATCGCGAAGAATGTTCCATATGATCAACTCCTGTTGGAATATCTTCCATCAGGTGGTCACTGGATACATATCTCGTTCAAATCTTCAGGAAACAGATACGAACACTTTACGATGTATAATCATAAACGTGTTTCTTCGCCTGGAACATTTAAGAAATTCTAACATCTCATATAAATAAGTCTTATGGAAAAAGTCAGAATATACAAAGATCTAGATCTATCTTTTGCGCCACTCCCAGGAACAGGTGACGTGGCAAAGAAGTATGACGTAAATGCTGTGAAGCAGTCTCTTCGTATATTACTAATGACTGCAAATGGAGAAAGACCATTTAATTATAAACTTGGTTCGCCAATATACAAGATGCTGTTTGATCCGATGGATATGATTACAGCAAACATGTTACAGAACCAGATTACTTTATTGATACGTAATTATGAACCAAGATGTAGATTGGAACAGGTGGATGTAAACCCAAATCAGGATCTCAATCAATATGACATTACTATCATTTTCTATGTGGTAGGGTTGCCAGATCCCGTTACTTATTCAACGTTCTTAAAGAGATTGAGATAATGCCTGAACTAAGAGTCACAGAACTGGATTTTGCTGGAATCAAAACCAATCTAAAAGAATTTCTAGCAAGTCAACCTGAATTTTCAGACTACAACTTTGAGGGATCTGCAATGTCAGTTCTTCTCGACGTTCTTGCGTATAACACTCACTATAATGCCACTCTTGCGCATATGCTTGCAAACGAAATGTTTCTTGACAGCGCACTAAAGCGTTCTTCGGTTGTATCTATTGCTAAAACAATGGGGTATGTTCCGAATTCTCAGCACTCTGCGAGAGCAACAATTAATCTGACAATTACTGCTCCAAGTGGATATACTGGTTCGACATTGTTATTGAGTAAAAATACTGTATTTACAGGAACAGGTTTGTCTTCTAGTTTTTCTGGGTCTGGGCAGTATTCATTCTCACCAGACAAAGATTATACCGTTGGCATTGCAAATCAAACAGGTTCAATTAAGACATTTGTTTTTGAGAATATACCTATTATCCAAGGTAATAGAGTAACTAACAGTTTTATCGTAGATACTACTAACTTATCTGGACCATTTGTAATTCCTAATAAGGATGTGGATACTACCACACTAAAAGTAACTGTTCAGAATTCTTCTACAGATCTTACATTGACATCATTCAATTATGCTGGAACCTCTCTGAATATCGATGGATCAAGTAATTCTTTCTGGGTTGAAGAAGGAACTGATGGTCTGTTTAGAATTATTTTTGGTGACAATATTATCGGTAAACAATTAGAGTATGGTAATATTGTAACAGTTGAATATTTTGTTGGTGCTGCAGAATACGGAAACAACATCCGTAATTTCAAGATGATTGGTAATCTCATTAATAATAATGAAACTAAATTGATTGAAGTTGTGAATGTTGCTGGTGGTGGTACTCCAGTAGAAAGTATCGATAGTATCAAATATTATGCACCAAAATTCAATACTACTAGAGATAGAGCGGTAACAGCAGAAGATTATAAATCTCTAATTCAGAGAGATTTTCCAGGAATCAATTCAATCACAGTTTGGGGTGGAGAAGAAAATGATCCTCCAATCTATGGTAAAGTTTTTATCTGTCTAGATCCAGTAGAAAATACAATTATCACTGAAACTGATAAAGATAATATTGCAAGAAGTATTATTGGACCGAAAAGTGTTGTTTCTATCCAACCACAATTTGTGGATCCAGAATACACATATATTGGTATCAATTCTTCTATCAAATATCTAGAAACAAGAACTACACAAACATCATCGCAAGTCGAAGAGTTAGTTCGCCAGACAATCCAAGGTTACTTCTCCACGAATCTTAACAAACTGGCAAAGAATTTTTATTATTCTCAACTCAGTTCTGATATTATGGATTCGCTCGATGCAATTACAACAAATACAATTGATCTTACATTGCACAAAAGATTCACAAATATTATCAGTAGTCAAACAGGTTACAGACTGACGCCAAATTTTGGGCAACAAATTGCACCTGCTAGTTTACATTCAACAAACTTTAAGACATATCTTGATGGACTATATTATGATGTTTATATGGTTGATGTTCCAGATAGTGTTCCTGCAGATCCAACTGGAACAGGAACAATTCACTTAAAGCAGGTTGGAACTGGATCTACAATTTCAACTAACGTGGGAACAATTGATTATAACACAGGTAAGATTGTAATTCCTAACACATATTTCATCGAGTATCTCGGTGGTGCTACATCGTTTAGAATTTATGTCAAACCGCAAAATGTGACTGCAGATATTACTACTAAAATTCTGTCTACCGATGGCGCTATGATGGAAAGTACTACTGGTCCGATAATTCCTACTGTTTCTAGAAATTCTCTGTTAAAACTTGATACCAGCGGTGCGAATGTTGATGCAAATATTCCAGTTGGTCTGACAGTTTCTGCGTATCCACAATAAAAAATGAACACTATCCCATCATACTCAAAGGTTCTTACTGGGTTCACAATTACCAGTCGTGGTGCAGATTATACTGCACCAACCATCACGATCACGGGTGGCGGTGGGCAAAATGCTTCAGTTGAGGCAATAGTAACTGAAGGTAAAATCACAGGGTTTACGATTCTCAATCAGGGAACAGGTTTTACCGAAGTTCCAACTGTCGAGATTGATGATTCGACGGGTTCTGGTGCAGTCGTAGAAGCAATCATTGGTGATATTGACTATAAAAACAAACTTGAGTACCTGATCCAAGAACAATTACCAGAATTTGTTCAGAATGAATATTCTGGTTTTGTCACTTTTCTTGAAGCATATTATCGTTTCCTTGATCAATCAGGGGAAGTAAATAATGTTCTATTGAACGCAAAAGATTTTTCTGATGTTGACAGAACTCTTGACGAATTCGTCGAGCAATTCAGAAGACAATATGCTATCGATATTCCAAGAACAGTTCTGGTAAATCAACGTAGACTCGTAAAATTAATCAGACAATTTTATGATTCCAAGGGTGCAGAAGATTCTATGGAACTTCTGTTCAAGATTTTGTATGACGAGAGTATTGAATTTTTCTACCCTTCTCAGCATATCTTGAAGGCATCTGATGGTGTCTGGATTGAAGATGTTGTTATTAGAATTGTTGGTGGTGATTTAGGAACAAATCCTTTCAAACTGGCAGGAACAATTTGCGATCTTGTTTATTATGAGAATACTGGTACTCAGATTTTCCCTAAAACAATTGAAGCAACTGTCAGTGATGTTAAAAAATTAGCATACACACAACCACCAATCTATGAATTGATTATTTCTTTACCCAAGAACACTCCATTAAAGGTTCCTGGTGCTGGTGCTGTTGCTGAAGCAGAAATAACAGACGGACAAATTACTGCCATCAATATATTTGATGGTGGTTCTGGATACTATGCAGCACCAACCATCACACTTCCAGGCACAGATGGAACTGGTGCTCAGTTTAGGGCAAATCTAGTAAATGGTACTATTGATACTGTCACAGTATTGACTGGCGGATCTGGATATACTGAAGCAAACCAAGTTCTGTTTTCAACAGATTCTATTCGAACAAAAATATATTTACATGGTAACACTTCTATCTATGGTTATGTTATCAGACAACTTTCGACTGTTGATGTTCTTTCTTGTGACGGAGAAGGTGTAGATGGTGATTGTGGATTTAGAGTCGGTCAAATTTATCAAATCGACGAACTCAGCACAGTCGGTCCATATGTAATTGATCCTCCTCTTGCCACACCAACAACAGAAGTAATTGATGCAATTGATGCTAACCCTGCAGATTACGGGACATACGATCCAGCGCAGTTTGACGGGGATCTGTATTATTTCGACCAAGAACAGCAATATACTCTAGTTGGTAGAGATAACAGAGCGTCTGTTCGCGTCACTTCTGTTGACGAAACAGGTTGTGTTGTTGCAGTTGAAATCTTTAATACTGGTTTTGACTTTGAACAAGAATACTTCGAGACAACCATAACATCTCCAACAGGTTGTGTTGCAACTCTTGCTTTCACTACTGGTGCAGTTCTTGTTAAATCGGGAAGATTTAAAGACTCTCGTGGTATGTTGTCTGACAATAGTATTAGACTGCAAGACAACTATTATTATCAGAATTATTCATATGTAATTAGATCTGGCGTTCCTGCTAACTATTGGACAGATATTCTAAAGAGAACTGCACACCCTGCAGGTATGGCAGTATTTGGTGAGTTGATTATTTCCCAGACTATCGGTCTGACAGATTATATTGGTGCTGTAGAGTATGAGCATCTCCACGAAACATTCGTGGATATTGCAGAAACTGGACAACTCGTTGAAGTCCATTTCTTCAAGGTTCTTAGTGATTCTGTAAATACTGGAATATCATATTATGCTGTAGCAGATTATTCTGGAACAGATTATGCTTATGATGATAATGCTGATTTAGTCAAAGTTGATTTCTACAAAGTTCTTTCTGATGCAGTAACGGTATCTGAAGCAACAGACTTCTTGTTTGATGTTGGTATCTATGAACCAGAAGATGATACAACAACCATGTCGGATACATTCTCCAGAGTTGTTTCCTACTTCAGAGATTTCACCGAAACTGCAACGACTTCAGTTGATTCTTTTGTTGATTTTGGTAAGGTTCTATCCGAAGACCCTGTCTGGGTGACTAGAGATTTCTGGGCAGCACCAGATTATAGCGGAACTGAATTTGCTTGGGACCCAGAAGAAACAATAAATGTTGCGTTTGGTAAAGTTCTCACAGACTATAAACATCCAAGCGATCAAATAAATAGTTTTGATATTGGTAAGGTTCTACAGGATTATGCAGATACTGCAGAATCTCTTGGTTTTACAATCAATAAGGTTCTTACTGATTCAGTTTCTGTTGCAGACAATAAGTCTATTTCAATTGGAACACCAAGGCAAGATGCAACTGTTGGAGTCTCGGATGAAATTGCATTGAATTCTGTACTCAATAAGACAGAACTTGCAACAACTTTTGACTACTATAATAAAGTCCTACAACTTTCAAAATCAGAAGATTCTAATGTTTCGGATATTGTTTTTCTTGATGTGCAAGAACCAAAAACAGATCTGGTTGGAATCAATGAAACTTCGAGAATGCTTATAAATAAAGGAATCGGAGATCTACTTGGTATCACTGATTCGGGTATAATCAATACTCAAGATTATGTGAATGGCGATTTTGGTTCGGATTATGTTGGTCAAGCAACGTATTTTTAATCTAGAAGAAGGTAAACAAAAATGAATCTAAAGGATAAACTAACTGGCGCAACTGGTAAGTTGCGTATTCTTGTCCAGGATGCAACAACTGGGGAAGTAAAGCACGACTTTGAAACAACAAACCTTGTTGTTGATACAGGTCTCGACTATATTGCTTCGCGCATGGCAGGAACTTCTGCAACAGTTATGTCGCACATGGCAATCGGTTCTGGTAATACTGCTGCAGCTGCAGGCGATACTGCTCTGGGTTCGCAACTTGGTTCGCGTAAGGCACTAACATCAACAACAGTAACAAGCAATGCTGTTGAATATGTTGCTTCATTCAATGCTGGTGAAGGAACTGGTGCTGTTAAGGAAGCAGGTATCTTTAATGCTTCTACAAGCGGAACAATGCTTTGCCGCACTGTTTTTGACGTTATCAACAAGGGTGCGTCAGACAGCATGACTATCACTTGGACTGTAACTGTATCGTAATATAACATGCCACTTCTTCTAAGATCGCAGGGGCGAACTGAGATAGCAAGAAGCATCTATCGCGATATTTACAGCGAGCATGACTACTACTATTTCTATATCGCCAGAACCCTGAATTGGGTTGATGAGCAGGATCCAGAGCAACCAATTGACTCTGGATCCTACAACAACACTGCGCATAGAAATATGATGTTTGTTAAGCGTATTGCAGCATCAGATGTTTGTTTGATGGCAACTAGACGTAATTGGTCATTGGGTACAGTATATGACCAGTATGACGATTCATATGGTCAAGAAGATGACAATGGCAATTTAATTACTGCATATAGCGGTGTCAGCAATCTTGCTGATGCTGATTTTTTTGTTATTACTGACGAATTTAATGTTTACAAATGTCTTGGAAATAATAACAATTCCCCAAGTGTGGTTAAACCAACTGGAACAGACACAGTTGCATTCGAAACTTCTGATGGGTATGTTTGGAAGTTTCTATTTCGCGTAGAATCCGCAGACCAAAGCAAGTTTTTGACCTCGACGCACATTCCTGTTCGTAAAATGGCAGGACTTGGCGATCCGCAATTTGATGTTAATGGATTTATTGATCGTATTCAAGTTACTTCAGGTGGTTCTGGATATACAGATGCTCCATATGTAATAATCCAAGGCGATGGGCAGACTTGCCCAACAGTTATTATTGACAGCACAACAGGTTCTGGCGCTGAAGCATTTTCTATTTGCCAAACAGATCCTGAAACTGAGCAAGATGTTGTTCATTCTGTTATTGTTACTAATGGCGGTTCTGGTTACAGAGAAGAAAATGCCAAGGCATTCGATGGTTCTTCTTCTTCTGGCGTTTCTTTGACTGCTAATACTATTTTGATTGAATCGCATGGATTTACCAATGGTGATATTGTCGTATACTCGAATGGCGGTGGTTCCACAATTGGTGGACTGACAAATTCTAGACCATATTATCTGGCAGTAATTGACGTAGATACTGTTTCTCTTGCAACAAGTCAAGATAATTTAGAAGCAGAAACATATGTTGACTTGACCTCATATGGTGAAGGTTCCTCGCATAGTCTTACATTCGAAGGAACAAAGGTTTATCTTTCTGGCGGCGGTGGAACTGGTGCTACTGCATCTGCAGTCATTTCTGGTGGAACTATCTCAGAAATTAACGTCACAAACGGAGGAACTGGATATTCTGGTGCAAGAGCGACAGCATCCTTGACTGGAGATAGCGTCAGTTCTATTACAGTAGATGCTCCAGGTTCTGCGTTTACTTTTGCAAATGTTAGATTCGTTCCTGTAAATGGAAACAATCCGTCAGCAGAAGCAACTGCTACTGCCATTCTTGGGAGCGTCGAGGGTGGTATTCCACAAGAAAAGGTAGAAGCTGCTGCAATCCCAGGAACAATCGACAGAATAGAAATTCTTGACGGCGGACTCGATTATATCGAGGGCGATGCATATCTTGTTATTGAGGGTGACGGACAGGACGCCGAAGCAGTTATTACTCTTACTGATGGTGTTGTCACAGGCGTGACTATTACTAATCCTGGGTCGGAATATTCGTTCGCAGAAATATCTGTTGTGAATAGTAATCCATTTTCTCCTGGAACTGGTGCCAAGTTTAGAGCAATATTGTCACCGTTCGGTGGGCATGGATCAAATCCACAGAAAGAATTATTTGCTACAACTCTATCGTTGACGGTTCCTCTGACAAACGAAACCTCCGATAGTTTCTTGAATAATGATTTTAGACAACTTGGTATTGTAATTAATCCAAGACAATTTAATTCTACAAATCTTGTTACTACTGATACTGCTAATTGCTGTTACGTTGTCGGTATAAATAATCCTGACTTATTTGATTATGATGATATTATTGAAACTGATGATGGCGGAAGATTTATTGTCGTTCAGAAAGAAGACGCTGATTTAAATGGAACTGTAGATTATATTCACTTGCTACCAATTATTCCTCGTATTAGTGTTGGCAATGGTATGACTAATGTGACGCAAGGCATCTCTTCTGGGCAAGTATTAAATGTTACACCTCCAGAAATTGATAATAGATCGGGAGAAATCCTGTATATTGACAATAGAGTTAAGATTATTAGAACTGCTGATCAGGTTGAAAAGATTAGAGCACAAATTAATTTCTAAAGAAGTAGGAAGATATGGCACTCAATTTAAATGCTGCTCCGTATTGGGATGATTATACCGATACTAAAAAATATCATAAGATTTTATTTAAACCTGGATATGCGGTTCAGGCAAGAGAACTCACGCAACTGCAGACAGCGCTCCAGGATCAAATTGGTAAGTTCGGTAATCACGTATTTAAAAACGGTGCAGTAGTTAGTGGTTGTGATACAAAAATCGACAACAAACTTTCATTTGTTACAATTGATGCACCAGAAACAACAGTTACATCATACATTGGTGCAACGGTAACAGGATCTGGTGGACTTACTGCTGTAATTATTGATGCAATTGCTGCTACTGGATCTGATCGCGATACTTTGTATCTGCGTTATACAGGTGGCGATGGCGAAACTTCAACAAACCACTTTATTGCTGCGGAAACTCTTACAGTTTCTTCCGACAATATTGCACTGAATGGCGATACCTTTACGGTTTCTGATCTTGCAGTCGATTCAACCGACGCAACAAACAATTATTTTGGTTATGGTACTAGATTCACTCTCGAAGATGGTGTGATCTATCTAAATGGAAATTTTGTAAAGCACACAGCACAAACAATTATTCTTTCTAAATATACCTTCTTCCCATCAGGTAAAGTTTGCGTTGGTCTTCTTGAGCAAATCGTGGACGCAGCAGACGATGATACGCTGACTGATCCAGCAAAGGGTTCATATAACTATGCTGCTCCTGGCGCTGATCGATACAAGTTAGACACAGAACTAATTTTTGTTCTTTCTGGTGATCCTATTCCGGAAGGTTATTATCAAGTTGCTGACATTGTTGGTGGCGAAGTTTCCCGCATTCACACAAGTGACATCTATTCTGTTCTCGGCGATAATATGGCACGCAGAACATATGACGAGTCAGGCAACTATACAGTAAGACCATTCCCTGTTCTGGTTAAAGAACATCTGGACACTGGGTCGAATAACGGTCTGCTTGTTTCAGATTATGGCGGGAATTCTAACTTGCTCGCGATTGGTCTGGAAGCAGGTAAGGCATATGTTCGTGGTTACGAATACGAGACACGTCAAACTGAATATGTTATTACCGAAAAGGGTATCGATACTGTAACAAAGGAAAGTGTTCCTCTAAGCACTGCGTACGGTAATTACATCCAAGTTAATGATATGCTTGGTTTCTTCCCAATCGATGGTTCTGAAATCGATCTTTACAATGCAGAACAGAATGGTGTTTCTGGTGGTCTTGGAACAAGTACGGTTCATATTGGAACCAAGATCGGAACTGCAAGAGTTCGTCATATTGAATATGTTGGTCCAGATGCTCCAGGAACTGCTACTGCGGTATACAATATCTACGTCTATGATGTTAGAATGACATCTGGTGACTTCACAGATGTTGCTGGTATATACTATAATGGAACAGTTGATGGATTTGCTAATGTCATAACACCAGCAATTCAAGAAGGTCAATATAACAAACTTCTTTATAGAATGCCATCCAAGGCAACTAAAACAACAAAACCAACTGGAACTTATAATACTTCTTTCTATTATACCAAGAAGTTTTCTCGTTCTGTTTCATCTGGCAACATGTCAATTGCTCTTACTGGTGATGAATATTTCATCGATGGCGGTAACGTTGCTTCTTCAGCATACAAGAAAGAAAATCTTCTTGTCGTAAAGGATTCAACATGGCAAGTATTAGATCTTTCTGGTGTCACAGTTGACGCGAGTGATCCAACTGGTCAGTTAATTACCTTTACTGGACTTGGATATACTGGAACAGCAACTGTTTACGCAACAGTTGAAATTAATCTTGCAGCACCAATGTCCAAGGTTCTAACACGCGATCGTTATGTCGGATTTAGTGCTCCAAGCGAAACTGCTGGATCTGTATTAAACCTCGGTGTTTCCGATGTTTGGAAAATCAATGGCGTATATGTTGGCGATAACACTCTGACATATGCGCAAATTGTTGATCTTGGTGTTGATATTTCTTCTGACTATATTTTTGATAATGGTCAAAGGGATTCGTTCTATGGGCATGCATCTCTAACAAGAACTGCAGCGGCAATAACAGATCTTACTGGTAAGAAAATTGCAGTTTCGTTTGACTATTTTGCGCACTCAACATCATCGGGTGGTACTGGTCTCGCAACTGCATCATACTTTACTGTCGACTCATATCCAGTAAACGATAGTGTGGTTTCCAGCGCATATATTCGCACCGAAGAAATTCCTGTTTACTACTCTCCAGTTCTTGGCGAGTCATATGACTTGCGCGATACTATTGATTTTAGACCAAGAGTAACAGACACAGCAACACCAGTTACTTATGCCAACTTGGCATCTATTAGTGCTGATCCATCAGACAGTATTGCAATTCAAATTCCTTCTGTTGGTCTGACAATTCCTGTTCCAAGTCAAGAACTTCAGATTGATTATGAATATTATCTTGGTAGAATTGACAGAATTATCATTGACGATCATGGTGTATTCAGTGCTGTTCATGGAACACCATCGCTGACTCCTCTGCCACCACAAGAACCAGAGAATGCTATGTCGCTGGCAATCGTAACGATTCCGCCATATCCTTCGCTGTCACCATATGTTGCAAAATCTTCTTCTCGCCCTGAATTCGGTGTCACGTTCAAGACAATGGATAATCGTCGCTACACAATGCGCGATATCGGTAACATTGAACAACGTGTTGCCAGAATTGAATACTATACTTCTCTATCGCTTCTTGAGAAGTCGACGGAATCGCTATTCATCAAGAGTGCTGCAGATCCAACTCTGAATCGTTTCAAGAACGGTATCATGGTTGATGCCTTTACAGGGCATAATGTTGGTAATCCAAGAGACGCTGCGTATAGTTGCTCAATCGATCCATATAAGCAAGAACTACGTCCGTTCTTCAATATTGAGAACGTCGATTTAATCTATGATTCTGCAAATTCTCCTGGAATTAAAAAGACAGGCGATCTTCTGACTCTGCCATATAACTATACATCTCTTTCTTCAAATCTTTTTGCTTCGAAGACTAGAAACTGTGTTGGCGAACTGCTGTTCAGTTATATTGGTGACATGCAACTTGATCCACCAGTCGATAACTGGACTGATACTACTGTCCAACCAGATGTTGCTGCAAACTTTGACGGGAACTACGACAACTGGCAGACTCTAGCAAATGCATGGGGAACTCAGTGGGGCGATTGGCAGGATCTCGTAACAGGTAGAACAGTGTCGACTGATACTACTGTTACTGGTGGTCAGACTCGTGTCTCTGGCGATACACTGTTCCAAGAACAGATTCAAATTTCTACCACAACAACCCAGCAGAGACAAACAAGACAAGGTATTCAGTTGAGTGCAACTCCTGAAACTGTGACACAGCGTCTTGGTGCTAAGGTAACAAATACTTCTCTGATTCCATTTATGAGAAGTGTTCCAATCACTGTTAAGTGTCAGCGTCTGAAACCAAATACAAGAATTTATCCATTCTTTGATGGTGTTAATGTTTCAGCGCATTGCCGCAAATTAAATTCAACTGCTCTAACAGTAACACCAACAGACCCAGCACAGTACTCGCAGTATGCTGTAACTGATTATGGTGATGCAATCGTAACAGATTCGAACGGTGTTGCAGTAATTCAATTTAGAATTCCTGCTAATACATTCCGTGTTGGTGCCAAGAATTTCAGAGTTTGCGATGATCAATTTAATCGCGGAGCATTTACTACTACCTCTGCAACGCAGACATTCTCTGCGAATGGTTTGTCACAAACAGTACAAGATACGGTTGTGTCGACAAGAGAAGCAAATCTGGCAACAAGATCCCTGAGCGATTCAAGATCTATTTCAGAATCTTCAACATCAGTTAATCGTCTTGGTGATCGTGTTGTTGGAACTGTTCAAAACACAACAGTAAACAATAACTTCACTACAATTAACAACACAACTAACGTTACAAACGTTTCAAACAACACTACTGTTGTCAACAATACAAACGTGGTAAATACAACGGTAAATAATATTACCGAAATTACCAATATTATTGAACCAACACCAGTACCAACTATCATTGCTGAACCAGAAACTCCAGTTCCAGTGGTACTACCTCCTGTTGTTGAACCTCCAGCGCCACCTCCTGTTGTTCTTCCTCCGGAACCAGTTTTTGTCGCACCAGTTGTGAATCCTGTTGAACCTGTTGTTGAAGTCGTCTTCACAGATCCTCCAGTTCTTCCTCCTGAGATTGAACCACCAGTCCCAGTTGACCCACCAGCACCAGTTATTGACTGGGGATTCCTGAATAACTGGTTGTGGGAATGGAATTTCATGCCAATCCGATTGGATCCTCTCGCACAGAGTTTCTTCGTTTCAGGCATGCCATTCGGAACATTCAGCACTGGTATTGATGTGTTCTTCCGCACCAAGTCAACAACCGCACCGATCACTCTTCAATTACGCGAGATGATAAACGGTGTTCCTGGTGAAAGGGTTCTTCCTTTTGGTGAAGTCACACTTCTTCCAGATCAAGTTACCACATCAACCGAAGACGGTTCCGGAAATGTGACATTCCAGGCAACAAGATTTACCTTCCCATCACCTGTGTATCTACAGAACAACACAGAATACTGCTTTGTTCTTCTACCAGCAGGTAATAACCCAGATTATAATGTTTGGGTTTCGGAACTTGGTGAAAATCAGGTTGGTACGAATGTTCGTATTTCTGAACAACCAAACGTTGGTATGCTGTTCACATCAGCAAACAACAGAACTTGGTCTGAGAAGCAATCAGAAGATATGAAGTTTACTGTTTACAGAGCAGTATTCGACACAACTAAGATTGCAACTGCACAGTTCCAGAACTCCAATTATGATTATATTGTTCTTGACGGAACAACATACTACACCGATAACACATTGACAACTATTGTCACAGAAGAAGATACAATTAAATCTATCTCTGCTGGTGATAAGGTTTACGTTGATGGATTCGAATCCACGAAGTATGGTTACGTAAAGCAGTTCGATCCTCTCCACAATGTTCTGAAGGTTGTTGTCGAGGCAGGAACATTCGCCGCTGGTGATGTTATTACCAATGGTTCAGTATATATCGAAGTGTCCAGCATCGAAGATAAGTTGATTAATTCGATTCAGTCCAATATTGGATTTATGGAATTTACTCCAACTACAGCAATTTGGTCATACGCAAAAACTGATACAGGTGCTGCTGCAGCAGGATCTTCATATGAAAGAATGACATTTGGTGATACGAATGATCTTCTGACTGAAGGGACAATCTATTCTTACTCCAATGAGCAGAATGATTATGGTGGAGATAAAACTCTAGGACTTCGCGTCGGCATGACTACTTCAACTGACAGTGTTTCACCAGTAATCGATCTTAGAAAGTGTTCGTTGATCTGCGTTTCGAATCATGTAAACAATGACTCAACAGATGAAACAACTAACGAGGGTGATGCATTTTCCAAGTATATTTCTCGTCGAGTTGTTCTAGAAGAACAAGCAGAGGATCTTAGAGTATATCTAAGCAACTATATTCCATCAGGAACTAATATTAAGGTCTATGGTAAATTCTTAAACGAGTCAGATTACTATACCTTTGACGATCTTGACTGGATTGAATTGTCTACAGACGTTGCTCCACTGAGTGCAACTGCTGCATCTGGATTCGTTGAATATGAATATACTATTCCTGCTGCTAACAGAGCAGGTAGTGTTGCTACTGCAGAATTTGAATATTCGCGTGATGGTGTTACCTATACTGGGTTCAAAGCATTCGCAGTAAAGATTGTAATGCTGTCCAACAACAGTTCTGTTGTTCCTAAGTGTAAGGAACTCAGAGCAATTGCTTTGATGGTTTAATATGGAAAAATTACAACTTCAAGACACCAATAAATATGTAAGAGATAAAGACTCTAAAGCGATTATCTCTAGTGACCGCAATTCGTTATCAGCATATAAAGCGCAAAGAGAAAGAGCAAAACACATACAATCTTCTCTCGATGATATAAATATGTTGAAGAGCGAAATGATTGAGATAAAGACTTTATTGACGAAAATTCTTAACAACCAAGGTAGGGAAGCATGAGCACATTAACACTGAGGTCTGCGAAAGGCACACCTCTTACCAATAATGAGGTTGATCAAAACTTTATCAATCTCAACACAGACAAATACGAATCGGGCGACAGTCCGACCTTCGAAAATATTACGCTAACAGGTTCGATGGTTCCATCGGTTGACCCAACAGTTTCTGCTGCTGGTACCGATCAGTCAGGTGCTACTGCCCTGACAAAAACTATCAGCATTGTTACCACAGCAACAACAAATCAGGGCGTAAAACTTCCTGCTGCTGATGCTGGTCTTAGCGTAACAGTTATCAATACCACAAGCAATACAATTAAAATCTATCCGTCGACTGGCGATGTTATCGACGGCGGAACTGTTAATGCTGCAGTAAATCTTGCACCATACAGTTCTGTTCAGTTGGTTTCGCAAGATACCCAAGACTGGTATCGTGTGACAAACCTAATTGTATACGACACAAGTGGTAACAGGTTGAACTAAAAATGAATCCTCTAAAGGTCAAAGCATCGACAACTCCTATTACGTCCGCCGTATTTAGCGGACTTCAACCTTTGACCGATGGCGAGGTGCAGAACTATATTGCAAACGTAATTACCACAAAATTTGCTACTGATACTACTGGTTCTGGAACTGCTGAATTAAATATCACAACAGACAATTCTGGTTCGGGTACATCGATCGGCACATTTGCTGACACCGACAGAACTGAAGCGACTGGGACGCACCCTGCAACTGGGTCCGTAACTACCACTACCTATTACGCGAAACAAGTAACTGCTGCTGCTTCCGAAAGCGTTACTAATCGTCCTATCGCTTGGTCCGACGGTATCATCGAAATGTCAGATGGGCAACTCGATGCTGTCATGGACAAAGTTATTTCAGCAATGGTGTCGGAATCCTCATACACTGCTGGGCAATACAAGTTACAAGCATCTGCGCCTTCTGGTGGTACTTGGGTTTCAAGATACACAATAACAGACGTAGCGAATGGTGGGAACACAACCACATATTTGTGGCAGAAAACTGCCGCAAGTTCTTCTGCTGACAGTTCTCTTGCGCCTCTGAAGAAGTACGATAACAATTCTGTTAAGATTATGTCTTCCACCGAAATTGAGCAGTTGGTTGCTAATTTCCGCAACAGAATTATTGATACTGGTGTTGGCACATATAAATTGCAAGACAGTGCTCCTGGATCTGGTACATGGGTTCAGATGGGCAATGCTACCACTGATACACGCGAGCAAGTAACACCGCAAAACTATGCTGGATCTTATTCTGGCAACTTTACTGGTAATTTCAGTGGAACATACGGTGGTCCACCTTATACTGCATACTACACAAGTCCTGCATATTCAAGAGCATTTACTGGTAACTATGGTGGTACAGGAAATTACACTGGAAACTACTCTGGACCAGGACCAACATACTCCCAAGCATTCAGCGGTAACTATGGTGGCATAGTTTATAGTCCTACAAACTATACTGGTACGTATTCGCAAGCATTTACTGGTAACTATGCTTCTGGTGGGTCTGGTGGCGGTGGTCCATATACAGGAACACCATACTCATCGCCTACTGGACCATATTCGGGCGTATCATATTCTGGTGCTTACTCTAGAACATATACTGCTCCACTTGGTCCTTTGGTTGGATATACTGGTTTCTATACTGGAAGTCCATGGTATTCTGCATTCTATAGTGCATCTTCATATACTGGTTTTTATTCTGGTTCTAGAACATATTCTTCTCCTACAACCTATACTGGATATTTTACAGGGTATTATTCTAGTCCCTTAGCATACACAGGATATTACTCTGGACCTGCAACCCAAAGACCATATCCAACTGGACCGTTTGCTGGTCCAACATATGCT